TTTGCAGCTGATCAACGTTTATCTCCTACAGAAGTTAATAAAGTATTAGATGATATAAATGATAATATTGAAGTAACCTTTGTAAAAGGTGAATTAGATATAGATGAGCCAAAACGTAAATATATTGATAAACGTAGTCAGCAAATATTTAAATCTGTGCATGAAGCTATTATAGATGTCTTTTATAAACAAACTTTTAAAAAAACATTTTCTCCAACAGAAAAAAGTGAATATTTAAAGAATGTAGGAACTGTTTTTCATAATTATATAGAACAATTATTATCTGATAAATTTACTATTGTAGATAAAGATGGTTATTTGAATGAAAATTTAAAGAAATTAAGTTCAGAAGAAAGAAGTGAAGCAATTCAAGACATGTTAATGAGTTTAGTAAATGATTTTGCTATTACTTCTCCAGAAGATGAAAATAAAATATTATTAGATTCTGATGCAGCTAATATATTAAAAACAGTTGTTGCTGAGTTTTTACCAGGAATGATTGAATTTTACATTCAAAGACATGGAATAGATGTTCAATTTAGAACTGAACAAAAAGTAATTAATCCTGAAACAGGAATAGCTGGTACTATAGATTTATTAGTTTTAGGTAATGGAAGTTTTTCTATTGTAGATTGGAAGACTTTATCTGCTAGTAGATATGATAAGTATAATACTACCTTTAGAGAAATTGAAATATTATCAGATAAAAAAGAAACAGCTTATGCTTTACAGTTATCAGAGTATGCTAAAATGGTTAAACGATTAACTGGATTAGAATTTATTGATGGTAGAGCTATACCTGTAGGTCTTTTTGTAGGTAAAAAGAGTGAATTCAACATATTTACAGGAGAATATGATAAATCTGATGATTATACATTAAATTCTTTTAATCCTGATAGAGATCCTATTACAATTCAACCTTTTGGATCCACTGAAATTAAACAAGAAGGGGAAGTTCCTCAACGTTACTTACTACCAATTATTGTATCTGATGAGAATGAAGATCATATTAATACATTAATTAATAAGCTTGAATCATTATTACAGAACTATATTAAACAACAAGAAGAATCTAGAGAAGATAGAGAATTCTTAAAATCTTTAAGATTTAGAGAAATTAGAAAGATTATTCAGGATTTAAAAGTCAGAAAAAGTGCTGATGCTGCTAAAAGACGTATTAACATGTTAATATCGGAAGCAGAAAAAGAGTTAACTAAAAAAACTGAAGACATTAATCTAAAGAAAATACAAGATTTAATTTATGAATTAAATGTATATAGTAACTTATCTACTTATTTTCCTTTAGAAGATCAAGATAACACAGAAGATAAAAATGCTTTAGCTTTATTAGAAAGAAAGATATTTTTAAGTGTAAAAAGTTTAAAAAATCTTAGAAATCAGATATTATCTGAACAAGCTCAAGGTTTTGGTATATATAATTTAACAAGTAATGAAAAAGCATATACAGGTGCTAAAAGGCATTTTAGAGAGTTTTCTGCTATATCAGATGTAAAAACAATAGCTTTTTTAAATGCAAAACAAACATTATTATTTAATAAAGCTAATATTGAGAAATTAAAACATTTTAAGAATCTTAATGAGTTTTCTAAATTATCCCAATCAGATTTTAATTATTTCTTTCAAAAGAACAGACAAGGAAAAAGAATTCCAAAGTTAATAGCTAAAATTGATAAAGGTAAAATATTAGCTGAAGCTAATGGATTTGAAACTTTAGATGAGTTATATGCTTTTGAAGATGATAATTTTATTAGAAATGATGAAGCTTATCAAAAAGCTAAAAACGCATATCGAGATTTTTTAATGTCTACATTAGATTTTATAGATGTAGAATTAGAAGAAGAAACCGAGGAGGAATATTATCATAATCAAGCATTACGAGATAAATTAAATCAATTGCTAGATGTTTGGGAGCTTGAAAATAACAAAGCTTTTATTGAAAGAGAAGGTGTAATAACAAATATTAATTGGAGATTTTTTAATTTAACTGAAGAAGCCGAAAGTAAGTTTCATACTAAAGATTATATTAAATTAAAAGAATCTGAAGACAGAGTCAATTTATATAATACTCTTATAGATATAAATACTAAAGCATTTGAAGAAGGTTTAATCCCTAATAAATTTACTTTCTATCCATCAGCTTATGCTACAATAACTGAAAAAGTACAGGATAAGAACTTTTCAGATATATCTCTTCAGAATTATTATAGAAAACTAAAAGAGAATATTAATGATGAAGATAGTTTGGCTGAGACTATTATAAATCCTATTACAGGTGAAGAAGAGTTAGTTATTCCTAAATTATTCCAACAAGATATATCTAATATTAAAGAAAAAGATTTATTTTCTAAAATAATTAGCTTAGATGATGAAGATTTTGCAGTTAGACTGGAAGAATATGGATTAAGAAAAACGTTAGAAACTTTTGATTTTACTATTGATGAGATAAATAAAGTTTTAAATTTAGGATTTGATCCAAAATCAAAAGTCATTGGTAAATATGATATTATTAATGAATTAAAAGATTATAGCAATCAATCATTTAATTTATTAAAAGTATATTCATTATTTTCTTCTCATTTAGAAGAATTTAAAGCCAAACAATCCTTAGAAGAATTATCTAGAATTTTAATTGAAATTGAAAAAGATAAAGAAAATCTTCAAGTTAATAAAGATGGAAATATAGTATATAGTACAAATATTTCTGGTGAAAAGATTCCTCAAGTTATTAAAGGACATAATGAAAATACTGAATTATTAAGACGTTTTATTAATTATTCAGTATATGGTAAATCAGGATTTTCAGAATTAGCAAAGTTTGCAGGTAACACTATCTTAAATACTAATATCTCTACAGTTAAAACTGTTAAAAAGTTAATGGCTTGGAGAAGTATGACTACATTAGGTTTTAATATTTTGTCAGCTAGTTCAGCTTTATTTGGAGGTATGTCCAATCTTTTATTAGAAGCCAATAGAAATGGATATTTTACAAAGTCAGATATAGCTTCTTCCAAAGTAAGTTTAGCAAACTCACTATTAAACGATACAGCAAAGGAAAGAATGAGATTATTAGATTCAATTGACTCTTTTATTGAAGATTCAGATAGAATTAGAGGTAATAAACTTTCAAAAGTAACGTTTGAGAAACATTTTACTCAGGAAAAGTTATATTTCATGTTAAGAAATGTAGATAAATACATTCAAAATGTAATAGGTTTATCTACTTTGAATAATTTTATTCTTAGAAATAATGAATTATATAATATTAGAGATTTAGCTAAAGAAGAATTAAATTATGAGGCTCAGTTTAATAATATGATGAGTCTTAAAGAATTTGAAAATGTTAGTAAATTAGATATAGAACTAGAAAATAAAATAAAAGAATTACAAAAAGAATCCTTATTTAACAATCCTTCTGTTGAATTATCAGAAGATCATATTATTAAATTAAGACCTTTGATTCAAAAATTAACTACAAAAGTCATAGGTAATGCTTCACATGAGGATAAAAATGCGTTTGGATTAAGTGCATTAGGTGTAATATCTATGCAATTTAAAAATTGGATGCCTAGATTAGTTACAGAAAGATTTGGTGATCCTGAAATAGATAATGTAACTAAACGATTAAATTGGGGAAAATATATGACGTTTAAAGATTTAATAGGAAAGGATTTTTTACAATTAACAAAAGCAGCATTTTCTCAAATGAATGAAGTTTCTTATGAAAAAATCCTAACAAAATATAATAACTTAAAAGAACAACATTTATTAAATGGAGGATCAGAAAATAACTTTATTTCTTTTTCAGATTTTACTCATGTATATATAAATAATATTAGATCTACTTTTAAAGAATTATTAATTATAACTAGTTTACTGATAGCTATGTTATCCATAGGAATGGCCTGGGATGATGATGAACCTAAGTCTGGTTATCAAAGATTAGTATTAAATATGTTAGGTAAATTTAAAAATGAGTTAACCTTCTATATAAATCCTGTTTCTTTTACAGATTTAGTAAATAAACCTTTCCCAGTAGTTCAGACATTAGTAGATGGAATGAGATTTGGAGAACATATGACTCGATATAGCTTTAATCAAGTTCAAAATATTTTCACGAATGATGAACAAGAAGATTTAGAAAAAACCCACCCTTTTAAATATTTTAGTAAATTATTTCCAATTTCTAAAGAAATGATGAATTGGATGGCTATTATAGATGAAGATTTTAGAAAAAAACATAATATAACTTTAAGATATAATTAATATGTTAATAAATGTAGAACTCCCTAATGGAATGACTGTTAAAGTAGAATCCGATTGGTTTTATTTATTATCAGATAATGAATTAGAAAAATTTTATGATAATCAAACAGTAAATTTTGAATATCATCAAATAATTAAAAACCCATTTGATAACTCAGCTTTAGAAGTTTTTAAACAAGATGCTGAAGATGAATTTGAAGATTTAGATATCTCTATAGATTATATAGAAGAAGATTAATTTTTAAAATTAATATACTTTATAGATTAAAAATCAGTAACTTATATTATAGTTAGTGTCATATACACTAAGGAATTATTATTCCTAAGATTTACTCTTATTTTAAAATAAATACTATGCAAAGTTCATTACATACAGCTACAGCTCAGAAATTACTTTCTGATATACGAGGTATATTAGGTCAAGGATTTAAACAATTATGTTGTAAATTAGAACCAACTCCAGATGGGGTTAGTTTAGCCCATTTTGATTCTTTTTTAGGAAATAGTGCTATTATGAGTGGTATAATTGGGAATACTTTTTCTATTTTTAAATTAACTAATCAAGTTGTACAGTTAAATACAAGTATAGGAACTGTTATTCTTCCTGCTGGTCCTACTTTCTATCAAACTCCTGTTTATACAAATCCATTTTATATTGGTTCAGTAACTATATTATCAGGAGGAGGTACTTTAACAGATATTACTATTGTTTCTAGTTTATTACATTAATTTTATTTATGTTTCAAGGTTTAATAAATATATGGAAATACTTTATAAAACTGAAAGCTGAAAAACAAATAATAGGCGTAATTGGAGGAGCTTTATTATTTATTGGTTTCTTGTTTTTTAAAGAAAGAAGTTCTAATTTAAATAGTTCTAATGAATATAAAAAACATATTCAAAAAATGAACGATACTTGTCAATTAGAAAAGAAAGAGCTTCAAAGACAGGTTGCTTATTGGAAAGATTCATTAGCTTCTGAGAAGTTATTTAATGCTATTAATGAAATAAATGAAATGAAAAAAATAGCTAATGACGTTAAAGTTATTGAAAATAGAGTTTCTAAAAAGACTCAAGAAATAAAACAAAAACAATCTAATTTATTAAAAAAAATAAATAAATAAATGAAAAATTTATTAGTTTCTGTGTCTAGTTCTTTATTGGCTTTTATTGCTTTAGGTTTATTATCAAATAAACAACCTACTATTAATCAAGTTGATATACAACCCATTTATGGACCTCAATTAAAAATAAGTTCTAATAAACTTCTTGATTCAATAGAAAATTTTAAAATATCAAAACATAATCAATATGAATCTCAGATTAAAAAGTCATTTGAGAATGTTAAAAATCAAGAAAAGAAACAAGAAGAACTTAATATGTCAATTGATTCGATATCTTGCATGGTTGATACTAGTAGTTCTATAAATAAGTAAAAATGACATCAATATTAAATCATTTAAAACAAATACTACCTCCTAAAATTGTTAGAGAAGCGTTAGCTTTATATGGTATTATAGAAACGCCAGGATCTAAATCAAATCCAGTTATTGTAAATTGGGCTAAAGAAACTAAAAATAAAGCTGATGATTGGTATAATGCAGATTCTATTCCGTGGTGTTCTTTATTTATGATCGTTATAGCACAACGAGCTGATAAAGATAGTTCTATGGTAGATTTATCTGCTTTATCTTGGAGGAAGTTTGGTGGAGAAATTGCTATTAAAGATGCTGCTTTAGGAGATGTTTTAATCTTTACAAGAAAAGGTGGAGGTCATGTAGGAATATATGTAGGAGAAGATAAAAACTTTTTTTATGTATTAGGTGGTAATCAATCTGATCGAGTTAATATAGCTAAAATATCTAAGTCTAGATGTACTGCTGTAAGAAGACCAATATATAATATTCAACCTGAATCTGTTAAAAAAATAATTGTAACAGACGGTAAAACAATAAAAGAATCTACAAACGAACAATAACCTTCTCTATTTTGGTTAAATAGATATTATTACTATGAGATTAACATTAAAAGTAGGATCATATTATAAAGAAAGATATGACCATAAGAGTAATTTTAATTTATTTAATTTTGTTTTAAAAGAATTAAATAAATATAATATAACATATACTCCTATAAATCCAAGTTTATTATGTTGTACACAATCTTTATTTATTTTTAACGGTTATGTAAAAAAATCCACAAAAAAATTAAGTGGATATATTAACTTAACTAAATGGTTAGCCAAAGAACTTATTTCAAACGGTATTATGGTAGCAGAGACCTATCAAGTAACTTGTTGTCCAGAAAAACCTGATGTATATGTACATTCAGATATTTTTCATTTTAAAAAAGTAGGAAAATTAAATAAATGGCTTTATACAAAATTAAATCAGTTAGATATAGATGTTTCTGATGCATGTTGTGTACCTAATCCTTAATAATGAATATTGAAATTTTAAATAAACAAATGATTGTTAATAAACTATCAGCTGTCTTGGGTATTACAAAACAAGATGCTGATTTTTTATATAGGCTTCTACCTTCCAGTTGTTGTCCTAAAGATTTTGTATTTAATATGTTTCGAGATGAGTTTATTAATCCTTTAACAGGTACAACTGATTTTACTTTAACTTATACTCCTACAACAGGTTATCCTGAAGTAGTAACAAGAGGAGGTAAACAATTACTGTCATCTGAATATACTATAGCTGCTAATATTTTAACTTTAATTAATCCTATTTCTGTAACACCTGGAGGAGCAGGTGGAGAAGACATTGCAATAACTTATTCATATTAACATGAGCAATAATAGTATTATAATTTCAACTCAATTAGAGAAATCTGCTAATCCAGGGTCTATTATTGTTACAGATAGTAATAATAAACAAAAATATATAGGTCCAGGTTCAAATGGATATATTTTAACATCTAATGGACCTGGAAATGAACCATCTTGGCAAGCTTCTACATTAAATAGTAGTTTTACCATAACTGATGGTACTACAAGTCAAGTAGTAAATTCAGGAGATACATTAACAATTACTAGTGGAAACGGTATTACTGCTACTGTAAGTGCTACAGATTTATTAACTATTTTAGTTAAAATATCTACTGATGCTAATAATGATATTACAATAGGAACAGATGGTGGTATTTATTTATCTAAGAATAATTTATTAACAAATGTTACTTGGAATGATGCTACTAATAATTTAGTATTAACATTTGATTCAGGAGCTACTGTTAATGTCCCTATAGTAGATAATATTGCTAACTTTCTTTTTGATTTTACAATTTCTGATGGGGTTAATACAGATCTATTAAATAATCATGAAACTTTATTATTTCATGGTACAAATGGAATAATACCTACAGTATCTTCTAATCGAATATCTTATGGTCTTAGAATTCAAAGAGATAGTTTTTTAGGTTTAACTTCTGGATCGACTGTAACATTAACTCAAACTCCTTTAGAAATATTATTTGTTTCGAGAAACGGTCAAATTAAATTACCAGGTGTAGGTAATGATTATACTATATCTGGAACAACTGTAACTTTTTCTACTTCTTTTGGTCCTTCTGTTGGAGGAGCAGGAAGTGAAAATATTCAAATAAATTATACATACTAATGGCAAACAATAGACTTATATTAAAAAACGATCTTGAAAAGTCATCTGTTGCTCAATCATTATTAAGTACAAATGTAAGTAATGAATGTCAATTTTTAGCTCCTGGGTCTAATGGTACATTTCTTGGAATATCTGGTGGAAATTTAAGTTATTTATCATTAACTGCAAATAATGGATTAAATAAGTCCACAGATACTAATTGGCAATTAGGAGGTAATTTATTACAAAATACAACCATTACCAATAATGGATTTAATTTATTAATAGCAGGAACTACTACTTCTTCTTTTTTATCTGATGGTAGATTATTAATTAATAATAATGGTGTTGCTCCTGCAAACTTAAGTCCTTCAGGGGCATTAAGAGTTCAAATAGGAGATAATGGTAACCATTTAACATCAGGAGTATATATTAATGGAGCAAGTGGTAGCGTAGGTTTAAGAATGAATTTCTTGAATTATATACAATTAGGAGATGGTAATGTAGCAGGTGTTAATACTGCTAATATTAGAGAGGAATCAGGAGTTCTTGTTGTAAGAACAGGAAATAGTAATCCTTCTTTATCTTTATCTACAAATCCTTCATTTTCAGCAGCTACAAGAATATATAATACCACAAACATTATTCCTCAACAATTAGGATATGCTCCTGATCAATTAGGAAATGCTCATTTTAATGTATGGTGTGCTTTAAATAGTATTGCTCAACAACAAACAGGAATAAGAATTATTAGAGGTGTACCTCCTACAGCAAATTATTTTACTCAATATATCCAATCTTCAAATGCTAGTTTAGCATGGAATAGTGGAGTTCAAGGAGCAGGTAATAATGATGTTGGAGATGCAAAACGAATGGAATTAACAAATGATGGTAAATTAGGAATAAATACCTCATCTGTACCATTATCAAACTTAGAAGTTAATGGATCTTTTGGATCTAGTATTACTACTCATAATTCACTTGATCCTACAATTACTGATGCTTATACTCAATATTTTATTACAGGAGCTTCAGGTACGTTTACGTTAACTCCTGGAGCAGTTATAGGTCGTATATATAATTTAATTAATTATTCTGGGGTTAATCTTACACTAACTAGTAATGTTGAAAATGGAAATGGTTCTACTACTACTACTTTAAATAGTAATGCCAGGTTTCAAATTCAATGGACGGGTGCAAAATGGATTCTTTTAAATGGAGCATAAATGAAAAAATCATATACTATATTATTATTAACTTTATTATTAATAGTTTCTTGTCAAAAAACAGTTATACCAAATCTATCTTTTTTTAATAGTTCTTTTAATATAGAATCTATTAATGAACCTTCTGGTCCTATTATAGATATATTTGAATCTATTACTTCTCCAATTTTAATTGTTAGAAGAAATGCTACAGAATCAACTGCTGATTATGGAGTAGTAATACCTACATCTGTAAAAACTCAAGCTTTATTCTTCCCATTAGGAAAAATAAATGCTAGTGCTAATTCAGGAGCAGCAGAAATATTTCAATATGGTTTAGTTAATATATTAGGAGGTGTTCACATTAATAATGCCACTCGTTTAGGAGCGTGGGCTGTAAATACAGCAGTTACTCAATATGGCTCATCATATAGAACTTCAGCATCAATTAATGGATATGCTCAATTTAAAACTACAGGACCTTGTACAGCAATTGGAGTATATGATGTTGCTACAAGTTCTGTAAGTGGATTTTTAAAAGTATTAATAGATAATAATGCTACCTTAGCTAATATGTTACCTACAGCTCAACAATTTGTTAACAATGGAACATTATCTTCAAGTTGTTTAACTACTAATGGTGGTTTATTAGCTCCAACAGATAGACTATTATATGGAAAAAGTCCTGGTTCTAATGCTATATTACCTATACATTCTGATTTAAGTTATTTTACTAGTAGTAGACGATTAATAATAGCTAATAATCTACCTTTAGATACTCATATTGTTAGATTTATAATTACTCCATATTCTGCAATTAATAATTCTACTAAAACTGTTAGATTAACAGGTATTTGGTTTAATGATAGTTCTATAAATATAACAAAACCTGGAGTAAGTTTTGAACCTATATCAAATTCTAATTTGATGTCTACTAACTCTGATAATAATTTTGCGTTTTCTTTTATTCCACAAGGTTTAAGTGTAACTCAAGCAGAATGGTTAGGTCATTCTGGTTCTCAGTTTAAATCTACAACATCTATGTATAAAGACGGTTATTTATTAACTAGTGTCCCACAAGGTAATTATACACATTTATGTAATGAATTTAAATTTAATATAACAGGATATTGTAAACATTCTTTAATAGGAAAAGTTTCTACATATAGTCAATCTTATACTTTTACAGCTAAAGATGGTGTAAAAATTAATACTGTATATGTATGGGGTTATCCTGGAACAGCAACAGGATATTTACCACAACTTGCTGTAAATGAACCAGTTAATAAAGCTACTGCATGGGAAGCCAATCAAAATTATATATTAAATAATGATGATGAATCATATAAATATAATCAAAATGCAACTGCTGGATATATTTGGAATCCTTTAACTAGTTGGGGTATATTATGTGCTATTGGAGATACAACAAATCTTTTAATTCAAGATAGATCTGGAGGTATTATTAATAAATTATATTTTAGACGATATAATCAAAGTATTGTAAATATAAATGATACTATTAAAGTTGAATCAGTTTATAAATTTAAAAAATTCACTAATGCTGATTTAGAATTATCTAAATAAACAATTTAAAATAAAAATAAAAAAAGGGAAACAGAAATGTCTCCCTTTTTTATTTAAAAATAAAAATTATTGCACATCAGGTTCTTCAACTATTTCTTCACTATTATTTAGTTTATTTTCTACTAATGGTTGTAAAACAGTAGATACATAATCTGGATTATTTTTTAAATATTCTACTACTTTTTTCTTTCCTGTTATACTTTCTTCAATATTAGGTAATGTATATTTCTTTCCAGAAATATTTATAATACCAAATTCTAATGCTAAATCACCACATTCACTAGCAGAATCAAATCCTTCTTTCCAATCATATAATGTAACTCCAATTTTAAATGGAACACTCATTTTATTTTTAACAAAGTTGAATTTAATTTTATTTTTTCCTAACTCTCTATCAATTTCACTTCTTGTAACCCATACTCGTACATGAGAATAAAAAGGAATAGCTGTACCACCACTAACTGTAATCGGATTACCAAATCCACCAATACTTTGTCTACTTTGTCGTAATAACAATAAACATGTATTAGATTTAGGCATAAGATTATTAATTAATCTCATTTTATCAGAGTTTACACGAGCTTCTACACCCATTACAGCTGAATCTTCAAATTTAGATTGTGGAGCAAAAGATGTGACTGAATCTACTACTATAACACCAAATTTATTAGATTCAATAGCTTTTCTTAAAACATCATACATATCTTCTAATGATTCAATTTTAGAAGACTTATTATTCATAACAATAAGTTTTTCATTATCTATTCCCATTGCTGCTCCATAATTAGGAGAGTAAGAATCTTCTTTATCAATTAATAAAGCCCATTCTCCAAATTTCTTCTGACAATTACCAATTAAATCATATCCTAATGTACTTTTACCAGCAGAAGGATCTGCATAAATATCATATATTTTTTTCTTTGCTACTCCTCCAATACCACTAGCATAATTAAAAGAAAAAGAAGATGAAGGAATGATATCTCCATAAGGTTCTTTATCTATACCTAATAAGACAGTTCCTTTTCCAAAAAGTTTCTCTAATTCTTCAATCATGCTTTCTGCTTGTGCTGAATATTTCTCTTTACTCATATTATTATTTTAATCAAAAATACTATTAAAAAATGAAAAATCCCCATATTTCAGGGGATTTTTTGTTATCATTTTTCTAATTCTTTTCTTTCTTCTTCTATATTTCTATTCAATGCAGAATGTTCTGAAAACTTATCAGGAAATCTAACTTTAAGTTTATCTATATTATTCTGCAAAGCAGAATAAACATCTCCGCCTACTTCCTCAATATCACCACAAATTATATCTATAATCATTCTTAATGAATTAATCTCATTATTAGGATCAAGAGGTTTTTTATAAGCTATAAACTTTTTAACATAATCTGCAAGTTTAGATGCATGAATTTCATATGGAGTCACTTCTGTTTCCCAGGCTTCTATAACAACATCGTTTCTGTTATTATAAATATCTTCTAAATCAAAATTACGAAACGTACAATAATTAGCTATATACCATAAAACATCAGCTGATTCTTCAATTATATTTATTTTATCATGATTTACTATAGCTTTTAAGAATTCTTCTTGTTCAGAAATAATTCCTAAAATCATATGAGATAAATTCATCTCTAATGAACCTAAATCAGCACAGGTTCTTTTAGCATTGGATTGATACTCTTTAAATGTCATTTTCTATTATATTTATTAATTTTTCTATTTTTTGTATTACTTCTAATGTATCATCTCCTTTAAAATAATCTGAAGATACTATAATACATTCTCTTTCTTTTAACCAACCTTTGTTAATGGTCCATTCTCCGTATAATCCTCCATATAATTTTTCCTGAAGAAATATATTTGCAGATAAGAATTCGATTGAATTACTAGTAATATTATTTGCTTTTAATAAACTATAAAATTCATTCATTTCTTTTCCATCTTTAAATTCAATCCAATATTTAGAGTAGTTATTATCATTTAAATGATTTTTCTCAATATTTGGATATAAATCCATATATGCTTTTATTTTATTAAAATTAAACATTTTATTTTATTGGACAAGATCCATTATCACAATCTTGTAATTCAAATGAGTTATCATCTAAATTAACATTTGTAATAGGAGTTATCAACTTAATTTCTTTTTCATATGTTTCTTTAGAAATTGTTTCATAAGGAGCTTGAAGAAAACCATGACCTTGTTGTAATAAGAATGATACTGTTTTTATTTCTGAGTTAAAATATTTGTATAAATATTCTTTTAATTCAGGAAGTTCTTCTTTATTATAATAAACTGTACAACTTACAGAATTATCACTCCATTCTGCTTGAAGTCTTCTAACCATATCTAATTGTTCTTTAAATGAGAAATTAGATGCTACAGGTGTAGTTTCTGGTACTTTACAAGGAAATGTAACAACCATTGTAGTTTTACTTTGACTATTATCAAACTCTATAGCAGGTTCAACATGATATCCGTGTTTTCTACATAAATCAATTAAAGGAGATCCTGTAGCCATTCTTACTCTTCTATAATAATAAGGTCCAGCAGGATTAGGATGTACTCCAGGAGTTACTCCAGCTAATAAAGACAATGTTCCAGAAGGTTTAACAGTTGTTAATTTAATAGATTCAGGGAATCCATTTAATTCAGAATATTGTTTATCATATTCTCTTAAAAATACATATGCTTCTTTTAACCAACTTCTTTGTTCTTCAGTAGCTTGTAAGATTCCTGTCATACCAATTCCCATTCTCATATTTTTATGAACAACATCTTCTGTTTCTTTTAAAGAACATGTTAAACTTAAAGAATGTTTATTTACTCGATATGTATAAGTTAAAACATCAAATAATTCTTCTTTAGATGTTATATTAGGTAAATAAACTTCACTTAAACAACAAGTCTCAAAATTATTTAATCCTTGTTCACCACATGGATTAAATCCTTCTACATTTGGATCTGGATATTTTGTTTCTCCAGTTCTACCACAAGAACGTGCTAAATCCAAATTTATCAATCCATAAGGTTCTCCTTGCTCATATGTATCCCAAAACTCTTGAGGTAATAATTTTAAGTTTGAAGGAGTATAAATAGAATTATTACTCATACTTCTCCAATTAGGTATTGGTCCTAAATCCCAACGTTTAGCTGTTAAAAATTCTATATCATCAAAATCACCAATAGCAATTTCTGCACTTCTTCTAACATTACCACTTACAACAATATATCCTATGATATTCATAATATCAAGACAATCTATAGGTCTTAATTTTTTATTACTACGATTATTTAATATTTTATGAATTTCATTTATTCCCCAACATAAATCTTCTGGTCCAGAAGAAGTACCACCAAAACCTTTTATAGGAGCACCTTTACCCCTCACACATATAGTAGAATAAGAAAAACTCTCACCTGAGTAAAAATGAGCTTTTAATACTTTTCCTAAAAGTTTAACCCATCCTTCTCGTGTATCAGGAACAATAAAATCAGCATCTTTAGTATCTTTTCTTTCAATTTTAATTTTATTCTTTAATTTAGGTAATTGATATACATTTTCTTTTTGAATGTTAAAACCAACCCCTGAACCTAACATTAACATTTCAAATGCCCAAGTAAATGGTCTAATAGGTTGATTTACAGTTACATAAGAACAATTTTGTAAGCTAGGTAAACCTAATTTATCAACAGTTTTGGTTCCTAATTGCCACATAAATCTACCTGCTGTACTAAATTTAAGTCCTAATCTATATCTTGCGTATTGTTCTTCTTCTTGAGGCGTAAATTTAATTTTTAATTGTTTTTTACAAGCATCAAGTTCTCTTTCAATGACTTGAAAGAATTCTTCAGTCTTTGAATTAGGATCATCTTCTTTTAATTTTCTAGCATATGTTCTTTTAAAAACAACGTAACCTATCTCTCCAAAAGGAGTTATAACCTCCTTTGATAATTTTTCTATATCTACCATTTTTCTATTTTTTGTAAAATTAAATAATTAGAATATAAGATACAACTTATTTCTAATATTTTATACAATTTCTTCTAATTTATTTAAGATTAAATCTAGATTCTTAAAAAACGTAAGATTAAGACTAGGAATAAGGAGAAGTTTAATATTATCTTTCTTCAAGTAGTCTATCATTGATACTTTACTAGTATCTCTTCTAAACCAATATAATGTTTTTCTTTTAGCTGAAATAGCATAAACAGTATGATTTCCAGCTAATATATCTTCTTTTATATCCAAATATTCTTTTAAGCCTGGTCCTACTTTTGTTCGATAACCTTTATTAATTCGTTTAACATTCAAACCTTTTAAAGAGGCTACTTGATCTAATTCTTTTAAATTTTCAACTAAATAACATTCCATAATTATAAAATAAAAGAAAAAAGTAAGAATTAACTTACTTTTTCTTTATTAATTTGAGGACTATATAATATTTCTATTCTAGAAGGTTTTTTTCCTGTTTTATGTGTGTATTTTACTATTTCAGTATTTTCATCTGTGATTATATATATTTTTTTATAATATCTAGATTTACACCATCTAAAAAAGTCACTTGCATCAGTTCCTTTAAAGTTAAAGGCTTCATAATGAACAGTTTCTCCTTCTTTTATCTTATTATATAATTCTTTAGCTTTTTTTTTATTAAATTGATCTTTTTTTGAACATGGAATTATAGTAATTGCCATGTTATCATTGATCACTTCACCAAAAATAGCTAATCTTTGATTACTTTTATTAAAATATTTATATGTTACGTATGTCATAATTTTATATTTAAATATCCATTATTTTCATGTAAAGAAATGTGATCATAAAATCCATTTTTCTTACAATATTCTATTTCTTTAATTAATTGTTTTACTCCTTTATAATCAGTATAACTATCTGAAAAACCATTTAAACCTTTATCTATTATATCTTTACTACATATATAAAAATGTGGTAAATAAGTCAATGAACTATCACAAATTAAGAACATAAATCTATCATCAACTGTATAATCAGTTAAATTATTATCAATAATATATTGAGATAATAAACTATGATATAAACTAGCTTGTAAATAATATCCCATTTTCTTAAAATTAAAAGAGAAATTAGTCATTTGCCAGGTTGTTTTTAAATCAATACCTAACACAGTTTTAGATGTATGATCAATTTTAATAATATCAATTAAACCTTTAACTTCTACTCCATCTATAATAGATACGATTGCAGTTTGATATTTTAATTCTATAGTTCTAGAAGGTATAAATAAATTATTAGTATATTTTCCATGAATTATATTATTAACAATTTTTTCTGCTTTATCATATGTTCTTTGATCTATTGTAACTTTACCATATTCTTTAATAAGGTTGATATAATATAATTGTGGAGAGTTTCCATTTTTATCTTCTATTTTAAAGTTTTCTACAAGATAATTAAAATCTTTTCCTTTGAATTTATTTGGATTTTTTTGTTTAAATACATCCCAGGTAAATTCTAATCTTTCTTTCATAGAAATTGTAATAGTTCCATCTTGATCAATATATCTTTGAGTTATTGCCCATAATTCATCAATGAATTCACCTAATTGTCCTATTGGTTTTTCACAAACAGTTATACTAAACTTTTCATTAAATCTTTCTTTTTCTAACAAAAGACAATCTACAAGCATTCCGATTTTAACAGAATCACTTAAAGTTTCATCTTCTTTTTGTTTTAGAATGTATTTATTATAATAACTATAAGGGTTTTCTGCAAAAAGTTTCAACCCTGAATAATTATATGCTTCATATTTTCTATAATCTACTTCACAACACTCAATGATCATATGCTAATTTTATATATTTTTCAATAATTGGAATTACAACTTCTACTTCTACTAAATTTAATACTTGATGGGAGTCTTTATCAACTAATATATATTGATTCATTTCCTCTCTCATTTGTTTTAACAATTCTTCCATAATTCTTTAATTCTTTTAATTAATGCAGTTTTACTTAAATTTAATCCTTCTTCTTTTAAATATTTTTTAATATTCCAAAAATTTAAAGTTCCAATTCTTAATAATCTGTCTATTTTTTCATTTAAATAATCTTTCATTTAAACACATTTATAATATTTTGAGTCCCAACAGGATTCATACTATGAACAAACATTGTTGGTAATACTAAATTATTCTCTTTATATATTTCTTTTGTAAATAAAGCACAATCTAACCCTGTTTTTTCTTTAAAGTCTTCATATCCTATAATATCATTTCCATTACCTTGATGTTTATGATAATCTAACATATGTTCATCTGCTAAATCATGATCAAAAGAAATGACTTCTATTTCCTGAAAATGGTTTTTTAAAACATCACAAAATTCATCATAATTTCTAACAATAACCCAATCATCTTCATAAAACTTTGCTAAATGTCCTATTCTTCTATGCATATAATCTATGCAATCTTTAGGATACCTAATATCATCTAAAAATAATTTCATTATGTTAATTCTTTTTGATTTGTACTTATTTTCTGACCAAAAAACCAAGGACTAATATATACTTCAGTTGTAATCTCTCCATCTGAGTTTAAATAATCATCTACATATGTAGCAGGTTGTTGTTCAAAACCTTCTCCTATACCATCAGACCATTGCCCTTGTGTATATTCTTCTAATGTTAGCAATTCTTCTTCTGTTAATTTACAATTACAATCATAGACTGTTAATGTATATAATTTTCCATTTTCATAACTAAAACTCATATAACCTGAGTCTATTTTATCTTTAAATGTAAATTCATCATCAAAATATTCTGTGAAATCTTGTTCACATGATATTCCATGTAATTCTACTAAATGAGGGTAATCACATTTAGCTTCTCCTTTTATTATTACGGTTGTATTTTTCATATTATTTTATTTAATCTATATCAAATCTATCTATGTTAATTACTACTAGAAATCATATACATAAATAGGTTGTTTTTCTCTACCGCTATAACCTCTACCTGGGTTTTTTATAATTCTAGCCATATTAATGTCTATTTATTAATTTTTTATTTTTTAATTTTTCTTTTACTTCTTTATAAGAATAAGGTTTCCATTCTTTATATTCTTCATAATAGCAATCTATTCCTACTTCCATTGATTTATATTTATGGATTTCTTTCAATACAGCACATTCATAACCATGATTATGTCCATGTAACATAAAACTACCATCTTTTTGATAATTCCAATGCATCATTGGATAATGAGAGCAAATTATATCTTGTTTATCAACTTGTATTTCAAGATAATATCCGTGATATAATAAATTTGAAGCTGTAACTTCTTTAAATTTATTAATATTACAATGATTTCCATATAATATTATTAAATTACAATTAATATTAGAACAAAAATCATTATAATCTTTATTACCCATTAATGTATCTCCTAATAATATTAATAAATCTGTAGGTTGACATACTTTATTAATATTATCAATAATAGTTCTATTCATATGAGATACATTTTTGAAATCTCTACCAAATTTAATAATATTTTCATGATTTAAATGTAAATCAGAAGAAAAATAAACATTATTAAAATCTCCTATTGCTTTATTAAATAATCTTATTTTCATATTTTTATACCTTCTAATATTTTTAAATTCATTCCCATAATTTTTTATAAATTTCTTCTTCATTATATAATTCTGCTTCATTAGGATTCTCTTCTACTATAAATTCATCAATAGAAAAACTATCATCTAAATAATTATCATCAGATATAGATAAAAATTCTTTTAATGCTAAAGTACATGCTTCATTTATATTAGAAGCTTGAACTGTTATTCTACAGTAAGATTCCCATCTGATTGGGACTGAGTATTCTTTCATTTTGTTAAAAATTTATCAAAATAGAATATATCTTGATCATTCATATCAGTATATCTATTTGTTAATCTATTAAATTTAAATTTCATTTCTTGTGGTATTCCTACCAATTTTTGTTTTTTAATCTTTTGAGAACCAAATAATACAGTATCATCCATTTTATCTTTAGCATATAGAGGTCTTTGTACAAAAACAAGATTATCTGCTCCATCATTCCACGATCCACCTCCTTTAACATTATACATATTAGGTTTTGGATAACATCCTGTACTTTCTATAATTTTAGGAGTATTTTGATGCATGACCATATGCATAGATACATTGTGTCTTCTAGCAAAGTCTACTAAAAGAGTACCAATGTATCCTGCATAACGATCATCTCTATCAGGAGCTTTATCTGAAGGAGTAAATTTTAAAATAGGATCTATTATACAAGCATATATTTCTTCTTTTTTAATTAATTCTTCCATTTGTAAAATAACATTTTCAATAGTATTAAATGGAGGTTTAATATATAAAAAGTAAAATTTATCTTTAATTAAATCAAAACATTTATCATAAAGTTCCTTAGATATATAGTTTTTTCTATCCTTATCTGTAGATCCGCCTGAAATGGTATGTATCATATCATCAAAAAATTCTTCAGGAGGGTAATCTTCGGGTGAAGAAAAAATAAATTTCTTACCCTCCTCAAGTGCTTTTATTAGACATAATTGTTTTAACATTAAGCTTTTTCCTTCATTTGCATATCCAGTCCATATATTAAACTCTTGTAATCTCCAAGTCCATGCTTCATCAATATTTTTATTATAGGTTGTAGTACCTTTGACTTTTCCTTTTTGATATTGATGAATCATTTTATCATAACAATGTCCAGGTTGATATATTTCTATTTTACTCATCCAAATAAATCTTTATTTTTTATAACTTCTTTAATTCTCTCATTCATATTATCTTCTTCAAAAGATTGATAATCTGTAGCTAATTGACTTCCTCTTTCTTTATGTAATATATAATAATGTAATAATGGAGGTTGTAATTTATCTAAATGATTTTTTAGACATTTTTCAACTTTATTCATATCTGTTAAATTATATTGTTTACATGCTTTTTTTAATTTAGCTGCAAAATCCTTTTCATTAGGTAATATAGAAAATTTAGTTCCTAAAATATCAATTCTATATTGTTTTTTACCTGTTTTTTCTTCTAAATATGATTCTAATCTTTGATGTAAAGATTTAAAATCATAATCTTCTTTATAATGTAAAGCTTGTAAGCCTGTTATTGCTGGAGCTGTAATTTCAAAACTATGCTTTAATACTTTTTCATATACAATTTTATCATATTTAGAAGCTTTATTTAATTGTTCTAAAATCCATTCTTCATTGTATCCAAGTATTTTCATGTTTGATATTTTATCCAAATCTAAGACTTCTTCTTCTTTTAAATACGCTTTCCAATATATATTTCTTTTTCTAACATCTTCTCCTATATAAAGTTCTAATAAATTAGCTAATTTATCAGATTTAGTAATGATAGAATTATGGATATTAGCACCTTGATTCCATCTAGATTCATTAAATAAAGAATCTTTAAAATCATAATAATTACTTTGTTGTAATGATTGCCATTCATCTCCACTCATATAACTCCATTTATTCATTACTACTACTATATAATAACCAACATGTATAGTATCTTCATGTTCATCCAAACTCTCAAAATGTTTTTCTATTAATTTTTCACATTCTGGAGAGTATTTAAATACATGAAATACATAATCATCAGTTAAATTACCAGATTTTTCTACATAAGCTGTACATTGACTATAAGAATTCTTATAATATTTCTCAAAATCATAATATAACAATCTATGTTTTAATATCATAGTAAATAAAGATGTTACATTGTAACTCATTAATTTATGTAATTCATCTAATGTCATTCTATAAAATCTTTTTTAAATATCCTACCTAATATATTCCCATTATATGATAATTTATCAGGAAATCCACTTTTAAATATATAATAAAGTTCCCAAGCAGTAGCTTGTTTTTTACCTTTAACATACTTAAGAATCTCTCTTTTAAACTTATCTTTTCCCCGCTTTAAAATATCATTTTTTAATTCTATTGAACTTCCATAATAATCTTTCCAATCACTTTCTTTAACAATATGTTCATATATTTTTCTAGTATTTAATTCAAGTCTTCTTTTTTTACTTAATTTAACTCGTTTTTTATTGAAAAATATCTTTTTACCAACATACCATTGTCCTGTATCTATATTAGTAATAATATAAATAAAATGATCGTAATCTTTTGGAATATTCTTAACTTCTTTATTTTTATAACGCCAATTCATCTAAAATAGATCTTATTTCTTTTTCTGTATCAGACATTTCTTCTTTTTTTTCATACATAGTAATCATATCTAACATCTGATCTATAGCAGATATATTAGAATATCTTATTTTTTCAGATTGTAAATAGTTTGTATTTTGTCCATTATAACAAGCTCCACGATCTCTAATTGATACAAATCTAAATCTTTTCTTTTTTAAATTATTTTCTAAAACCTCTCTCCAATACTTTATCTGTGTTTCTGAATAAGGAGTTCCAAATAATTTATCATATCTATTTCTATCTTCTTCTATATATGCAATAAACTTATCTAATTCTGACATATTGCTAAATTTAATAGCATTATTATAATTATCTTTAAAATGTTTATCTTTTATTTCTGTTATTAACATATTAATTATTTTACGTTTTCTAAAAATGTAAATACTTGTATTTCTACTTTTAATTTCTGTATTTCATCATCTTTTTCTTCTATTTTGTTTTCTAACTCTCTAATTGCTTGAGTTAACTCATCAATTATGTCATTCTTAGTTTCTATTTCTGCAACTAAGTCATTAACATTTCCTATAATTACATCTCTTATTTTATCTGGATTCATAATTTTCTATTATTTTTAACATATTATCAATTAACTCTGGGTCTTTTATTACATTTTCTATTTGATAATAATTCATATATCCAGTATCCCATTCAATTCCAACCCAATCTTGAGTTTCCTTATATGGCTCTTCTACTATAGTTCCTATTGAGTAACAATCATTTTTAACATCATATGATTGTTCATAATACTGACAATTAGGTTTTAATGTAACTCTATCTCCTATTTTTAATTTCATAATTTCTTTCTTTTAAACATGCTTTCTAATTGTTTATAATTAAATCCGTTATTTAAATAATCAGCAAAATCTTCAATATTATAAAGATCATATAAATCATTAGGAATATTAAACCAACCCCAATTAGTTTGATTTGTTATGTTTATACTTTTTCTTTTTCCATCAGGATCTGTTCCATAACACATTATAGGTTTTTTAAATATTTTCTCTATATTTTGAACATTATTATGTAATAAAATAACATCTGATTCATTATTTGTAGCTATAGCAGGTCTACCTGTTTTTTGAACAATAAGAGCATCTTTAACACTTTTTACTACAAATCCTACATCTTTAGGATATAAGTTAACATAATCATTATAATACCATAAATAAGAATTAGGAGCGTTATTTCTCCATTTATCTTTGCTATCTATTTCAGGCCCTAATCTTAATATTTTACATTTATCAATATCAGCAGCATAATAAGCAAATACATATTCATCTTGAGTAAATTGTATTATTTTTTTATTATGACCATAACCCATTGCCCATGATTTAACAGCAAATACATTTTTCTTTTCTAAGAAAGACTTATCCATTTCTAATTTAGCATAATATTCTATATGTTTATCTGTAAAAGGTCCATCTACAAAATCTATTTCTAAAGGCTTTATAATTTTAGGTTTTTTAATATTAATTTTTTGAGATTCTAAACCTTTATCTTTTTTTAAAACATTTAAAGCTTCTATAAAATTAATATTCTCCTTTTTCATTACAAAGTCTATAACTCCTGATCCTTTTATTTGACAAGCATAACATTGAAATGTATTGTTTTTAACAGAAAATGAAGGATTACTTTCATTATGAAATGGACATGATCCTATATAATAATGACCTTGCTTTTTTAAAGATGTATATCTAGATATATATTCAATAATATCAAATTTATTTTCTATATCTTTCCAATCTAATTCTCGGTTTAATCTACTCATATTATTTTATATAAATATAAAAAAAAGACCTGAATTTATCAGGTCTTAAAACAAATACAAATCAAAACAAATTAAAACGGCAATTCTTCATTGTAAGAAGCTTCTTTTGTTTCTACTTTTTCAGGATTAGAGGTAATTTCTTTACTAATTACTCTATTTAAGAAATAGTCATCAACTTTAATAGCTAAAGCATTAAATTCTTCATTTTGTTCTTGGTCCATAGCTTCATAATCAAATTCAGGTACAGTAAAATTAACTGCTCCATTTTTCTTAGATTTAGATCCATTAACAATTATAAAATTATCATAAATAGCTTGTCTACCTTTTGCTTTAGACAAATTATTCATAAAATTAATCCATCCATCTGTTTCTTGACCAGGAAACGTCACACCTGTTTTTTTATCTTTTAAAATCCCACCAGTTAATGCAGATTTATTTAACATAATTCTACATATTTCCCATCCAGAACCAAAATTTGCAGCAGCATATAATATTTGAGTATAATTAGCTGATTTAAATGCAGGACTATCTTTTACATTTTTCCATTCTGATTTTTTAAATTCACCTAATATTGATTCTCCTGATTTAACAATTACCATTTCATTAGCATCTTTCACTTCATTTGACCAAATAGCTGTATTTGATTCTTCATCAAATCCATTAAATGATACATACTTTTCTTCCAAAATAGCAAATTTAAAAGGTAAATCTACTGTTACATTCTGTTCTAAAGTTTTATCCCAATATTGGAATGAACCTTCAGATGATTTCCATTTTAAAAGTTTCTTTGCAGGATTTTCTGCAATTTCAATTCTTGTTGTTCTTGACATTATTATTTATTTTTAGATTACAAATATACAACATTATTTAGATTCAATATAATTTACTTTACTCAAATTCATCATTTTAAGAGCATTTTGCAATTTCTTAACTTCAGCAGGTTCTGTTAAACATATAATATGTATATCAGCTACTTTATTTTTAAAATCCATGATTTGTGCTCTTGCAATAACTTGTGATAACTCACTTTCATTATGCGTAAATCCATTTAATATAATAGAATCTAAATAATTAAATGTAACTCCAGATTTAGCCATATTTACTAAAGCTAAATGATTAATAACTTTATGTTGAAATTTCTTAAATCCAGAGTCACTCACTTTACTGTGATACGAATCAATCCCTAAACTATCAGCAACTTTAGCTAATCCATTAAAAACCAAGACTCTTTTATCTTTCATCTGTTTTAATAAATCTTTAACATAATTAATTTTAGAAATTGAATTTTGAGATATTCTATTTCTTTGTAAAGATAAAAACATAAAGTCTTTTTTTTGTCTTTTTAAATTTTCTATTACTGCTGAATAAGCATCATAATGATTTTTCTCACTTCTCATGACACCATTTTTAGCTTTAGTTTTAAATTTCGTATCTAATTTAACATAATGTACAGTTATTTGATAATCAGCTATAATTTCATCATTAATTGCTGATTCTACACTATACTCATATGTTATAACCATACCTAGATATATTGATAATCTTTCATATGTTTTTTGTGATATTGTACCTGATGGCATTAATATTTTAGAACATTTATCTTTTAATAAAACAACTTGTTCTAATTCAAAATCACTCAAAAATTGACATTCATCAATTACCAATATATCATAACTCTCATTAACATATTTTTTTAAACTAGAAAAATTACAAAATGTAATATTTTCATTTTTATAATCCCATTTATCCATTTCAAATTCCCAACTTTCTTTAATTTTATTATCAGGATAAGAAATCAATATTTTAGGTTTATTTTTTAACGTTTTAAAATAATTTATTAATGCTTTTGTTTTACCAAGTCTCATTGAGACATGAATACCTAAAACTTTATTACTATCCTCTTGAATAGCTTTTACTATATTATTTTGTATTACTTCACGTTTTGTCATAAAGCAAATATACAAAATTATTCGTAAACTGTAATAGTTTTTTGTTTAGGAGATACTTCTCTTAAACAATCTTCATAAGGATCAAAATCAGTTCCACTATAACTTTGATAATATCCACTTATTTTAAAATACTGATTAGTTTTCTCCATATGTTTAATAGAAAACCAATTAGAACCGCCTTCTTCTCCACCAATTTGTTCAATTTCTCTTATAGGACCAAATCCTAACTTATTCTGATCATAATTTTCATAAGCAAAATTTCCTGGTGTTATCTTAAGTTCTCTTAATTTAGCTATCAATTGTTCTCGTGTAATTTGAACAGTCTTAATATCTTGGATGTCTTGAATTAAATCTTTTAATTCATTTAAATCTTTATTCATATACTGTTTTTTCTATTGTTTTAGGATTTACAATTTTTATATCTTTTTCTTTTAATACTTCTAAATCATCATAATTTTTAGATATTTTGATATAATTATTATTTAATTTATGTCTTAATATAATTATATCTTGATTATTTGTAAGATTTGAAGCTCTATATTTTTGTATTAATTCAAAATTTTCAAATATATCCATTCCATAAATAAAATTATTAAAATATAGATCGTTCTTACTTATAGCAGATTTAAATTCTTTTAAAATCTCTTTAGGAGTTAAAGGATAAGCTATAGGTTTTAAGCTATCATTTAACAATTGTATAATTTCTTCTTCTTTATTCATAAATAGTTACAGTTTTAGATATTGGTGTTACATATTTAATACTTTTAATATGTTCATTTTCTCCATAAGAATCGGTTTCTTTAGTAACTTGAAGATATAAATTTTCTTCATTATTATAATATACAGATGTAAGTATACCATAATCTCCTTGACTCTTTTCATCATAATATCCTGTTGATGTTTCTTCTTCAACTAATCCAAACTTAAAAAGTGCTAATCTATTTGTTATAGCACTAGGATTAAGATCTTCTAATATCTTTTCTAAAATCTCTAATTTATTCATTGTTTAAAAATTGTTTATAATTAAAAAAAGGTTTTATTAATTTTGGATAATTAAATATAATAAATATAGCTTCCCATAAAGGAGCATGATTTAAAATAAATTTCTTTAACATTATATTATAATTAATCCTATAATCTGGATGGAAACTTCTTTCCATTGCCATAACCATTACTTCTTCCTGAACTAAATTCAGTTTTTCTTCAAAAGATAACATATTAAATTTATCTTCACTTACATCTACTTCACTATCATCTTTTAATATTTTACAATATGTTGGAGTTAATTGTCCTTTAAAATGAGAATGTTTTATTAACATTTCATGTAAATCATCATGTTTTATTGGATATTTAATAGCATTTGTAAAAAAATCATTAGCAGACATATCTAAATTACTTCGTTTATTCTTTTCATGTATTGTATTCCAAAATAAATACAATTCATTAAATAATTCCATATCAAAAAGATAATCATATTTTGACGTAATAATTTTATGAATATCCCACATGTGCTTATCCCAACCAATATCCCAACCAACTACATGACTAACTTTTAAAGTTAATAAATCATTTAAAGAACATATTTCATCATTTCTTCTTGTAATAATTGGATTATATAGATATTCAGTAATACCAATTTTACCTGAATGCTGTTTATCATCAACAGCATAATCTACATCTTTTATAGATCTATTACTTAGACTATAATATTGAAGGGCTTTACTCCCTATTAATACTTTCTTCATAATTTTTTATTGTTTCCTCAAAATAGTTAATAATGATATTACTTCTAACAGTTAAATATTCTCTATATATCTTTTGATAATTATTCTCAGAACGATATAGAGTATTATCATCTTTATGAAGAATTATATATCCATATTTATTTATTACATCATTTATCTCTGTATATTTATCTCCTGATAATTGTTTTAATTCATTTAATACATGTTGCCATATTGAATAATTTGATAATCTTATACTAGTTAAATGGTTTATTAATTGTTCTAATTCACTTATAAAAGTATTTATATCTCCCTGAAATATATAATAATGATGAATATGACTACGAGTATAAGTTTTCATTGTTATTTATTTTTTCAGCTTTTTCAAATAATTTATCTAATTTTATAGATATATTTTTATTATTATCATTCATTATATCAGAGACAGTAATAAAATCTGTTATATTACTATTAATTTCTATATAACTTTCTTTATCTTGTGAAAATATTTTTATATATACTGTCTTATTTTTCAAATTATGATAAATTATATCCTTCCATCCAGATTTAATTTCTCCTATATCATTAAACCATCCATCATATTCTTTTTGATCTATGAATTCTTTATTAAGAGCGTCTTTTAATATGACTATAATATCTGAAATAAAATTAACTTTATAATAAATTTGTTTCATAAGTTCTTATTATATCTTCTATTTTATTAATAGTTATCTCAGTTCTTTTAAATTTAGATTCTTGATATTCTCTATAAACGTTAGAGAAATTATTAGAACTATTATGATAAAGATTATATTTACCATCGTCACGTTGTTCTAATTCAAAAACTAAATAACCATATTCTTTATAACGTGCTTTAAGTGATATATATGATATAAGCGGAGAAATTTTATTTTCTTTATCTACCCATGATCCATAATTTATTAAGTTATATAGTTTATGTAAGTTATTAATAAAATTAATTAAATTGTCTTCATCTATATCTTTTTCAAAAATATAGTATATTTTACCTTTATAAGTATATATTTCCATTATTTAATATTTAAAATAAAAAGGTTAGATGTTACTCTAACCTTTTTAAGAATCTAATCATAATTAAATGAGATATAAGAACCTCCTGTATCTTCACATAATGCTTTTAATTGATCATTTGCTTGTGATATAGTTATAGCATTAGTTTTCCAGTTAACACTAGTTTTTACAGAATCATTCCCATCATTAACTATTAATATTTCAGGACGTTCATGAGAAAGATCTATATTTAAATTATATAGTTTTTTATTATTTACTATTTCCTTTTCAATAGAATTAATAACGTGTCCGACCTGAGTGTCCGTTAAATTAAAATTTAGTTTTTTTTCTTTCTAAGTAAATCGTTGCATTTGAATAAATAAAATCTTTAAAGTTTTGTACATCTTTTTTAGATGAAAATCTTAAAGTTCTTGTTGTATTATTCCTATTAGGAAATCGACAACTTAATTTTGTTTTATTTAATCCAATTTTATTAATTAATAAATCTTGTAAACAAGTTAAAAACATTTCTGTTCCAACAATTTCTACACATGGATTTTTTCCATTTTTATACCAAATACAACCATCCCCATCAAAATAACCTCTAATAAAATGATGAATTAAATTATCAGGGACTTGTGTAGGAAATTCAAGAATAAATGATTTATTATTTAAACAACCTTTATCAATTAAATGCTTATAAAAATATTTATTAACAATCATTAACGTTTTTAAAACCTTTCTATGAAGAAATTTTTTAGGAGGTTTGATTGTATAAATAGGTTTATTTGTATTAATAACGTCTTTAAATTTTTCAATTATAGGTAAATCCTCTTCTTGTAAAGTTAAAGTAACAGAATTTCTTTTAATAGATACATATCCATCTGCATATAAATAACCTAAATAATAAGCTTTATCTTCCGTATCAATATCTTTAAAATATTGCTCATTTAATGAATATTTTTTCACAAACTGTGTATTATTTACAATTTTTACACCGTTTTCTTTTAATATTCTTGTAATAGGTATATTTGATAATTGAAATTTATCTGCTATTTTTTTAATACTAAACTTTTTAATTGTATAAAGTTCTATAACTTCTTTGATTTGTTCTTTTGACAGATTTACTTTTTTCATATTATATTATTTGTATAATACAATATACGGAAATATAATAATTTAACCAAATTTTAATTTATAATATTCAATATAATTCGTTAAATTATATTCGGAATTAAATCCAGCTTATAGTTTCCTATAAGATTAGACTATATCTTCATCCTATACTCTATAGGATGTCTACCTTTTCCATTCACTTGAATGTACTCCCTTGCGGGATAGTCGTTACACCTTCTTATTTCTAAGCTTGGCTCGGTATTGTCTTCAGCATTATCTGTTAAGAGTTCCACCGAATTAGATAGATTTATTTTTGTATAAATTACTTTATACCGAGGCAACACTTTTACCTCCACCAGGATTAAAATTAAATGTTTTCCAAAATTCTAATGCAGATTGTTCATCATAAATATGTGTAAATTTATAGGATTTTATAGTTCCTTCAGTTAAAAACATACTTATAAATACTTCACACTCTTTAATCATAGCATATTGTAATCTATTAGCTACAATAGCATAAACCCATTCTTTTTTAAAATTCTCATTCATTGATCCACTGTCGTCAATAAGGATAATAATCTTTTGTTTTTTAGTTTCAGGTTTAACAGGAACATTAGTAATTAACGTTTTCTGAGCTAATCTAATATCATAATCAGGTAACATTCTTTGATATAATGGACTTCTCATAATATCTTCAAAATGGGTTAATCGTTTCTGTTTAGTTTTAGGAGCATTTTGTACTCTTTTATCTGTAACTTTCTTTTTAACTTCAAAAGATTTACCAAAACTTTCTACTTTAGCTATACGTCTAAGAAAATCTACATTTTTTTTAAAAGTATTAATATCTTTTCTATTTTCTTTTAATTTTTGTAAATTAGGGTTTTCCCATTCTCCTTTTCCTGGTAGATTATCTCTCATTTCTTGCATGAAATCATCTTGAGTAGAAGGTTCTGCTCCTTCCATAAAACTTTCTGGATCTTGTTGACCAGCTATTTCTTTCATATATTGCAATAAAAAGAGAGCTTTATCTATGAATGTATAACCTGGAATATATTCATTATATAAACCTTCATAAAAATTTGTTTTTTTAGCTAATTTTTCTTGTTGTTGCTCATTAAATTTACTCATGTCTTTAAAACTATCATCAATATAGTCTTTATTCCACATCATTTGATGAGAAAAAAATCTAGTTAGTTCCTGAAAAAATTCAGGTCTAACATAATTCATCTTATTATTTTGTAAGATAGAAGTACTATACCCCAAAGTAGGAGTATAGTACCATTCATTATCTTTAATAAATAAGGGTTTTTCTGCTTTTTCCTTAAAATTAAACCAATTCATTATTTTTTATTTAATTGATCGAGTCCTGTTAATTTTTGCAACTCATTCATATTTTTCTCTAAAATTTGATTCCATTTCTCATCTAACATTGTTACTTTCTTCATTAATTCATCATCAGTTTTAGTTTTAGATAACTCTTCTTTAGATCTTTTAATTGTTTGTAACGCTTCTTTAAATACTGGTAAATTAATAGTTTGGAATCCACCAGAAAAATCAATAGTATTAATTTGTTTAATAGCCTCATCAACTTTATCTGTTAATTCATCAATTCGAGCTACAGATTTATATTTTTTAATACTTTCTTGAACTACAGATTTTGCTCTTTCAGAAGTAAATTCTGCAACATAAGACATATAATCTGTTCCTGCTTCTTCCATTCCTAATAATACTTTTACAGCAGTTCTTGGTGAAACAATAAGTTTATCTTTAGCCAATTCTCCTAAAATATATGCTAAAGTTTTATTACTTTTTCCAAAACATTCTTTAAACATATGAGAATAGTTTTCTGCATTATAAGCAGGCCATTCTACTTTAACTTCCATTACAAAACGTTCCATTAAAGCTTTTAAAGATGCATTATCTGTAGCAAAATCTGCACGAGATTTATTAGTACAAATAACAATCATTTTAGTTTTTAAAGGATGACGTTGTGTACCATTTCTAAATTCTTTAGAAGTCAATATATCTTTTAATGCTTCTAAAACAAAATCTGGAGCATCTAAAGCTTCTTCAAATACTACATATTCCTCATTCATAAATGAATTTTCAATTAAATATTCGATTGCTCCTGGCTTTTTTATATAAATAGGTTGCACATCATTAATATCTAATCCTGCTTCTAACGCAGCTTTCTTAGCTTCTGCTGTAGCTTTATGATCAATAATACCATGACTAAATAAACCTAAATCTACACCACCTAATAGAGCATCAATAGTAGTACCACTACCTAAAGATTTTACATAAGGGTTAATGCCTAAATCTTTGAAATATTTATTAACTATTTCAGATTTACCAAATCCACCCATTCCCCATAAAATAATATTTTCTCCTGATTTACGAGCTAATTCAAGTCCTTTAAATACATGATCTGCATATACAAATTTAGAAGGGACGTGTTTTGTTTTAATTTCTTGTTGAATACCTTGTTCCATACTTGGGATTTCATTAATTGTTGCCATTGTTTATAAGATTTTTTATTTGTTTGTTAAAAAGAGAGTAAATTAAAATTACTTTTTTGTTTATATAATATTTCTGTTCCATTGAATTTTCTAAATTCTATTATTTTTTTTATTTCTTCTAATGTTATATTAGTAGATACAGGATCATTAAAAAAGTCAATTCCTATTAATAATGCTTTATCAAAAATCATATCTTTAGGATGTTGACCTTTCCATAAAAATCCATTTATATCTATATCGTGTTTTCTAAGCTTTTTAGAATTAATTATTTCTTGTTCAGCTTGTTGTTCTTCTTCACTTAATTTTTTTAATTTATCTTCTGTATATTTTTCAATTTGAGAAGCAATATTTATTAAATTGTTTTTTTTAATATATAATATATGATTTAAACCATCTTTTTCTTGCTCAATATCACTATCCCATTCATCTCTATCAAAAAATGAATACATATAATCAAAACAACTTCCTGCTTCAGAAACAGGAATATCTACTTCTTTAATGTCAAAAATATTAGGATCTATTTCAAAACCTTTAATTATCTTCATAAATATTTTCACTTCTTTGAGCAAAATTTTCTTTTACTAGCTCTCCTGAAGTTAAATCAAATGAAAGAGCTGCTGTTGTATCTTTTGTACGAATAATTGCAGTTAAACCTTTATTCATAGTAAACGTTTCATCACTCATTATTTCTTGTAATTCTTCTGCATCAAGTTTTTTCAATTCTTTTATAACATCTTTATCATCTTCCATGTATCCAATAGCTAAAAAATAATAACCTAATATATCCCAATTTTGAGTTTCTTTAACTTTTGTTAAAGAATAATTGAAAAATAAACCTAAATTTAATTCTTCTTCTTTTAGTTTATTATCCTTCGTAGTAGCTTCTAATTTCCAAATCATTTGTAATAACATAAATTTTTGGTGATCTATGTTCATTATTTTAATTTCATTAGTTTCTTGATCTTTAGCAATAATAACATATAAAGGATATTTAAAAGATTCATTATTTTTTAAGATATCACATGTTTTTTGTACATTTTTCTTAATGACATTATATAATTCCTGCATCTCTTAATAATTCTAATTCATTTTTTAATTCTTCTAATTCTTTTTCAAATCTTTGCATTGATTCTTCAATTACATTCATATCTTCTCCAACAGGACTATACTTTCTATGTAATAATTTATTGACTTTCTTTACTATAACATCTAAATTTCTTCCTAAAAAGAAACATGTAGATGCTATTTCAGGCCATGTATAGTTTTCTTCTTTATCTAATTCTAATAAAAGATTATTAAGTAAAGCTATAGTATTTCCTTTTACTGTAATACTATCTTCTTCTTGTTCAACGTTTAGAACACTTCCTATTCTTTCTAAGAAACTATCATCATTTAATAAATTATCTAATCTTTTCTTAGCAGGATCAAATTTTCCAAAAATATCCCATGCTTCAAATTCATCTCCACTTCCTAATTGTGAGTCTTGAAAAGATAATAAATCTTCAAATTTATAAATTGTACTCATTATTTTACTTTATATGTTATACCACTAATTTTTAATTCACTAATAGTTTGTAAATTAACATTACGTAAACCAGATGTACCATCTTTAATATTAGTATCTCGTAATAATACATATCCTAATGGATTTGTTTCACGTTTACTGTATTGTGCATTCATAATTCTTTTTGAACCGTCTTTTTCTGTAAAAGTCACTCCAAAAAAATGACCTTTAGTTTGCTGAATTAAATTGAATGCTGCTGTTTTGTTAATGAATTGCTTTGCCATAATTTATTATTTAATGTTATTTAATATGTTTTCTATGTTATTAATTATTTTATCAGTAGATAAACGTTGTTTTTTATCTAAATGACTTTCTTCTATAAGATATATTCTATGATGTTTATCATAAACTAAATATACTCGTTCTCTTCTACCATTTATATCTGTGATTATATATTCATTATTTTTAACATATAATAAAGTTTCTTGAGTTAAACTTATTGGATCAGAAATTTTTTTACCCTTAATTCTATAAAAAGAACGTATTTTAGTGATATCTATTGCTACAAAAGAATATATAAAAATAAAAGAAGCTTTTATATATACTATAGATCCTTTTTCATATTTTGGTGGAATATATTCGAAATTTGGTACTAATTCAAAACTTGATTCACAAACAAATTTATCAAAATGCCCTGTTTTTGGGTTTCCTTCATATTTTTCTTTAATTCTATATCCAGGAGATTTACTATAATATCCTGTTTCAGTAATTGTGGCTATTTTTCCTATTTCTGAAGGAGGAAAACCTAAACCACAATTAGTAATTTTTACTTTATCTCCTACTTTAAATTTATAGGTCATATTAATAATAATATAGAATTATTTTTTGGTGCTTTTTTATATAGTTTAAAACTTGCTTTTCCTACAAATCCATCAAGCTTACCTGATGTTGGATTTCCATAATATTTTTCTTCAATTAAATATCCTGGTCCAGAAAAGTATTGTCCTTTAGCAGTAATTGTAGCTATTTTTCCTACTTCTGAAGGCCAAAAACCTGAACCAGAATCATTAATTTGTACTTTATCTCCTATGTTAAATTTGTATTTCATTAATCATTTGTATTTTATTAATTAAATATTAATATAAGTCCTTGTTCATTTAATATTGAAATTATTTCTTTTACTCCTTTAATTTGTGTTGTCATTTTTATTTATAAATTAGATTTGTAATAAACATGTTAATTATAGCTTGTTCTCCAGCTGATAATGTTGAAACTAATCCATCCGTCCCATCTGATAATAAATAACATATTTTATTAGAATGTTCATTATAATATACCTTATTAATATCTTTAAAGTTTTCAAATTTAGAAAAACTACTAGGAGGTATATCAATACCTATTTTTAATTTATTATATACAGCTTCTGCATATAATATATCATATAACTTATAAATTTTACAAAGTTGTAAAATGTCATTATCATTTATAAGTCCTTTAGGTAATAATGAATTTTTAAGATGAATATATTTTTCTAATTCTGTTAATAATCTCATGTTAGAAGACATATAAACAATATTAGTTCCAACATCACAAACTACTTTATTTACATCTAAATTTACAATTGTACCATAATCAAATTTAACAATTATTTCAAATTCAGAAGTAAAAGTTACAGAAATATCTCCATTTATATTTTGATTATCAAAACAATTATCAAAAAAGAATTGAGCTTGTTTTTTTGTAATATCTAGATCTTTAGTCATAATATACATATTAGAAATAGAAACTAAACAATAAGATAATTTATTAAAAAAACTTTTTCCACTACCATTTGCACCTGTCAATAATGTCAGTTTATTATATTCGATCTCAGAATCAAATTCAAACGGTTTATCAATTTGAATTTTCAATTTATCTATTTGTCCTAAGTTATTTGTACTCATTTAGTAATATTATTTAAGTCTTTTTAGAATAAATTGAAATTCTCCATAGTTTTCATTAGAATCATATGTATCAACTGTTTCTATTAACTCTTCACTTTCTTCTTTTTTCATAATAGTAATTGATCGATCACTAAATTCACATGCTAAAACTAAACATGATTTTTTATCTGGATCTTCAGATACTTTAATATCATGTACTTCTTTAACTTCTTTTATATCTTTTTGTACATACCAAGCATTTAATATTGATATTAATAATATAGGTTTAATCTCCTCTTTTGATTGCTTCAATGTCATTTCTAAAGCTATTTTAGACGCTTTTTTAGACGTTTCATCTTCTGTATCAAGAGCAAACTTTGTATATTCTATTTCTTGAGTATCTAATCTTTCATATGCTAATATAAATACACTCGGTATTTCACTACCATTCTTAATTGCCACATTATTAGCAATATTAACTTCTAATAAAAGTTTTTTTAATCTGTTTGTCAATGTTTCTATATAAGTCATTATATATTGTTTTTATTTCATTTACATATAATATATATTTATAATATATGATGTTAATTTTTTTATTTTTTTGTTTAGCTTCTGCGTATTTAATAAGAAATTCTAAATTCATGGAATATATAATATTGTAAGGTTGTTTTTATGAATATCAATTTCAGGATATTTATCTTTAAATGTTTTTGAATCAAATTTTTCAGTAATTAAATGATGACTTAATTCTTTCTGTATAAAATCATAACTACTCTTTTGCTTCATATTTAGCTTTTAATTTATTATATAATTCTAATTCTTCTTGTGCTTGTTTTAACTTTCTTTCTTTTGCAGCTTTTTTTATAGCATTAGATCTTTTTTTCTGTAGTTCTTCTCTTTCACGACACTCTTCATCTGTTTCTAATCTATATACTTCTATTTCTAAATCTAAATCGTTATAATCTCTTTTAATATATATTTCTTCATATAGTTCAAAAGGAGTAAACTTTTCAGCAGGAACATTCTTTTGTCGTTCTAAATATGCTAAATGTAAATTTTGTCTAATATTTAAAATATTAGCACTAACTTCAGTTATATCTCCTTCAATAATATCTATATCTAAATAAATATAAGGAACGTCTTTAATTCTTATTTTTTGTTTTTCCATTAAAATAACTTTTTATAAGATTCTAACCAAATTTTAATATCTGTTACGACTTCTTCTTTATTAGTTGTAATTAATATATTACTTGTCCCTTCTTTTTTTATTTGTTCTATTACACTCATAATTAACTCCCAATTAGTTTCAGGAGTTAATATTTTCTCAATAATATTAATTAAACTTTCATTTTTTCTCATTGTTTTACTAATATTTCATGTAAAAAGACTTCAGCTTCAGAGTTTCCTTTATTATATTCTATTAATATAGGTGTATGTTTATCAAAATCTTCTATATTAATATCTTTTATATATGATATTGTATAATCGTTTCCTGGTATAGGATCGGGATCATTCCAAATTAATGGAATATTATTATCAATACAATCTAATAATTGTTCTAAATTCATTTCTCTTTTTCTATAGTTGTTTTTCCTTCATGATGATGAATACTAACAGAAGATGTTTCTTTTAAAGGAATTATATATGTAATCCATCCAAATAAGAAATTAATTACATTTACAACTTTTGTAAAAGTTATAAAGTTTTTATAATCATTTTCAGTTAATAAATTAGAATTACAGTTTGGACAAGGTTTATTGATATATTCTTTTATATTATTATCAATACTTGGGACTGTATAATTACAGTTTGGATTATCACATATAATTAAAGTTTCCTGTGACATTTCTATTATTTTTCCTTTTTTCATAATTGTATTAAAATAAAAAAGAGACCTATTGTAGATCTCTTTTTTATTATTTGTTTAAACGTTAATTAATGTTAAATTTTTTATAGCGTTACTTTTACCTGGTAAATGCTCTAATTGACCTTTATATTTGTTATATAAGCTATCCATAGTACATATATATGCTAATTTACCTGAATAAAACACCCAAACAGAATTAGAGAAGATATGTTCTATTATAATTGTAAATTGTGTTGTCATAGCTGCTCCTCCTATACTTTGCCATCCACCAGAAGTATTTTCCCATGTTTGACTAACAATATGTATATTATAGGATAACCACATTTCATATGATATTTTTTTAAAATTGATAGCATGTTCAGGTTTAATTAAAGTATAATTCTGACAAGCATGAATATCATTAAAAATATTAATAGCTTGTAACATATCACTAATTGTAGATATATTAAATTCATTTCTCATTATAAATATTTATTAGCTGTATTAATAATATCTTGAAAATGAGGTCTTTGAAATACTCCATTTTCAAATATAGTTTCTAAACAATCTTGATATCCTGCAAATTGAGGTGCGGACATTTTTCCTGCTTCTAAAGTAGTAAATCCATGTAAAGATGTTGTAGTTTTAACTCTTCCTAATTTAGAATTCTTAGTAGGATCAGATAATGGTGTTTTTTGTACATTAACAATATCATCTCCAAATCTCATTTCAGAAGGTTTCATAGCTATTCTATGTGTATCTCTAGTTAAGTTTTTAACTAATAATCCACCACCAGAACCAGTTACTAAATTATCTGCTGACCAACCTGCTTTAGTATATTCTTTATATAAATTAGGAACAGTTTCATCAATATCATCACCTTGAATAAATCCTACATTATGATTTATGACTTTATATCCTTTTCTATTAATAGAATAAGTATATGCAGCAGCAACTATATCAGAATATCTAGGAATATTAATATATTTATCTCCTGTATCAGGTCTCCATATTAATCTTCCTGTTCTTGATTTTTGTTTATCAATTACTTCTGGATGACAAGCTATATTTTTAATAAAATTATCCTGATCAAATGCATCTATAACAATAGAAACATTAGCATCAGGAGGAGCTTGATATAATTGATGTAATACATAATCTAATTCATTATTTCTACCAAAAGACATGGCTACACTATGTTCTGTAGCCCATACAGATTTTAATCTTCCTTTATATTGATAAATATCTTTAATTACAGCTCTCGATGCAGCAATATTATCTGAACCAGGAAAATTAATCATATGTGCAAAACCATCTATAGCAGCAGCTTCAAAACATTTATCTCCTCTAAATCCAAAATCATTTACAGCATAATCTAAATTATTTAATGTATCTGAAGATAATTCATAATAAGGTTTAATGTTTTTTTTCATTAAAAAACTTCGTGTAGCAACAGCAGAAGGACTCCATGTATGTTGAAATAAACCTTCAAATTGTCCTACATATGGTGCAAACCAATCTTCAGTAGCTTCACAAGTTAAATAAGCTGTCCCAGGTCTAATAATAGTACCTTCAGGTAAAGCTTTAACTCTTAATGGTAAGTATCCTAATTTCATTACTTTCTTCCATACTTCTTCATCAATTAAATTATAACCTCCACCTAATATAGATTCTTCAACAGCTTCATCTATCATTTCTTGTGTTACTGGATTTAAAAAATGTTCATGAATAACTACCCCTATACCAGCTACTTGCATTATAGGTTGTTTTCCTATTCTATTTTCTAAATATTCATACATACCTGTTATACCAGGTTTTAATGCTTTAGGATGACATAATTTATAAAAATCAGTATCCAGTATTATATTCTTTCTCATATTGTGTTAATTTTTGATTAAATTTTTTTTATTTTAATAATTTTAAAAAATGTTTATGATTATCTTCTAAGATATAATATGCATCTTTAATAGAAAAGAATTCTAATCTTTCTAAATCATCTCCAGCAATTAAATCACCAGATACATATTCTGCTTGATATAAATGAGTTAATACAGAATCTTTAGAATTTATATATCTTCTATCAGCTATAACTACATCTTGGATATATTGTAATTTTTTATATTTGATATGAGGACATTCTTCTGATAATTCTCTTTTAATGGCTCCTTCTGAAGTTTCATAAGGATCTATAAATCCTCCAGGAATACACCATTTTTGAGTATTATTTTTAAGACCTAATAATATTTGTTTTCCAAATAACCATGATTTTCTAATAATCATACAATCAACAGTAGAATAAACTATAGGAAATCTTGTATTTTGAGCATATATCATTCCTTTTAAGAAATCTTCAGATATTACTGGTTTTACATTACTTCTTAAAAATGAAGAAGATACATATGATTTATTTTCAATATATTTTGATTTATATTTTCCATAATCTTGATATGTATTTAAAAACGAGTCTCTACTACCATATAATTTAATATAATCAGTTGATTCTGTATTTAATGTTATTAATTCATCTAATTTGATAGTCCATACAAAATCATCTGATGGACAATCAGGTAATATTAAATATGATATATTATCATTATTTAATTGTTGTTCTATACTTTGTTTTATTAATTCTGCTGGAATTGGATTTCTATCTTCTAAATTAGATAAACTCTGTCCAATAATAATGATAACTCTATCATTTTCTTCTACTACTTCATTAATAAGATGATGATAACCATCATGTAATTTGTAATTCTGAAATCGTCCTACGATTACACCTACATTCATAATTTTTAAGGTTTTTATTTAATGTTTGTTTTTAAAAAGGGGTTATAATAGGATTCGAACCTACATCCGATTATTAATAATCATAATACCAATTATACTATATAACCCAAATTAGAGCTTATCTAAAATAAACTCTGGAATAGAACAAGTGTATAAACTTGATTTAAATTCACTTATTCCAGGATTTTCACAATCACATACATCAGTATGTCCACAATAACATTCATTTCTTCTTATTTTATTATAATTATCCACAATCTCTTGTTGTTTTATAATATCTTCATTTTTTTCAGATTCAAATAAAAGAATTAATCTTTTATTTATAAAACCAGGTTTTGTCATTTCTTTTTAAATATATCTATCCAATTCTCATCATTTATAGATAGAATCAATACAATAAATATTCTGTCATTATTTTCTAAAACTAGTTTTAGGATCAAATCCTGCGGATAGAAGTCTTACTTTATCGTCTCCAACAGGAACAATTGGTTCTCCTTCTGTTACTTTTCTAGATAAATATTCATTTAATATTAACCATATAGTATGAGGATCTAAAATAAAAGAAATATTATAATCTGATAATTTAGGATATTTATATTTAACTCCAAGAATTACACTCTCTTTATATTTAGGGACTGTATATTCACATATTGCAAATTCTGTATCATTGTTAAAACCTTTAATATTACAATTAAGTCTTGTGTCTAAAATCCAATGAGTTACACCTTCTTCTTCATCCCATCTATTTACTTTTTTACTTTTAGTTATTTCATTTAACTTATCTAATCGTTTTTGTCCAAAATAATATTCATTATTATAATGATATCCTGCTAAAATTTTATCTCCAATAATTAATTGTACTTTTTCATTACATCTATCTTTTGGAATAGAATTAAAATCTCTTCGATCTAGAATTAATTTATCATCTATACCATATATACCCTGCAAGTAATCATAATAGTCTTTATATTTACTTATTATTTTCATAATCTTTAATCATTTTTAATATATATTCTACTTTATCCTCTAAAGTAGAAGACAAAAGAGGTTTAACATTGTGAATAGTAAAAAAATAATATCGTTCTTCTGGGTTTCTAGTATGATATATATCATTACCTTCTTCATCATACCAATAATCTTTTTGAGGTGCACAATGTCCTGTATTGATAGAATCTTTAATTTTTTTAAATACACCTGCATCTTTTCGAGCATCTAAACCAACTAATTGCCAAATATTTTCTTTATCAGAAGATCTTATATCTCTATAAAACTCATATAACTTAAATTTTTGACTCATTTTTTTCTATTAAATCTAATAAATCATCTATAGCTCTGAATAAATCATTATAATAAATATCCTTAATATTAATTACCTTTCTATCTGTACTGTTAATAATATTTTTAAAACTTGTACTAGTCCATACTGAAGAAGGATCATATAAATCAAATAACTTATTACTACTTTTAATATATTTATTACTATCGGTTGCTTTAGTTTCTGTTATTTTCATTAAATAATCCCAATCTTCAGGGGTATGACATAATATAGAAACTCTAGTATTAAGATATTGTTTAATATTAGAAGAATTAATATCTTTATTAAATTCTATACCGTTATGAGACATTTATTTTAATAATTTCATTATTTCTGGAGAATCTTTAATAATTTGTTTAATAAATTTAGCTTTATAAGAATTATCTGAAGTAATTGTTAAAATCTCATATTCTAACTCATTAGTCTCAATATATAGTTTTTCTAATACTTCTGTAAAAGAATTATATTTTTTAATTAAATCTTCAATAGTTTTATTCGATTTTAGACTAATCTGTTTACCTTTATTGATAATAAATCCTTCTGAGTCTTCATATTTTTGATATATATTAACATGAGAATTTTTTATATTGATAGTATTTGAAAATCTAATACTGTTTTTAGAATTGATTGATTTTCTAAAGTTTTTTAATTGAGATAGATATTCCATATCATACAATTTTATATACTGACCAGCTGTATTAAAGAAAGAATCATGATCAAAATCTATTGGAATTTTATTTAATTTTTTGATTTTATTTATAATATCTTTTTTTATATTTTCTTGAGTATTTTCAATATCTTCAATTTGTTTTTTTAAATCATTAATTTTAATATTAATGTCTTGTATTTTTTCTTCTTGTAATACTAAATAAATATCATCTTTAGTTAAATTAAAGTCTACTTTAGCTTGTGTTTCTAAAGCTATGCTTTTTGTTTGTTTTTCCATCATTGTATTTTGTTTTTTAAGTTTAAAATAAAGAAATTTGATTAGGATCTTTAAATTTCTTGTTTTTTATTTTTTTATTTATAATAATAGGATTTATTATTTTATAACATTCTTCTATATACCAATCTCTATTAACTTTAGATAAATGATCAGAATATAAAGATTTAGGTAAATAATTACATGTAATTTTCTTTAATTCAGCAGGAGATAATAAAGTATTATTAGCATTTGTAGGATTTTTAGGATCCTTAATTTTCATTATTTTCTGTGCTGAATTATCATTTGAAGGATAATATCTAATTAAATAAGGTAATCTTTCTTTAGAAATAATATCTTCATGATAGAATTTATTTTTAGATGCTGTAGATCTACCTACAAAATCAAAAATATTATCATGAGATTTAATAAAATCCTCAACTTTAATATCATTTATAAAGTATTGTTCTAATGCTAAAGCAATAACTCTAAATGATTTGTTTTTATGTAATTCTGTAGAAGTTAAAAAACTACCTTTTTGTTTAATTTTCCCATCAAGTGTTAAAGCAGTATAACTATTAACGTTCTGAAAGAATATCTTTTTAAAATAAGTATATTCTAAAGAATACGTAGTATCCTTACACCATTTATCACAAATCTGAAAAAATAAGTCTTTTTTACTTTTTTTTACTTGAAAAGAAGCTCCATCGGTATTTGACATAAAACATTTAAAACCTTCAAGTTCTAATTGTTCAATTAACATTAAAATAGCTAATTGTCCTGCTATACAAATATGTAACCTACCTTGAGGATCATACATCCAATTAGAAGGATCACCCATCTTACCATATAATGAAACAGCTGATTCTTTATATCCTGCTACTAAGGCTTTATATTCAGGTTTGGTTTTTACTAAGGGTTTTAATTTAATCCTTTCATTAAATAACCATTCTACTACATGTAAAAACTCTTTTTTTAAATGTTTAGGTATTATTTTTTGAGATATAATAGTCCAGATATAGTAGCCCGCGACATCTACATCTATTAATTCATATTCATCATCTTCAATAAAGGATTCATTTTCTGTTACAGAGTGTAATCCTCCTAAAGCAAACGTATGTTTTCTATCTCCTATTTTAATAGTTTTTTCATATTTGTCACTTGGTTTAATTTCTTTTAGTTTAAGATCATTTAAAAAATTATTAAGTGTAGAAGTTTGAAATTTAATAAAATCAGGGATACAATTTTTGAATATTAATTTCTTTCTAAATGTACCTTTTTTAGGTAAATCCTTTATATCTATTTCTAATTTCTCAGAATAGATTTTCTTCATTATTTCATCACCATATTTAGAATTAGAATAATTTAAACAATTAATATTAAAAGTTTTACTTAACGCTTCTCTTAATTCAATCATATTAGTACCTTGATAAAAAGCATTAGTAGTATCACCAATTAGATATTTATAATTATTATATGTTTCTTTAATATCATTATGACAATAATCAATTAAATCTTTAACTTCAGCAGGTGTGAATGTAAGTTTAGTATGAGGAATATTCATTTCTCTTACATCTTCTGCATCCATTTCAAACTCTAAACGTTTTAAGCCAACCCGTCTATTCTTATTGTCAAAATGTTGTATTCTAAATAGATCTAATTGTTTAAAAGAAAAATCATGTTCTTGATATTTAACAAATCCTCCATGATTGCTAGTTTCTATAATATCTTGAGCATATTGCCATATTTCTTGATTAAATTCTTTAGAACTTAATAAGACTAATCTGTCTTTATTACGCCATAGATGTTCCTTAACTTGCGCATCAAAATTGATATTATTAAATCCAACAAAATATTTATCTTGATTCTGTTCTAAAGATTTTAATAATTCTAAATATTCATTTTCATATTCATTAATACTAAAATCAATGTATTCATCTAATATAGGATCATAAAAACTAAATAAAGTATAACCTAATATAGTTTCTATATCATATATTAATATATTATCATTATTTATCATATGAGTATTAATATGTTATTATTTTCTTCTTCAAAAAACCAGGAAATAGGTTTAATAAGTATATTCTTACTTGTTGGGTTTAGTAAATATTCGATTAAATAATCACTAAAATCACTACTATCCCAATCATATTTATTAATATCTATTTTTGTTATTCCATAATATTTAGTTGTACCGCCAAGACGAATAACACGATTTAAACATTTTGATATAATTTGATTTAATAAACCTAAATCTTTTCTGAAATTTTGGTTATGTATAATGACTTCTGTATTTTTTAATAGTTCAATTCTTTTTTCATTTAATTTCATAATTCTTTATTTTCTTTTATTTGCATCCAATTTATTACATTTCCAGTTAGTTGTTGAATTTGAGAAAAGCAATTAGTAGACATATTGGCTTCATTTCTAGCATAATACGCTGGATGATTTTCTAAATATAAATAATGATGATTATTAAATTTAAATCCTCCTAAGCTATGTTGATTAATATATTTTTTATAAAACTGAGCTTCTTCTCCAAACATTACAATATGTATATCAGAAAACTGTTCATTTAGTAATTTAATAAAATACATAATAAATGGTTTCCATATATCTACATGAACTGTAGCCATTTGAGGCTCACAAGTTAATGCTATATTTAATAATAATACACCTTGTTCTGCTAAATAAGATAAATTAGGATTTTTAATAATATTAGAATTTGAAGGATATAAATCATCTTCTAGAGCTTTATATAAAACATTTAAAGAAGGTGGTAAATCTTTATCTTGAGTAGAAAAAGCTAATCCATCAGCAATAGGTTTACCGTTTTTAACAGTATAATATGGACTTAATCCTAATAAAATCACTTTTAATTTATCAGGCGGAGTTAATTCAAAACATTTAAATATACAATTTTGAGGATTTTTCCAGTTGATACATTTAGCTTGCAATGTAGAACTATAAGGAAATATAATCTTTCCTCTATTAGTTCTAGATCTTAATTCATTAATTATATTTTCAAATTCTTCTGATTCTAAAAATGGTTTAAATAATTCAAACCATTCTCCAAAATATTTTCTAAAGTTCTCTATTTTCATATTTTTCTACAATTTCTAACATTTTCTTAACAAAATATAGACCTCTATCTTTTAGTTCCATTAATTCTTTTATTGTTATATATGGACTCGAATGGTTATCTTTTTTTTTTTGAATATCCATGATGACATAGCCATATACATTTATTATCTGTATCCCATTTATAATCTTCAAGGCAGTGTAATCTGAGATCCTCCTGAAATCCTTGATTTAATAAATATTGTAAATCTTGTTGATTTTGAATACCTATAAAACAACTATTTTTTCGATATAAATCTTTTATTTTTCTAAATGAGAGATCAATTCTTCTATTTTCTGACATAATTCTAATGTTTTATTTTTTTTAAGATATCGATCATAAAATAATTCAAAGTTTCTATGAACTAACACTTCGTCCCAAAATATATCTTTTTCTATAGTACGATCCCATGTAAATCCTTTATCATGTAAAGCCGCTCGTATTTCATTAAGAAAAGGTTTAATATTTCTAGGATTACCTTGCTCCTCCTGTCTTTGAAGCATCAGCTCAATAATTTCAGGGGGATATATTTCTCTAAATTCTTGTTCTGTCATAATTTCTCTATTTTCTCTAATATTTCATCAATTAAATTAAAAGATTTAAATGCAGGATTCTTTTTCTTATACATATCTATAATATGTAATATGTTAGTAGCTGGTATAAAATAAATATCATGTTTTAAATCTAGAATGTTGTATAAATATCGTCCATGATGACTAGTATGAAACTCATTATCCCAATCTTGTGAATTTATAAGAAATTTGCAAATATCATCAGAGTTTTTATCTATAGTAATATGTAATTTATTTTCATTCCATAAATATCTATAATATTCATACATGACAGTATATATATCTACAACAGAGTTTGGATTTGTACTTTTTAATATATTGACACCTATTGGAGAAATATATCCATGTAAATTTCTAAATCGTTCTTCATATTTATAAGAATTAGATTTATAATTAAAAAATATAGATAAAAAGTTAATATGAACATCATCATAAACTTCAATTACTCTAATTTCTTTATTTAATTCTCCATTTTCATTAATAATTTTCATCTTCAATTTGTTTTATTAAATCTAAACATTTATTTATAGGATCATAAAAAGGACTCATTCTAACTAAAGAAGGTTTAGCTATACTCAATGTAATATAAGAATCTAGATCAGATATATATAAATTCATAGAAGGTATCATTTTTATAAATCTATTTTCTAGAAATCTATATGTAATTCCTCTTAAATAACTTGTACTTGTTTCAGATGCTTTTACTATATATTGATTATGTTTTATAACAACATAATAAATCACGTCTTTTTGGATTTTAATCTGATGTGTCTTCATTATTATTTTCAATTTCAGTTATTAATTCTTCCATTTTAGCTATTAAAAGATCTGATTTAAATATATTTTCAAATTCAGATATATTTATAAAATAATATCTAGATTCAACTATAGAAGGCAAATCCTTACCAAAAACACCATATAACATAATATAAATAGTTCCTAATCTTAATCTTTCCTGTGTACTCTTTAAATCATAAGTTAATTTAACATTTATATTACAATATTTCTGTAAATTTCTATATAATTTATTAAATTTAGCTAAATCTTCAATATTATTAATTTCAACAGCTAATTGATCTGTAAACCATAATTGTCTAAAATTCTTCATCTTTTATATTTTTTATTATAGGTTCTTCATTAAAATTAACAATATAATCATATCTATAAATTCCTGAAGGATTATAATTATTGATAAATAAGTTTACAAAATCACTTATAGTAAAATCATTTATTTTACTAAAATCACCTTTAGAGTTTCTAATAATAGAAGATTTATTTCCTGGAACATATTTATTTAAAATTTGTTGACAATAATCGTCATCTAAATATAATAATCCACCAATAGTAGGATTATAATCATGATCAGATAAAAATAGCTGTTTAAATGCATCAGGATTAGTTATATAATCTTGATTTTTTTGTAAATTAACATTTGGATCAAATATATTAGAATTATGTAATGCTTTTAAAAATGAAAATAAATGTCTTTCTCCTTTTCTAGCTTGCCAATATTTTGTTTTCTTAAATGATTCAAATAATAAATCCTCATTTCCATAACCAATATTTCCATATTGATTAATATATATTTCTTTTCCAGCTTTAGTATATTCATATTCATTTGATAAATTAAATATAATATCAAATTCATATGATGAAAATATATCTTTTAGAGTAACGGTATAGGAATTAATCCTCACTATGTAAGCATTATATACTCCATAGTGAGGATTATTATCTAAATTATTTAGTTTTTTATTTAACCTTTGTGTTCGACCCATAAATTCTTTTTAATCTCTTAATACTAATAGCTAATTGTTCAGCTTTTTGAGATTTCCAATCAGTAGAGTATCCACCACCAGGAAATTTAGGTATTTCTTCATATTTTCTCATTTCTTTAATTACTTCAGTTTCTTTAGTATTTTGACTATCTCTTTGAATTAGTAATAATTCTTTTACAATAGGAGATAATATACGGATTATTTCACTTTTACATAAAGTAGAATATAGCTTATGTTGAGCATTTAATAATCTTAAATCAGAAAAATATTGAGGAATTACCCAATGAGATTTAATTCTGTTATAATAAAAGACAATATTAAACTTTTCCATTTTCAGTATTTCTTCTGAACTAGGACATTCTTCAAAAAATAATGGTCCTTTTTGTTTAAAGTTAATCTTATCAAATAAATAAAATACCCACGGTTTTCTTTTTTTTGTTTCTTCTTGTTTCATTGTTATAGATTTAAAGGTTTAATTATGATAAATAAAAGCCAGTAGCAGTAGGTTCTAAAGCTTTACATAACTTAAGAATTTCTGCATTAATAGGTTTACCATATTTGGTAAATCCTATAAAATCTTTTGAAGGAGTTATTTTCCTTAAAGTTTTAGTAGTTGTTTGTCCTTTTAATGATTCAACTGTTGTTGTAATTGTAATAGTCATCTTTTTATTGTTTTTTATTGTTTTTAATTATGAAAATCCGTTCATTCTTGATTTAGCTCGTGGGCATTCTAATACTCCTAAAGTAGGTTGACTAACTACAGATCTAGTTCTATAATATAAACCATCTTTTAAAATACTAGGATTACCAAGACTTCGAATATCTTTTAAATATTCTTTTAAATCAAACATTTTTTCTTTTTTAGGTTTTTTTTGTTTTGTTGACATAAGATTAAATTTAAATAAGCCCCTTCAAATGGATTCGAACCACTATCTCAACCGTTTTAAGGTTGCATTTTGCCAATTATACTATGAAGAGAGAAAAAAGCTAACTGTTATAGCTAGCTTTTAAAATTTGATTATTTTTTTAATTTTAAGACTTATTCATTTGCTGACCAACAGGATATTGAATTGCTGTAGCTCTAGCTCTTTCAGTTTCTGCTTTACGATTTTCTGCAATCATAGTTTCATATGATTCTACTTGTTTCTGTAACATATCAATTTTATCTTGTAATACAGTTACTTTAGCATCTCGTTGAGCATTATCACGTTCATTATTAGCTTTTAACAAAGCTATTTCACTTGCATGACTTGAAGACAAAGTATGCATTTTAACATTTACAGCTTCATTTAAACGTTTATCAAACTCATTTTTTAAACTACGATAACCTTCTAATTCTTCATTAGAAATAGCAACTTTATTTTGAGAATGTAATGTACTTTGAATGACACTCATTTCATGTTCTTTCAAATCATTTTGAAAGTTTACTTCAGCAGTTCTACGTTTTTCTATAAATTCAGCATTTAATCTTTCAATTTTTTCTTCTAAATCTGCTGTTTTTAACGTTTTTTCTTCAATAAGTTTATCGAAGTTTTCCAGATCACTGTTTAATTTACGTAAACTTTCTAATCCTCTTGAAAGATTAGCTGCACTTGAACCAATAATAAGTTCAGTTGTTTTTGTTCCTGATGGTTTTTTAGCTGTTGTAGCGCCCATAATTAATAATTTTAAATTGAAGATCTTATTCTATTACAAGATCTTTTAATAATTTTTGTTTGTTTTTTAATTTTAAATTTGTTTTGTACTATACTTTTTGTTTTAATTCTATGATTCATATTATCTATTCTTAAAAAAGGCATAGACTCAATATATCTCATAGAATATATTAAATATATTATCATTTGTTACACGTTTTTACTTTTTAATAAAAATATTTGTTATTTTACAATCCTTATTCTTGGTGGATCACCTCAGATTTAAACTGGGATGCTAAAGCTTGTGAGACTTCTGCTATTAATATTTTTAAAAGTACATAGATTATCCTATCTATTGAGGTTTAAAAATGAGATTCCCCACTATCTCAAATACTCTAATTTATCTTTAATATAGTCATTCAATTCAAATTCATCTGGTTTTCTTCTGTTTTCAATTAAGTATTCATTAGTAAAATACTCTGTTAATGGTAGTGGTGAAACATTAATTTCAATTTCTTTAAACTGATCTTCTTTTTTTACTTTATTTTTTTTATTCTTTAATGCCATAGTAACAATTTATATCCTAAATAATTATAAATATAATTACAATCACTCCTTGAAGGTAATAATGTAGGTAAATATAATATACCTATTATAAATATATAAATATGAATAGTATAAAAAGTATATAACCATAATGGAGTAAATAGTAGAGGAGCTAAGGTGCATAGAAATATCCAAAAATCTTTCTTGAGATCTCTATGTTTTGCACCACCTATTTGAACATATCCTGAACTATGTTTAATACTATAACCATCAGATTTTACCTGTATTTCTCCAAATTGTAAATGAAATTCATTTATTGTAATATCTTTAATAAATGAACTAATAATTAAAGCCATTATATAATGAGATATTTCATGTAATAAAAGAAAATAATATCTGAAAATTTCTTGAATATAAAAATATAATTTGGTTGTCATATTAATAGTAATATATTTGTATTAGTTAACTTATTCTTCTTTTTTGGAGCTTTATCTTTTTTAGAAGAACTAGCAAGAACTGATAAATCTACTCCTGATAAATCAGCACCTGATAAATCAGCATCTGATAAATCAGCATTTGATAAATTAACATCTGTTAAATCAGCATTTGTTAAATTAGCTCCTGATAAATCAACATCTGATAAATCAGCATTTGTTAAATTAGCTCCTGATAAATCAGCATCTGATAAATCAGCATTTGATAAAATAACATCTGTTAAATCAGCTCCTAATAAATCAGCATTTGTTAAATTAGCTCCTGATAAATCAGCTCCTAATAAATTAGCTCCTGATAAATCAGCTTCTGATAAATTAACTCCTGATAGATTAAGATCGCCTAGATAAGCATCTGATAAATTAGCTTCTGATAAATCAACATCTGATAAATCAGCATATGCTAAATCAGCATCTGATAAATCAGCATTTGATAAATTAGCTCTTGATAAATTAGCATTTGATAAATCAGCACCTGATAAATCAGCACCTGATAAATCAGCACCTGATAAATCAGCACATGATAAATCAACATCTGATAAATCAGCACCTGATAAATCAGCATATGCTAAATCAGCACCTGATAAATCAGCACCTGATAAATCAGCACCTGATAAATCAGCACATGATAAATCAACATCTGATAAATCAGCACCTGATAAATCAGCATATGCTAAATCAGCATCTGATAAATCAGCATTTGATAAATTAGCTCTTGATAAATTAGCATTTGATAAATCAGCATTTGATAAATCAGCACCTGATAAATCAGCACCTGATAAATCAGCTCCTAATAAATCAGCATTTGTTAAATCAACATCTGATAAATCAGCACCTGATAAATCAGTATATGCTAAAGAAATATTATTTGCTATAGCTTCTTCTATAACAGCTATTAGTTTAGTTTTTCTTGATTTATAAAGAAGTTCTCCTTTTGTATTTTTAATTTCCATTAATTAATATATTTTTTAATGTAGTATCTGTTTTTAATCTTTCAATTAACTGTTCTGCTGTTAATTGTTTGGCTTCATCAAGTATTTTTTGTTTATTATCATTAATATTTAACTCTAACTTAGTTTCTTCTGCCATATTCTTGATCTCTGTTACAAGATAAGAACTCAATTCATGAGGTAGTTGTTTAACAGTACTATCTTGAGTTAAAAAATTCATAGTAGAACCACCTGCTACTATAAGTAATGCATCTCTTTTATTAGGTGTAAATATCCATAATGTTAAAAACAATAACATAAATGGAGTACTATACCATGTCCATTTATTACATTTATCATAAAATTCTTCAGATCCATCACCTTCCAAAGTATTAAATATTCTTACTAGTGTTACTATTATAAATATTAATGTAAAAAGAATAGCAAACCAACCAAAAAAGATTTTAGCGTTATCAGCTACTGTTAGCCAATAAAAAAGTTTAGTATAATTCATATTTTTAAGTTTTTTTAAGTTTATCTAAGTTTATTTTACATTCATCACATAATAACTGTTTATTATTAAGACCAGTATCAATGATTTTACTACAAGAATAGCATAATGTGGCTCCATTACCGCTATTAAATTTTTGTATTGGTATATTTAGTCTATACCTTGCTTCTTTTTCTGGTTCGATATTTGGAATTCCAGAAAATCTACCCCAGCTGTTATTACAATGATTACATTTATATAATAAACCACCATCATATAATCGAGAATACTCCATCAATGTAATATCATTCTGAAAATATACAGGTTTATTTTTATCATAACCATAACTTTCTGCTACTTTATATATATCTTCATCAGAATAATTTTTATAATAATCATACTGAGGATGATTTATATCAGTTTTAGCATTCATAAAATGTTCTAGAATATCTTGTCTTTTTAATTCTTGATTACACTGAGGACATTTATTATAAATTATTTCATCTATCATATTAATAATAAAATTTTATTGTTTGAACTTTTTGGGTATTTTTTATAAAATACATTAATATCTTCAAGATATAACACGTCATTCCAAAAATCAAATCCTTCTATAGTATCAGTCCAATTAAATCCTCCAGTGGTTAAAGCCACTTGTATTTGATTAAGAAAAGGTTTAATATTTTTAGGATTACCTTGCTCCTTTTGTCTTTGGAGCATTAGCTCAATAACTTCAGGAGGATATATTTGTCTAAATTTTTTTTCTGTCATAGTTTAAATATTAATAATAAATCAGATTCTTTTATTTTAATTTTATTATTCTGGTTATCTTTGATAATACAATATCTTACATTATCTTTTATAGAAAAATAAGTATCTATAATATAATATTCTTTAGAAATTGTAAAATCTAATTCTTCTAAATAATATATATTATTTATACATATTACTTTTTTATTAATATAATTATAAGTAGATTTTGATTTATAATTATATATAGTTATTAATCTTAAGATTAATAATACTGTTCCCATAGTAAACAAAACTATGGATAATGTCAATAATCCTTCTACAGTTCTATTATCTAAATAAGAACAGAATAGAAGAAAAGCTAATCCAATAATTATAATGGAAATTAATATATCGTATTTATTTTTCATCATCTAATAATAGTTTATATACATTAACAAAAAAACCCCATATTATAAATAGAGGCATACCGATAAAATATACTATTACAAATAACAACATTCTAAAACTAAGAATATCATTTTCATTTTCTTCTGGTATTCTACGAAATAAAGATTTTCTATTAAATGCGTTTATAATCGTTATTATAAATAATAATAAGTAAAAAAATAATAAGAAATCTCTTATAAATTGTAAAAAATGTGTCATAATATTAATAAGATTTGAGAAGTATTATTAAATTGTTTATTAAATTCATATATTTCTTTAACTAACCAGTCTAAAATAGGAGTATTTGGATTATTAAATATAGGCCAAATTCCTTTAATTGCTTGATGACCATATAAAACTTCTAACTTTTTAGTATAATTTTCTCTAGAGTTAAATAAATAAAGCAATATTTCATCATTTTCACCATTTATATTACAGACAAATTTGCTCAATTTTTCTAATAACATTGATTTATCATCTACAATTAAATAAATTTTATTTTTCTCTATTCTTTCTATAATAATTTCTTTTTTCATTTTTAAGGTTTTTTGTGATCTCACCATGATTCGAACATGGATTAACAGTTTAGAAAACTGTAGTTCTATCCCTTGAACTATGAGACCAAATAAAAAAAGAGAGTTAATATTTAATTAACCCTCTTTTTAAGTTATTTTACAATAATATTATTGTAATAAACCAGAAGCGGATTTAATAATACGCTCCATAGCTCGTTTTTGCTTTTCTTCTTCTGAAAGGAATTGTTGCATTTCTTTCAAGCTGTTTTCAACTTGTTCCAGACTTGCTTTATTTTTGATTTCAAAAGTTCTTTTAACAATTGCTGCATTAAACTCTTCAATAGATACATCATTAATCTTAAATGGTTTAATTACTCCATTAAGTCCTAATTCTGAAACACTTTGATCAAATTTATTTTTTGCTTCTCTTGCAGCAGCATGTAAATAAACCAAATCAGTCAAAGTATCGATTTCCTGGATATTTTTTGAACTTAATTGAATATTAAAACAAATATCTGTTTTAACAGATTGATCTAAGTTACCTTTTAATTGATCTCGTAATTCTTCTAATTGTTTAATAGTTGTAGAAATCTTTGTTTTGTCAAGAGTTCCATCACTTTTAACAGGAAGTTCAATTTTTGGAGTTTCAACTGTAGCTACTGCTTTAGAGTCAGCTATTGTAGTGCTTTTTGCACTTTTTTTTGGATTTGCCATAATTTTTGTTTGTTTTTTTGATTGTTTATTGTATTTATTAAATGATTTTTAAAAATTAAATTTATAACTATTTAGAGTTATATAAAACAGAGGTATTTGTACCTAATATAGTACTTGGTACTCTTTCTACAGTAGAAGCAGCTCTTGTCCACTTAATATATTCTACATAAGTAGGTGTAATAACAGACTGTTCTTTTTGAATAGCAATAGCTCTACCAGATGCTGTAATAACAGCTTCTGCTGAGTCTCCTCTAGCTGTAGCCATTTTTTCTTGAGCTCTAGCTACAGCAGTTTGTCTATCTAATTCTGCTTGTTGTGCATTTTGAACAGCTTCTGCTTTTCTTTGTAATTGAGCAATCATAGATTTAGGAGGTCTTTGTCCAGTTTTAACTTGATCTATATCAAAATATTTACCTAATGATAATTTTAAATAATTTTCTACTGTTATTCTGTAATTATCAGCATTATTAAATATACTATCAGGAGTAAATAAATTTGTAGCATTTGTTATAGCTATATTTACAGCATTTTTAACAAATTTATCATCAATATCACTTAAATCTTCACTTTTTGTTAAATGTGTATAAATATAAGGTAAAGCTGATTTTTTAACTGCCATATTTAAAGATGGTTTTACAGGAATTAAAGTACCTCCTTTACAAGCTACTTCAAATTGATCAAATTCAATATGTCTAGTCTTCCTATCATATTCATTAACATCTGTAAGATAAGTGTTATAAAAAACAACACCCTGACAATCTCTAACAATAGGAACACCTTTATTAGTTCCTAATCTATCTATTTTTAATCCATACGTATCACTTTTAATCCATTGAACTCCTATTGGTCCTAATAACCAAATTAATAATGTAATACATAATGTTAAAATAGCTTTAGCTATTAATCGTGAGTTAGGGTTTTCATCTCCAATTTCATGACGACTACATAAACCTTGTTCAAAGTCCTGTTGTGTATATGTTTTAACGTATTCATTAAATTTGAATATTCCTAATTGTTTTCCTATAATAAGTCCAATTATTATAGCTAATAATAAATTAATCATAATTTTGTTTGTTTTTTAATTGTTTAAATAAGTAATAAAATATTGTTTTTGATTTTTTCTTCTTTATAATGTGTTACTAATTCTTTAAAATTTTCTAAATAAACTTGTTTTGAAGGAATTATAAGTTGAGTATCTTGCTGTAAAGAAAAAGTGACATATTTAATGCCACTTTTAATTACAGTTATTTTTATGTATGTATTGTTATAATAACATGTAAAAATATCTCCACTATAAACTCTATCTATTCTTTTTTTCATTTATTCTAATTGTTGTAATTCTTTCATATTTCTTGTTTTTTAAGTTTATAAATTCAGTATAGTATATATTAATAATGCTACTAATAAGCCAAGTCCAATAAACATAGCCAATGTAGATGGTATATTTAATAAACTAAAAGCTATAAATAAAAGTATTACTAATAATACTACTGATAAAATAACCTTATTCTTTTTTGTTATCATAGTAATAATAGGGTTTTATTGTTTAATTCTTCTTCAAAAAACCAGGCTGGAAAATGTTGCTTTATATATTTGTGATCATTTGATAATTGATGATAACTCTCCCAAGATCCGTTAGTGTTAATATAATAAAATGTATCAGAACCCATTACAAATCTATTACTTATAAAATCTACTATTTCTTTTAATAATTTAACAGATTCATCACTTTTATCATTATAAATTATTACTTTTCTTTGTCGAAGTAATTCAATTCTTTCTTTATTTAATTTCATAATAATAATAAAATGTTTTTTAATTCTTTCTTTGGATATTGTTTATAAAAAACTTCAAACTGTTTATAATTTAATACTTTATCCCAAAAACACCAACCTTCAATAGTTCTTATCCAGTTAAATCCTCCTGAGATTGTACCTGTCATAATGTCTTTTAAAAAAGGTTGAATATTTCTAGGATTTCCTTGCTCCTCCTGTCTTTGGAGCATCAGCTCAATAACTTCAGGAGGATATATATCTCTAAATTCTTGTTCTGTCATGATATTAATTTATTAACATAAGATTTAATAATATCCAAGGATTTTCATCAATATATTTATTTAATTCTTCATTAGAATTAAATCTTATAATATGTTTATCTCCTGAATTCATATGTATCTCAAGAATAGGTTTATCATAAACTATATTATTTTCAATAATATAGTTTGAAAAATTAGTTGTAGTCATAAGATCACAATCATGATATTTTAAATGTTCAGGTTCTACTTCTTGATATAAACCAAAAAAATAACGTTTTATTTTTTCAGGATGATAAATCCAGAAACTTTTTTGTTTATAAGATTTATAAACAATTGATATATTGTCTTTATTTATATATTTATCCATATTTATAGATTTATAAGTTATGTAAATGTTTTTTCATATCTTTCATAATAACAAAGAATGTACTTGAATATTTCATTGTTGTTTAATTTTTTTAATTAGTACGAGTAATAGGATTCGAACCTATGCTACCTCTTCCAGGATGAGGCGTACTACCATTATACTATACTCGAAAATTTTTATAAGGAGTAGCATCGTTTCATGAAACGACACTCGGATGTAAGTTATACCATCCTAATACTTCTTCTCTTTTTGCCAAACAGATATAAATCTAAAAGTTATAATCATGATTATAATAACTTTTAATATATCTTCATATATATAATTTATATCAATATGAGAACCTTAAACTCATAGAAGAACATACAAATAAGGTTGTATGGATATCCTAGTTTTTAACCTAAAAACACAGAATACATATCAAGTATTCATTTTATAAAAGGGTTGATTTTATACTCTGCACTACCTTGTCTTTTTAATTGGACTTAAAGTATTTTATAGACTTTAAGAGACACAGGAGCCCCACAACTTGTTAGGTTTCCGCCATAATGGTAGTCAGGACAGGATTCGAACCTGTAAATTGTAAAGGGGTTACGACCTTACTAATTCTATTTTTGCGTCTACCAATTCCGCTACCTGACTATTATTAATCAATCATATCTGAATGAAACTGAAATGGATCTTCTAAATATATATGGTAATAATATTTTACATCATCATCCAATAACCCATCTAATTCAACAGAGTACTTATTTTTAAATTCTTCTAAAGTTAGCATTATCACGTAATATTTTAGTAGTCAGGACAGGATTCGAACCTGTATACTTATAGTTAAAACTCTGTCGCTACATCAGGAGAGGTACATTCATACTTCACTGTAGTTGTCGGTATGCCAAAGAGTTAATCCCCGAACATGGACTATAAGCCTTCTCAACCAAGAGACGGTCTACCAATTCCGCCACCTGACTATATTATTTTTTATGTATTTAACAACACCCAAACAATTGATTACGTAAAATTCTACTATTAACCATCTTTTTAACTTAACCCACCAAGGGTCTTTTTTCATCTTATCCAGCATTCTCTGAACTGTTTTACTTCTCATATTAATATTTTTTGTAGTCAGGACAGGATTCGAACCTGTAAATAAACACTTACCATCTTGGTTATTAACAGCTCCTACTCTGATTTCGGAGAGTTTGATAAGTCCCTAAACCACATCTGAGGATTTTTATTATTCCAGAACTTTGGTTCTTGGTGGTGAAATCCGTTAGGCTTTTAATTAGGGGTCTACTTGTTTATTCCAATACTCAGCTATAGGCATTACCAGTTCTGCCACCTGACTGGATAACCCTCTCTATAAAAATAGAAAGGGTTTTTATAATTTATTCCTTATTAGTTCTAAAAACTACATCAGTTTTATCAGACAATATAGGTCTATAAATTATTGGTTTTCTTCTTCCAACAACAAATTTAGAAGGAATTGTTAACAATAAACTATCATGTTCAAATTTTAATTGCTGTAATTCATTCTCAATATATGTAAAGTCATTACGTTTAGATTCAATTAAATTAATTAAATCATTATACATATCAAGAACCCTCGTATAAGTTATAGAAGGATTATTTTGTTGTACCCAATACCACATTAATTCTTTATTAGGACTTTGATTAGACATTTGAATTAACATAATATTAGCAAAACCTGTATCAGCAAATTTAATTACATTATATTTTTCTAATACAGTTTTATACATATTTTGATATGTAGTTTTTCTTTTTTCTTCTGTACGATAAAAACGTTGTTTTATCATAACTTCTTGATTTACAACACTAATTGTAAATCTCGTTATTACAAATAATGTATAAATTAAACAAATTAAAGCAATTATTCGTAATAAGATAAATAAATATTTTTTCATTGAGATGTTTTTAAAAATGTGAATATGAGAATTAATTTTCATTGTATAGTTTTTTAAAAGATTTATTATAATCTATTTGATTAATCATTGTAAGAAATAAAAATATCATAAAAATAACTACTCCTACAAAACTAACTGCTAATATAAAACTAGGTTTAGATAATACTAATAATGAAGCTAAACTAATTGCTATTAAAATATAAGTTAATATACAACTAAATATAGATTTAGTTAAGAATCCAATTATTGCGTTAAATTTATTATAAGAATTTCCTCTTTCTATAACGTAAAATTTCTCATTATAATAAAATAATAATGTAGGATTTTTAATAAAACATCCATTATTAAAATGTAACGCATCATCATAAATCCGAGCAATAAAGTTACCTTTATCTGACTCTTTTGTAAAAAGTAAAAAAGGATTAAAAGGATATAAAAAGAACATATTATTTTTGATTTCATATTCAGAAGAAATAATAGATGCTTTTTCATCTTCTAAAAATGCAGTTAATTTCTTTAAATAGTCCTTATTATAAGATCCTTTATAATAGTTGGATTTAACTAAAACCAAGTTAAATCTTTTCATTTCTTGCTGTAATTCATAAGCAGATAAAGCTTTAATATTAGTTTTATCTGTCATATTCTGAGCATCTTTAATATCAGCACATATCTTCCGATTTTTAGAAACCTTAGAATTAGGAGCTGCTAAATCTAATAAACTTAATGCTTTTTTTAATTCAGGGTCTTCTAATAACTTTACGTCATTTATAAGTTTTTCATTCATTTTTTTTTATTTTAAGTGAGTTTTTGAAAACGATAACTATCAATTTCAATTATTCCTTGAGGAATAGACACAGTATATGTTATACTGTTTTTATACTTTAAAATATTACCAAAGTATTCTTCTTCTTTAATTAATTCCCCTTCAATTGTTTCATTTTCATTAAATGATATTAATTCAGAAAATATAGAAGTTTCACTAGATGAAATTGATACTATGGTAGATTTTAAAGCTTTAAATTGCGTTAATGTCATTATATATTAAGAATTTAAATATGTATAAGCTTGACAATAAAGTTCTAATCTATCGAATGTCTTTTTAGAAAGGTTTTTAAGTCTTGTAATTTTAGAATTATGTTCTAAATCAGCCAATTTAATAGCTTTAGCTATTGGATTATAAGCTAATTTTTTAATATAATCCATATAAACTTCTTCAGGTTTATGAGTTAATAATTGTAAAATAGTGATTATTTCTAAAGAAAAACCTTGATCTAACAAATATTGTTCTGTATAACCTCCTGCATATTTATCTTCAAATAAATCATGTAATACTCCGCAAATCATTGCTGTTTCTCCTAAATGACTTACTTTATTCATTACATATAATAAATGTAATATATAAGGTTTATTTCCTTTATCGTATGTATGTTCGAATGCTTCTGAGGCAATTTTAATAGCTGTAGCTAACATATTTTATATTTTTAAAGTGAAAAAAATTGGATAGTACCTACTATCCTTTCATCTGTAAACTCAGATCTTACCATATACACCTACAACAATAAAACACAACTATTGATATGTTATAAATTATAAAGAGATTTGATTAAGCTCTTCTTTTAATAAGACTAAATTATTGTGATTTATTACAATTCCTTGTCCTGTTTCAGGAATTATAATGTGTAAACTTGTTCCTTCAACTCCTCCTTTATAAGAAGTTAAGAATCTTAATTCTACTTCTTGTTCTTGTTCAGGTTCAAGATGTAGTTTTCCTTTAATTGGCTTTTTTTCTGACATGTTTTTTTGTTTTAAGGTTTTAAAAAATAAAAAGAGATTACCTTAATCGTATAAGATATATATCTTACCTATATTTTGGATTTTACTTCATATAGTTAACGACCCAACGATACTCTATTGAGTATCGAATTTAAGAGCTAATAGAAATTTATAAGCTTGTTCATAAGTAGGTCTTAAAAGATGATTATTATCATTAATATTATATTCTTTTAGAATAAATGTTATTTCTCCTCCATTTATTTCTGTAAAGTAACCTTGACAAGGCTCATTAAAACATAAAGTTCTTAGTTTTTTACAATCCTCATAAGAAATCAAAGATTCTTCTAAATTTTGTAAACGTCTTTTATTCTTTAAATAAGAAATAAATAAATATATTCCAGAACAAGGTAGAAGATATCTAAACCAATGATTAGGAATTTTAGTTATTCTAAAACTAAAAGGAGTTATAAAATATAAGATCATGTCTATAATTCCTACTATAATTAAAATATGATAAATAATTTGCATAAGTATGTTTTTTAAGTGGTGTTAAAATAAAATTCTTTTCATTCATATAGCTGTACTTTTTATAGCATTTTCAATATCTCTAACACAATTCTCAAATTCATCAGGTTTATATTCTTTTGTTGTATATTCTCCTGAAGTATTACCATTTTTGAAAGTTACGGTTCCTTTCCAATATTGTTCTTTTCCCCAGGAATGTAATCTAAAGGAAATACTATCTACTTTATCAGATTTAAAAGGATCTAAAATTGGAGATAATGAAGATGTTTTTTTACCTAAAAATTTTAGCATAGGTTTTTTATTTTAATTAATTTACTATATATTTTATAGGTATAAAGTAAGCACTACCACCTGTTTTATCTTCACTTCCTCCACAAAATATTGCTTCTTCATCAAACCATTCTTCTTCCATATACTCTTGTGATTCAGGCCATTGTACTAATACGTATCCTTCGTTTACAATTGATAGTAAATTAGAAACTGGTTGTGGAGTGTTTTTATCAAACATTTCAAATACTGCTTGACCAATTGCTTCCATTGCATTTTCAAAATTTTTATTCATTTTTATTTCTTTTTAAATTGTTCAATCCATTCTTGTAATAAATCAATAGTTCTTTCAGAACTATCATATTTAGATTTAGCGTGTAACATTTCTCCGTTTACATTTTTATTTTTATCTGGATATTTTGCTACAAATTCTGCAAAGTTGATCATATCTTCCTCACCATACCTTCTATCTGCTTGCCATTTAGCACCTGCTTTAAAAGTATCATGAAATAACCAATACAGAGGTGTTTTTTTTAAATCAGATTTAACATATCTTTCAGCAGCTTCTTCAAGTGTTTTATCTATAAAAGAATCTGATAACATTTTAAGCGTATTTCCAAATTCAGATTTAGCCTCATCAAAAAGCTTATCTATTGCTTGAGTTGTTTCTTTTTTAGGTTCTTCTTGTGGGATGACGATTTTGTTATTATATAAATGTTCATAAGTTGTATTATGACATTTAGGACAATCTTTAGTATCAACTTCATCATGATTTTCTATAAAACCACATTTTAAACATTTGCTACCTAGATAATTTCTCTTAATATCAACCTCCTCACAACTTGGATTCTTAACAAACCATTCTAAAAACTCATCATCAATAGCTTGTACACCATCTTTAATTAGGTCTTGGTCTGTTGTTAGGATGATTTTCTTGTACCAAAATTTATTGTCATGTTTTTCAGAATTATATTGGACTATGTAATTATATTCAAAATTAAAAACCCAATCTCCTTCTTTAATTTCTTCATCAGAAGTGATGTAGATGTTTTGAATCAGTTTATTTGTTGGTAATATGTGTATGTTTTTCATGTTATTTTGTTTTTATTACTCGTGTAATTTAGTTAGTTTAAAATACCCAATCAGATACATGATTAGCATTCCAATACTTGGCGCACTTCTAATGATTTCAAAACCATTTAAGATAATAAACCACAAAAGACCTAGCCAAAAGGGATAATACTTTTTTATCTTTTCCATCTTATTTGTTTTTTACAATTTCGATTAATTTAATTAAACAAGCAAGTTCTGCTTCTTCTGGAGTATTAAACCCTATTTTATAATCTCCAACATTAATATCTTTAGTAGAACCATTTAATGGTACATAAATCCATCCAATAAAAGAATCTAAGCTCCCATGTCTATTTGGAACAATTGATACAAAAATTCCATGCTTCTCTCTAAACCATCTAAATGCTTGTTGGTATAAAGGAGCAGGTAAACACCATATGTGCTCAAATGGTTTTACCATATTAAAAGCAGGATTTTTTAGTTGTGGGTCAATATTGTAATATCCAAAACATGGTTCATCAAAACCAAGTTCTTTTAAAGCTAATGCTTGTTCGTATGGTGTATGTTCGTATGGTATAAATTCTTTGTTCATATTATTTCTTTTTAAATTGTTCAAACCATTCTTGTTCTGATAGTCCTAAATTTTTTACTTTATTTCTTGAATTACTACAAAAACCCTTATCAAAACCAAATCTTATCGCTTCCTTAATTTCTTCCTTACTATACATTGTTTTGATTTGCTCTTTTAACTCATTAATTTTACTTAAGAATCCTGCATTTGAACACTTTTGCATACTTAATGATTCTTCATACACTGCTTTCCAATTTACTGTTTCTCTCACCTCTTCCTCACTATACATTTTCTTGTCTCGTAACTGTAATTACTTTATCAGCAGATTCATAAAATGCTTTACCTGCTATTTCTTGTTTAGGTTCTTCTTGTGAAATTATGATTTTGTATCCAGGCTTTAAACAATTTTCATTCATAGCACAATCACATACTCTTACTTCTAAACAAGTATTTTCAATCTCAACACTCTCACAACTTGGATTCTTTACAAACCATTCTAAGAACCCATTGTCAATAGCCTGTACACCATCTTTGATTAAGTCTTGGTCTGTTGTTAGAATGATTTTTTTAACTTCCACACAAAGTCCGTGTCCATCATACTTAAACATTTTATGTGAAGCATAATGATATACCCAATCTCCTTCTTTAATTTCTTCTGAATTAGTGATGTAGATGTTAAACTTTTTTCTGTGCATCCATTTTCTATCATTCTTATATGACTTATTAGACTGGTAACATAATTGATTTGCATCATTATAAATTAACCTACTTGGTTTATCTGTTGGTATTACCCATAAATTTCTTTTCTTTTCCATATAAAATTATTTGATGTTGTTCTATTGTATTTTGGATTCTACAGCTGATATATCTTCTCCTAAGTATTCTTCACTCTTTTTATTAAATGCAGCAACCCACATTCCATTACTGGATTCTATAACAGATACAGGAAAGTTAAAAAACTCTTCATATTGTGGGTCATCTGACCATATCTTTTCTTCATTCATATTATCTTGGTATTATTTCATAAATCATAGGATATACTGATGAATATTTATAATCATCACATTCTTCATACGTTCCTATAAAACAAATTTGATTTGTTTTAATATTAAAAACCTTATGAGTAGCTGTTACTTCTGTTAAAATACTAGTTTCTTGTTCCATATTAATTATAAGAGGTTTCATAAAATTTTTCATTTGAGACTACTAATGAATTAATTTGTTCTTCAAAATCATCAAAATCTAATCCTAATTGATTAGACATATCTGCTAAAATAGCATAAAAACGAGAAGTACTATTATGAGCAGCCTTTAAAGCTAATGAGTATAATTCATTAACTTCTAATAAATCTCCATTTTGACTAAGAAGATTCCCAAAAGAATCTTTAAATAATCCTGGAATTAACGATTTATTCCAAAATTTAGTTATTTCAGTCTTTAAATCAGTTCCAACTAATTTAGGAATTAAAATAATAGTTTCTTCAAGCATGAGTTTTATTGTTTTTAAATTATTAATAATTACATCATAGTCACTAAACGCTATCCATTAGATTTTTCAGGATATTAGACTACCAACCTGAATTATTCATTCAGGTATTTAAAAATAAATGTTGTTTATATAATAAGTAAATAGATAAATACAAAATCAAATACTAAAACAAAGACCTTTCTTACTACAAAGGCAATGACAAATACTAAGTCTCATGTTCATTAATAAATTATCTGCTCTTATTAGAGTTTTCAGTAACCTTATTAACTAGTGAGTTCTATCTCAGTTTTGTTTTATTTTGTAAGAAAGCGGTTTTTTGGCACAAAGCCATTCTTTAGTTATTATAATATATATTATATATTGTTTTGGACTTATTATATAAACATAAAAAGAAAAAGAATCAGCTTGTGCCTATCTCTTTCTTACCATCAGTATGGACTAGTTTTCTAGCTGTTTTAGAAATAAATCTACAACAGGTTGAAAACGTGGATCAATTTGAATACGTAAAGAAGAAGTTTTTTGAATATCTTCTTGACGCTTTTGCTCAAATATTTGAATAGCTTTTTGATTAGCTTCTTCATATACTTTTACAGCAGTATTGTAATCTAATCTTAATAACTCATTTTCAGAGTTGATTTTAGATATAAGTACACCATTTTCAGCTGAAATACGAGCGTTTTCTTCAGTTACCAAGTTTTTAACCTTAGCTTTAAAGTAATTTACTTTTTGTTCATAATGTCTATGCTTTGCAGCTAATTCATTATGAATATTCAATAATTGAGTAGAAGTATGATGAATTTTTACATCTAAAGGTGTTTTCTTACCATCTTCAATATTCATCCATTCTAATGTCTTCAAAAAAGGTAATTCTTTACGAAGAATGTCCAATTTGGAATCTTTATGAATAAATTGCCCAATATGAGCTGCATAGCTCTCTGCTTCTAAATACTCATTGTATTCAGATAAAGAAAGTTGATCCCAACCCCATTTCTCATCAACTAAAGGTAAAGTATTAGCTTCTTTAGTTTGAGGATAAACAGGGTACTCTAAATCACTAACAAAGCTTTTAGCTTTTAATTCCTTTATAAGGGAATCTTTAGCTCTGATGTTTTCCATCAGAAAAGCTTGTGTAGAATGCAATAAACCCTTTTCAAGGATTAATGCTACAATATCTTTAGGTATTGGATTACCTACTGTATCAGTATAAGTTTTAGAACCTATACTTAATGTTTTTTCACTGTTGTTAATAACAGCAAGTTGGTTTGCAATTTCTTGTGTTTTTTGAAAACATAAATTACTAATAGATTGTGCTTGTGACAAACTCAAGCCTTTGTCTGATAGAGAATTTCTCATGATGGTTTGTACTGTTTCAAAAACAGAAAAATTTAAGGTTTAGATTTGTAAGTTTATAAAGGTAGTCTTACTTCCACCTGTTGCTATTACCGCACGATTTATACGTCTGTTGCAACTTCCCTATCTAATAGGTGTACCACCTGTATAGTTTTTAAAAGAAAATAAATTAATTTGATGAAGCTGCGTACATTACTACTAGCAGTATTAATAAGACTTTACATCTTTGTAGTCCTAGTCTCCTTTATTAATTGGTAGGTGCACCAGGATTTGAACCTGGATTTCCTTTACTTAACGTAAAATTGCTCTAACCGCTTGAACTATACACCTATAAAAAGAGAAGTTGTGGACTTTTACCACATCTAAGAGAGTTTACGTTCTCTTTTGAAACCTTACGTTAGGCTTATACATCTTGTACTAACTTCCCCATTTATCCTTTGCACTCAGTTGTAATACTAAACAAAGCTTGTATTTCTACACAATGTTCGTTAGGAGGTTTTCGTTATATACCTCATAGATTACAACTGCTCACCCTTTGGGAGACTGATTAAGAGATCAGATAAGGACTCTTTGCCTTACCACTATAGTCTTAATCAGGTAGTTTCACATCTTACCTATGCATTTATCCAGTTGTCTGAAACAACAGATTTATCCTGTCATAGTAAACACCTCGCCTCGTAAGGTGCTATAAGAAATTTTTATATCCACATGAGAATGTGCAAAGAGAATAAAAAATTGAGCATTGCAACCTTCAGATTAATTAATGGGTTTCAGTGCATTATACTACATATTGACCCTCTTATGGGTTGTTATCATTGTAGTCAAGTCTTGCTCAATTTTTATATATTTCCTACAATCAGATAAAGCTTAGGGATTGACGTTACCATCTCCCCCTAAACTCAAAGAATTATTGTCCAAATTGAATAATTGTTAAAGGATTAAGTCCATTAGAAAGAACTTCCTTAATAACTGTAATAACTTCTAAAAAGGTATTTTCATCAGGAGCTGAACAAAGAGTACAATCTTTAGAATTACCAGAAACAATAACATCCACTATTTCTGTTTTTTCTAAATTAAGAACATACAATCCATCTGAGCATATACCTAATAAATACTCATATTCATCCATACTTGTTAATGGACTATCAAACATTGTTTGAATTTTTAATGCTAACATATTAATTGTTTTTTGAGTTATCTACTATTTATTTATACTCTTTAGTAGGTTTAAGAGTGGAAGCTTAAAGGTTTACCAACCTATATTTTTAAACTTGCATATTATTTTCAGAAGGCAAAGTTTCTTCTTCAAAATTAGACCAAATATTATTTTTATCTAAAGAAAAATCTTTAAATATTTTAAGAAATGGTAATAATGCATCTTCTTCAACAGTTAATAAATCTTTTTTATCTAAAATAGCTTTATAAACAGATCCTAACACTTGAATTTGAATTAAGTTAAGCTCTAATTCCATTCCTTTTACACCATACCCTTCTTTAACAGAAACGGGGTTTGTTTTTACGTTTTTTTTAAATTGTCTTTCCATTTGTTTTTGTTTTGTTTGAGTTAATAAAATTTTAAACATTTATTTTGTGCTCTTACTAAACTCACAATATGTGAGAACCTAGAAGCAATGGTTATTTAAAAGAGTTCACCGTTGATGTAATCGCAGGTGAACTCAAAACTACTTTCTTATATCTCTAGTTATTCTCATCATCCATATCTATCATTCTTGGAAAAGGAATCCACCAATATAAAAAAAGAATTCCATATAGTTGACCCCAATGAGTTAAAATATATCTATAACCATATCCTCCAATGAAAGAAATAATAAAAGATATTAGTAAATAACTACAAAATACAATAAGAATGTATTCTATAAACATTCTAGTGTTTGAATATTTTTTCATTTTACTTGTGTTTTTGACCAAATATATTCAACTTCTCTACCAGTTAATTGATTACAATTTTTAGCAGGTGTGAATTTATTTGGAATTGTGAAATATTGTTTAAATAACTCTATTTTATGAACTTCTGGTAATTTATACCACCAATTCAATGCTTTTTCCCTATCCATAGCTATATTATTTACCATCCAATATGAATATCCTCAATATAATGAATATCTTCACTTAAATAACCTACTAAGGTAGTCTTTTCTGTAAAGATCTTTGGACAACTTCTATTCAATCCATCACATTCACAGACTCCATCATGACTATATTCTACAGTCATAGGAGTTAAAGAAATTGCTATAAATAGCAATAAAAATAATCTTTTCATAAAATTAAAAATTTTTGAGTTAAAAATAAAGACAAGTACGTATTTAATATATTCACTAGTTATAACAGATTTTAAATGTGGTTTACTCCACTTATCATGTTGATATTATCTCAGTTACTACTTTTGTTATAACTAGTGAACATACTAAAAATAAGTCTACGCTTTCCTTTGAATGTTTATTTTCGTAATCCTTGTAAATAATACCAATGAACTAATCCAAAATGCTCTTTTATACTACTCTCTCCATTATATGAAATATTATTACATATGACTTCATAAGAACGTTGACTTAATTTACCTGTAGTAAATATCTCTTTTTTAAAAGGATCTCCATTCATTCCCATAAGACGTTGAAAAGCTTCTCTAATTTCTTCTTTTTGTTCATCAGTAAAACTTATCTGTGGTTTTACTATTGTAGAATTTGACATAATTGTTTATTTTTTTGAGTTTTTGCGGTTTCTGTTTCGACCCTCAATTAGGTCATCATCAGCATAAACAATAGTTTATGGACAGAAATTATAACAAATAATAGATAAAATCTTACATATAGTGTACATCTATATATAATACAAAAGATATTTATAAGCTTCTCACACTTACTTTTTCTTTTAATTACAATTGAGGTTGTAATTCGTACTTCTCTATTATTTGTTATAATAATATCTATAAGGAAGATATCAATACCACTGCTCTTGCTCGTAGTCTACAGCTTAACCACAAGCCCCTATCCTTTTTCCTAATCACTACATTTGGAAATACTTTCAGGTAATTTTTTTTAAATTTTACATTTTTTTAAATAGACCTATCTCGCTACCTCAAACTAAGGTAAGATAGTTCTAAAAGAGAAAGCAAAAGAAAACAATGTGCAGTGATACACTATTTTCTTTCTTTACTACAAAGGATGCCTCCTATAGTAGTGCTTTATACTGTTTCGACCTTTTGGGTCATCATCAGGCAGGATACATTCCCACGACAGTTTATAGCTAGTTTACCAACTTGAAAGTTAAAACTCCTCCCTAACTTAATAGGAAGGAGCTGAATCAAAAGCACGTTTCATGTCAAGTTCTCTCAACCTTTCCTCTCTTTCATTGTGTTCTTTGAGAAAATCAATTAAAGACTGCTGATTATTAGCATTTATCCTGTCTTCAATAGTTTTGAGTACATAAGGACAAGCATTATCAATCCAATCACTTCTGTCAAATTTACCTTTAATAACCTTATGGTTATAAAAGCAAGGATCAACAAACTCAGGACACATGAGACAATTGTCTAGACTGTGGCTATCAATAGTTTTACCTGAAGATGTATGAACTAACAAAAGCTCATATCTAATACCGTTGTCAAAGACTTCAATATGGTAAGAACTTGCACCTTTGTTAAATATGTAATCCATAGGATCTAACTTTTGAAATGTAGTAGTCATAATTAATTTGTTTTTGAGTTTTAATTTAATAATTATCCAATAATACTAATAGTACTAAATGGAACAGCTTGTCTAAAAGTAGGAAAATCCACATATAACATACGTGAACTATTTAACCCTGATTTACAATCATTGTAGTCTTCAATACTACAAGTTCCTTCAAGATTGTGATAAGAACAATATACTTTGTACATAATATATATCAATTTTATAGAGTTTTATTCTCTTTTTGAGTTTATAATGCAAAGCTATCTTATTAGCCCCAACTTTTTTCCCATATCCTTTAAAATCAATGCTTTACAAAGATTGTAAAAAGAATATGTAGGGAAATAGACACTTAATCATCTCTTTGTTTTACAAAGTACTTTGAAATTCAAAGTGTATAAGTGCTTGATTATCAGTTAGTTGTAAGGATTTTTACTTTAAGATTTTGTAGATTCCAGAGATTTACGAGGTGATTAAGGAAATGTTGTTCGATTTTAATATCATATTCAACTTTTTCAGGAGATTTAATTATGACATAATTATCTCCATTTAATTGTTGTACTACAATATCATATTCAGGATGTAAATTAGGCTTATTCATGATGAAATATTGGTTTTTTTATGAGAAATATGTTCAAATATTTGGTATATATTAAAATATATCATATCTTATATTATAATATAAGAGATAATAAATATAATATTCTCAAAAATGACCCTCAGCAGGATGCTTTACGAAGAAGGGTGTATAAAACTGCTGTTAGATTATTTATCACTATCATATGTTATAATCAATATATCCTTAATCGTACCAGTAGATCCTTATATCTCTGGATTTTTAGTTTGTGGACATTACAGGAATTGAACCTGTGACCTTCTGATTATGAGTCAGACGCTCTAACCAACTGAGCTAAATGTCCTACACGAATGAACAATAACTTTAATACATTATTATAAGTTATATGCCCACCCACCCACCACCTTGGTATATAAAAAAAGGGCCGAAGCCCTTCTTTTATGAAAACGCACCTACAACAGGTTGTTGTACTAAGTTGGTTGGTGCAGTTCTTTGAGCGGTTCCTTCAGAGCGTGCAATTGCAGCATTCTTAGCTTGCTGCATGTAGAGTCCTAACAACTCTTCCTTAGTAACACCTTTAGTTTTGGCAATGGCTGTTGCTTTTTGGATTAATGTAGCACTCCTTTCCAATGCAGTTTCTATGCGTTGCTCATAACGTACGTTATTCAACGCTTTAGTAGCACCTGCTACCTGATACATTGGAAATCCCGTAATTTGGTCATTTCCCGCATAAATTGGCTCAATTTCTTTGCCTTTCAGAGCGGCTGCTGCTGTTTCCGTAGCTGCTAATAATACACGTACCAAAGGTTTCTTAGCATCAACCACTACATGATGGTTTTCTGCTAAATTGGTTGGAAAATCAGCTGTTGGTTCAGCAAATCCGTAGCGTCCCTTTACAAGGGTAATTTTTAACTTACTCATTTTTTTACGTTTTAATTTGTTTTTAATATGGCGCTTAGTTATATGGGGGTAACCCGCTCACCAATTCAACAATGGGGCTAAATTTTGGGTCGGACCCTATGTATTCTAGATATTACAGTTTTTATATATTACAGTTTTTTTATTATAGAAAAGGGGGAGGGGGGTATTATATAGATATTAGATTTGATGGGGGGGTATAAATACATAAAAAATAATTTTAAAAGTTAAAAAGTAGTTAAATATATATTACAATTTATATATAGTGATTAAATGGGGTTAACTTTGTATTATAAAATAGTATAATATATGGAATTTAAGAAAGTAAAGGGTAGGGTTTTATTAGTTGAGGAACCTCCTAAGGATTTAGTAAGTGCTGGTGGTATAATTATACCTGATGGAGCTGAGTCTAGTGTTGAGATGATTAAGAATTGGTTATGTTTAGTAGTTGGTGTAGGGGATAGTTGTCATGAGGATTATGAGGTTGGTCAGGTTGTAGTAATAGATCCTAGTTTACAGTATGTAGGATATACGGATCCTGATAATAAGCGTAGTAGGATGTTTATTCCACAGGACAGGGTATTAGCAATTTATAAATAAATAAAATAATAAATATGGAAGATCAAAAAGTAGGACCTAGTCCTGAGCAGTTAAAGATGATGCGTTCTAATTATGTACGAACAATGAAGGATGATGTACAGATTTTAGAGTTAGAGCAACGATTTTGGAAGGCTAAGTATGAGTCATTGTTATACAAGAGTGAGCATGCTAAGTTAGAGGGGATTATTAGTCAGCAATTAAGTGAGATGGAGGCTATGACAGCTCAGATGCAAGATGAGGTATTAAATGCTCAAGAAAAAAGTGATAATGTAGGAGAAGATGTTAGTAATTAAGGATTATATTAAGGTAGTTAATATAGATGATTTATTAAGGATCATATTAAAGGTTAAGGGTATTGAGTTTAATGTTTCATTAAGTGATGCTCAATTAAATTTAATATTAGACTTTTATTATTACGGCATTAATGATGTTGCTTATAAGAATCACTTAGATAAGTCATTACGATTAGCTAATTATTATAAATCCAAGGCTACTATAGATAACAATAAGAGTTATTTAAAGAAAATGAAGGTTTTAGTAAAGGATACAAAGGGGGATTTAATTATATCCCCTTTGTATTTACCTTTAAATTTAGGTGGTAAGATATTATTAAACTTAAATATATTACATGATAAGTAAGATAGATATAGTATATAATAATGTTGCTAATAAGTATGGGTTAGATGAGAAGTTAGTAAAGTCAGTAGGTTCTGCTGTATTTTCTCATTTAAAGGATAAGATATTAAGTTTAGAAGAGGGTTCTTGTTATTTATCACATTTCGGATCATTTATTTTAAAGAGTCAAAAGATTGAGAATCAGGTACATAAGTATTTAGCAATGCGTAGATATAAATGCAGTAAAGATCCTAATTATGTAAATAAGCCTATATCTAAAGCTGCTAAGAAGTTATTTTCTACATATTTAAATGTAATATTACCTTTTAAGAAGAAGAAGATAGAGTTATCTGAGAGACAAGTTGAATTTTGTAAAAAGCAATATGAATCATATGAAAAAGATATTAATTAAAATATTAGCCTTTTTTGGAATAAAGGCTACAGAAAAAACTTTAAATAAGGCTCATATAAAGTCTTATTTACAAGCTAAGATACGCAGAGGGTTATTAAGTCCAGCAGCGTCTAAGTTATTAACAGCTGAAGCTAAAGAATATTTTGGTTTACCATTATATAAGCAAGAGATTATAATTTGGCGTACATATAATTTACAGTTTAATAATCAGGGTAGGGAATGTTTAAAGAAGAATGAGTGTCCTTGTGGATGTGTTACTTCTGAGGTTTTATTAGCTGATTCAGCTTGTGACCAGGGTTGTTTTCCTGAGATGTTAACTTTATCTGAGTGGAAGCAATTTAAGAAGAAGCATAAATTTGAAATTGATTTAGAAAGAAAAAAAGTTATATTATGTTAATAGGTAATAAAGAAATTGATTTTGGGATAGTAAAAGAGGGTTTAGTTCCTCAAGAGACTATTGAATTAACAAATATGTTTTCTAATAATATTATGATTACAGGTGCTACAGCATCATGTGGTTGTACGAAACCTTATGTAAAGATAGGGATCTTAGAATCTGGGATGTCTACAAATGTTACAATTGGGATTAATACATCTGGGAAGAAAGGAGCTATTAAAAAAACAGCAAGTATCAGTTATACTAATAATGGTATTCCTGAGAAATATGTTATCACAGTAAAAGTAACAGTAGAATGATATTAAATTTAAATAGTGAAGTTAATCTAGACATGTTGGATAGAATAGTAGATTGTTATAATAGCATTCATCCAGAAGAAAGTTTAGATATATATTTTGCTTCAATAGGTGGTGATATAGCAATTGTTCATGCTATATTAGATATTATTGAGAAGAATAAACATAGAACACGATTAATTGGATATTCTCACTTATTTTCAAGTGGGTTTAAGTTATTTTTTCAAGCTAATTGTGAAAAGAAGTTATTACCTTATGTAGATGGGATGTATCATTTATCTAAGACTTTTGGGGTTGGTTTAACTGAAGGAGCTGTGGTTCATAATGGGGAATATGAGAATTTCTTAAAGAAGAAAATTAAAAGTTTTCCTACTTTAGAAGATACTTCTAAGTATGTAGATTTTACAGAAGATGAAATAGATCGGATTAAAAATAATTATGATGAATTTTTTACACATGCTCGATTAGAAAAAATGTTAAAGTTTAATAAGAAGTATTTAGGATTATGATTGGTGTAAAGGAGTTATTAAAAGGTTTAGGTCCTAAAATTGATTGGGATAAGAAAGCCAAGCAAAAAGCTAAAGATTTAGGAGTTTCAACGGAATCTATTTTAAAAGAGTGGGAAGAAGCTAGAGATAAGGGTATATATAAAGGAAATAGTTTACATGAATCTAAACAACAAGAATATGCAGATTACGATAACTATATTAGATATGAGTATAGTAAAATTGATTCTAGTTCATTTGTGTATAATCCTTTAAATTATATAATTGAGGAGGGTTATATTTATGATGAGAAACCTTTTGTTCATCCTAAATATAGTTTAATAGGTATTCCTGATAGGGTTCAGGTTATTGATAATAAGGTTTATATTGATGATTTTAAATCAGATAAGGCTATTTATAAGACAGCTAAGTTATTTAAGATTGGAAAGTTTTATCAGAAGTATATGTTTCAAGAACCTATATCTCATATAGATTGGTGTAATTATAGGGAGTATAATTTACAATTATCTTTATATATGAGGTTAATATTAGATAATAATAGGAAGTTACGTCCTGGAACAATGAGGATATTACATACGATTCATGATGAAGATACTTTAATGCCTATTGAAGAGGTTATTTATGAAGTTCCTTATTTAAGGAAAGAAGTTACAGCAATATTAAAAAAATTAAAATAAAATGAATAAATTACTTATATTATCAAAAAAGTCATGTGGACCATGTCAAGCATTAAAAATGTTTATTAATACTTTAAATGATGAATGTCAAGAAAAGGTTAAAATAATTAGTGATGAGACAGTTACATTAAATGAATTATATGAAGAAATGAAAAAAGTTGAAAGTTATGCTTTTCCTACTTTAGTATTAATCAGTGATGATTCTAGTAAAATAGTTAACGGTTTTGGTGCACAAACAGCATTATTAATTAAAAATCATTTATCATGCTTTTAATTAGAACAACAACAGGAAAATCATTAATCCACGGTTATGGGTTATATGCTGCTGAGTATATAGAAAAAGGTAGACCTATTTGGTTTAAATCAGATAAAGATATTGAGATTCCTATGTCTCAAATTCCATATGAATATAGAGAATATTTGGATAGATATGCTACAGTAGAAAAGAAAGGGTTAGAACAAATTTATAATTTAGATTGTGATGACGCTAAGTTTATAAATCATTCAGAAGATCCTAATATTGTTTTTATTGGGAATATAGGTATTGCTATTTCTGATATAGAAATAAATGAAGAAATCATTTGTGATTATAGAACTATTACAACACCAGAACACTTTGAATTATTAATGCTATGAAAAGAAATATAATACAACGTCTATATGACTCTAAACAAATTACATTTGATGAGATGTTAATCTTATTGGATATACAAGAACCTATTGTTATTAATAGTCCAATGTATAGTCCTCCTCCTTATATTTATACAAATCCTCCTTATGTTGTCACTTGTGATAGTACGACTACTATTGGTCAGAATGCATATAGTGATACTTTTAAGACATATGATCCAAAAGAATATAAAGAAAGTAAATGAGTCCACAATTATTTGAAATAGATAAAACCAGGGGTAGATTATTAATAACTCCAAATGCTTATATGATTGCAGACGTAAAGGATGTTATTGATAAATATAAAGATAATGCTGAACCTTATTTAGCTTATTGTCATTTAATGTCTGCTATAGATAGTCCTTTAAGGAATTTATCAGATGAGGAAAAAAGAGAGAGTGCTATTATAGAAGTATATAGTACTATTGGTGAATTTGATAGTGATGATCCTATTTTGGATAGATGTATAGAAAGATTAAAGAGTTTATATATTACACCTATCTATAGATTATTTGAATTAGCTGAACAAGAGATACATAATATGATTTATTACTTATCTACTACACCTATGTCTTCTGAAGATTTAGGTCAAAGAAAGTCTATTTTACAAGATTTAGGAAAGATTGCTGCTTCTGTTTCAGCTACAAAGAAAACAGTATTAGAAGATTTAAAACAGAATACAAGAGGTGATCAAGAGGTTGGTCAAATACGATAATTATGTCATTATTAATTGAATATCCATTACATATTCCTACATATGATTCTAGCACAGATCTATGGTCGGAAACAACTTTTTCTAATAAAGAGGAGTTTACAGAATATCTCGAAAGTCAATTTAAACTTCCAGGACAGTATAATTTAAAGAATACTAAGAAATGGAAAGAGATGGCTATTAAATATGTAACATCTTGTACTAGACCTAATTTAGAAGGGGGTTTATATTCTAATACTGTAAAAGGAACTGCTTCATATATTAAATTCTGGAATTTTGAAAGAGATAAATCTAAAAAGGGAGTAATTTACGATAATGTATATGTTCCTCCTTTTTATTATTTTTATTTAAATTATTGTCCTTTTCATGATGCAGTTAGAGGAAAAAAAGGGTTTGCTTTAGTTCATGATAATGATTTATATTTCTTTCATTATTTAATGTTATGTTTATTAAAAGGTAAACATGCTGTTGTTTTAAAAGCTCGTCAAAGAGGATATTCTTTAAAAATAATGGCTGTATTATTTTGGTCATATGTTTGGTTTGAAGGTACTGTTAATACAATTGGGGCTATTGATGAGGGTAAAGTAGTTAAATCCTGGAGATTCTTAGAACGTTATAAATCTCATTGTGATCAAAATACTTCTTCTGCCTTTAAACGTGGACCTGTTAAACCTAAATTATTAGAATGGCTTGAGCGTATAGATTTAAAAGATGGTGGATTTTTTGGAAAAGATAGTACTTTAAAAGGTGTTACCTTTCAAAAGAGTTTTGATTCAGGTGTTGGTGGTGCTCAAACTTTCTTCTTTTATGAAGAAGCAGGTATTACTCCAACAATGTTAAAAACAATTGGTTATATACGTCCTGCATTAGAAAGAGGTTCATTAACAACTGGTACAATTATATGTTCTGGAGCTTTAGGAGAACTTGATGATGCTCAAGATTTACAAGAAATATTTTATCATCCTAATTCTCATAACTTTTTAGCAGTAACTAATATCTGGGATAAAGATCCAACAAAACATGGTCAACCTTGTGGTTTGTTTATTTCAGAAGCTTATAATATGGAAGGTGTTGATGATTTAACAGGTAAACCTTTTTATGATGAAGATGGTAATTCTGATGTAGATTTGTCTTTAGCTTGGATTCAAAAAGAAAAAGAGAAACTAAAAGCATCTGGTAAAAATGCTGAATTGATTCAATTAGATTTATCTCAAAAGATTACATCTCCTGAAGAAGGGTTTGCTGCTAGAAAAGATGGTTTCTTTCAAGCTAGAATATTAAAGTCTCATAAAGATAGAATGGTTGTATCTAAACCTACTATAACAAAGTGTGAGTTATATGAAGATAGGGATGGAAATGTAAGATGGCAACATGTAGATAGAAGGGCTATTACTGAGTTTCCGTTTAAAGGGGAAGCTGATGCTGATAAACGAGGAGCAATATGTATTTCTGAGTTTCCTCAAATTGAAAAAGGTTCTTCTGAACCTCCTTCTCGTATGTACTTTGCAGGAATAGATCCTATTCAAACTGATATTACAACTACATCTGAATCTTTATTTTGTATATATATATTTAAAAATAGAACCAGAGTTAAATATAAAGATCCTGAGACAGGAGAATTAAAAATTAGAAATGAGGGATATAAACCTGTGGCTTGGTATTTAGGAAGATATGATGATAGAAAGAAAACAAATGAGCAAGCTGAATTCTTATTAAGAATGTATAATGCTTATGCTCTTGTAGAAAACAATGTTACTTCTTTTATTGATCATATGAGGGGTAAGAATTTAGATCATAAGTATTTAATGCCAGCATCAGAAGCTAAACGTATAATGGGAGAAGACGTTGTTATTGAAGATGATGTACATAGAAATTATGGAATTTATATGTCTCCAAATGGAAAACTTAAACAGTTTATCTTAAATAAAGAAAAAGAATATGTAGGAGATGTCTTAGATGTTGTTAGAAAACCGTCTGGAGAAGTAGTTCGAACTATCTATGGATGTGAAAGAATTATAGATGTAGGTTTAATAAATGAAATGATTGGATATGAGAAACGGTTTAATATTGATAGACTTGTAGCTTTTGGTTTAGCTTTATCTGCTTGTGAAATGTATATTAATTCAGGAATAACATCAGAATTTGATGATACTGAAGAAGAAGAAGATGTTGTATCTATTCAACCTTCAAAAGGTTTCTTTTCACAAAGATTACGATTTTCACATTAAAAATTATTTTCATTTTTAATATTAATACTGTAACTTATATTGTAATACTATATAATGGCAAAAAGAAAACAGGTCAAGTTACCTACTCAAAGTGATAAGAAGTCTTTAATTGTTACATCTAGACAAATATTAAATGGATGGACAAAAGGTATTGGCTATAGTAAATTATGGGCTATATCTCCTATTCAGATGGTTTCTAAGTTTGAAAAGACTGATGAATGGAAGATGTGGAATTTGGATTGGTTTGAAAGAATAGCTTATAATGATCTATCAAAAGAATGGAAAGCTTTAGCCAAGGATTATGAAATGGCTGAAGGAATTTTAAATCCTGAAGATTATGGTAAGAATGGAGAATATGAGGGTTATGTTGAAGATATTGTTGAAGAAACTCAACAGTTCATGCCTATTATGTTCTTTCCTATTATACCTCCTATTGTTAATTTATTTGTAGGAGAATATATTAAACGAGATTCTAGAATTATTGTACGTGGAGTTGATGATTACACTGTAAATGAAAAATTATCATATAAAAAAGATATGATATTAGGTATTCTTGTTGAAAAAGCTAAACAAGACATTCTTCAAAAATATCAAGAGATAGGCTTAGATCAAAATAATCCTGAACAAATGCAACAGTTTGAAGCAGAAATGAATCATGCTGAACAACTTGTACAATCTGAACTGAAGTTCAAAACCTATCAAACAATGGGTGAACAATGGGCTAATAGAATGATTGAATGGGATAATCTTCGTTTTAAAATGAAAGAATTACAAGCATTATCCTTTAGAGATGTAATTGTTGCAGATAAGACATTTTGGCATATTAGATCTTTAGAAGATGACATTGTACCAGAAGTCTGGAATCCTAGATATACTTTTTATCATAAGTCACCTGATAAACGTTGGGTATCTGAAACTAATTATGCTGGAAGGCAAATGTATATGTCTTTATCTGATATATTTAGAAATTATGGACATATAATGAAAGAGAGTGATTATGAGTTATTACGTTCAACTCATCAATTCAAGTCATTAACTACAGATAGTCAATTAGTGAATGCTGTTGCTGGTACTAATTTAGGTGATAAATCTAATTGGACTGACTTTTCTCAACAATATCCAGAAAATATAACTGATGTAACTTATGAAAATGCGTTATTAAATGAAAAATTAAAAAAACAGTTATCTATATATGAACAATCTTTAAAAAAGAGAGATGATTATGAAGATACCTTTGATTACTTTTTAAGAAATGATTTATTAAGAGTTACAGAAGTTTATTGGAGATCATACAAACGATATGGTACATTAGCTAAATATAATGAATCAGGAATGTTAGAATTAGATACTATTGATGAAGATTACATTATTACTGATGAACCTGTTTATGATAATTCTATTTCTAAAAAGAAATGTAGAGAAACATTAATAGCAGGTGAACACATTGATTGGTATTGGAAACCTGAGATTCGATTTGGTGTAAAGATTGCTAGAACATCATTATCTGGATCTCAATATCCAGGAGCATCGTTTAACAATGCTTTGTATTTAAGTGGAGAACCTATTGATTTACAATTAGATAGATTACCTGTTGAGGGTATGGTATTTTCAGATAGAAATACTAAATCTGTATCTCTTGTAAGAAAATTATCTCCACCTCAAATCTGTTTTAATATTGTAAATAACCAAAATATAGATATGTTAGCTAATAATTTAGCTAATGGAAAGGTTATTATGATCGATCAGAATTATATTCCAAAGAAATCTTTTGATGGTACTTGGGGTAAACATGCTATGAATAAATGGCTTGAAATTATTAGAAATAATAATATAGCTTTAATGGATGGTTCACCAACCAATAATCCAACTGGTACAGGATTTTCTCATTTCCAAGTATTAGATTTTAGTAATACTCCAGATATATTAAGAAATATACAATTAGGATTATATTATAAAGATATGGCATTATCTATCTTAGGTATAACTCCTCAAAGAACTGGTACGGTACAAGCATCTGAATCAGCTACAGGTGTACAAGCAGCTCAGATTAATTCCTATGCTCAAACTGAATATTTATTTGATAGGCATTTAAATGAATTAATGCCAAGAGTAAGACAGTTAATGTTAGATTCTGAGCAATACTTAGCGTCTACTAAACCGAATGTAAAAGTGTCTTATACTAACTCTGATTATGAAAATGTATTATTTGAAGTTCAAGGTGAAAAATTATTATTACCAGAATTAAAATTATTTTGTCAATCTACTTCTGATATAAAAGCTTTAGTAGAGAAAATGCATGGATTAGCTTTACAAATTAATACTGCTGGAGCAGAGATGTCTGATTATATGAAGTTATTAAAATCTCAATCTCCATCTGAAATTATTGAGCAATTAGAAAAATCAGAAGAGAATCGTAGACAACAAGTTGAAGCTCAACGTGAACATGAACAAAAAATGTTAGAACAACAACAGGCTTTTGCTAAAGAGCAGCAATTAAAAGAATTAGAACGTGAAGATTATTGGAAAGAACGTGAAGATCAAACAAAACGATATATTGCTGAAATAAGTGAATTGGGTGGAATTCAAACTGATGCAAATGCTAATAGTGAAATAGATTCACTTGAAAACTTAAAAGAATATAATAAACAACAGAACTTTCAAACTGAACAAGGTTTAAAAGAACGACAAGTTGAAAGTCAAATTAAAAATCAGTCTAAACAAAATCTTTTAAAAGAAAAAGAATTAGTAACAAAAATGGCTATAGAAAAAGAAAGATTAAAAATAGCCAAAGAAAATAAAAATCGTTATGATAAATAGCATTTCAAAACTATTTAATACAGTTTATATTCTCTAAATGTAATTAATTTTATTAATGAATATATTTTGTTCTAATATATAAATGATATACCTTATATTATAAAAGAGGTATTGGAAGACCTAAATTAAATAAACCGACATATGGCATTTGAAATTACTAATTGGGATGATTCCCAAAAAACAGAAAGTCTTTTAGAGGGCTTTGAAGTTATTAAAGAAGATATAGCTCTTGACAAATCTGGATTAGAAGATCCTGAAAAAGATCCAAACGTATTAGTGGATCCAATTAAGGAAAAGACAGATGATAGTCTTTTAGAGAATTTAGATAAAGAGAAAAAAGGTGATAAACCTGATGATTCTCTAGGAGAACTAGATTCGATTGCAAGTGCAGCTGCAACATTATTAGCAGAACAAGGTGTAATTTCATTATATGAAGATTATGAAATTAAAACTAAAGAAGATTTAGTTGCTCTTGTTAAAGATAATATTCAAGATAAATTGTCTGAAGTAAATGAATATATATTTCAGGAACAATTACAAGCTCTACCTCCTCAATTTCAATCTATAATGAAATATGGTTTATCTGGAGGAACTGATGTTAAATCTTTATTAGAATCTTGGGGTGAAGCTGAAAGAGTATTTTCAATAGATATTACTTCTGAAGCAGGTAAAGAACAAGTTGTTAGGGATTATTTAAGATTGACTAAGTATGGTAGTGATGAAGAAATCACTCAAGATATTCAGACTTGGAAAGATTTAGGGACGTTAGATAAAAAAGCTGAAGCATTTAAACCTAAATTAGAAGAGTATCAAATGAAGGTTATTGCTGCAAAAGAAAAAGAAGCTGATGATGCTAACCAACTAGAGTTGCAATATACTCAACAATATATTAACGCAGTAGGTCAAGTTCTTGCAAAAGAAGATATAAATGGGCTTAAATTAGATAAACAAACAAAACAATTTATTTATCAGAATGTACAACCTATTTATCAATCTCAATTAACAGGAAAACCTATTGACGCTTTAGAAGCAGTAGTTGAAGAATTAAAATATGGTCAGAATGCTAATCCTGAATTTTATTCTCAATTATTACTTTTTGCTACACAGCCTGAAGTGTTTATGGAAACATTAAAGTTACAGTTAAAAAACAATGTAACCATAGAACAAGAAAGGAAGTTAAGAAGGCAAGTTAAAGAAGGTGTTTCTGGTACACCTTTAGATGATACGAATAAAAGATCTTCTAAAAGACCAGAAGAATTAAAATGGTAAAATAAAAATTAAATTTATAACAGATGAATCCACATGGTATTTTTTTCCGCCAAACCAGCTTAGGTGATGCTCAGTCTCACTTGAATATGACTAATTTGGCTATGAGAGTAAACCAATCTGACAATATTAAGGATTTAGGTTTAATCACTTTCTGGTCTCAGGCTATGAAAAGTGAGATTCCTATGTTTAAATGGTCAGATTTTGACACTAACAATATTATTGAACATGACGGTGACTATTTAAAATATAAAGTTGCTGTTAAAACTGACAATCTAATTCGAATTGTCCAAGACTTATCTGGTACAGATGAGCCTGGTGCTGACGATAGTAAATTCGAATTGATGGTTGATTCAGATGCGTTTGGTCCAGGGACTTTACTTAAACCTTCTCAGTTTTCTGAGTTTGCGTTATTAGTAACTCCTGATCAAGTTCGTAAAGTTGGTGATCATGCAATTATTACTTGCCAATTTATTAGTACAACTTTAAATAGTGTTCCAAAAGAATACTTACAACCTGGACAACCATTAGGTCGTTTTGGTTCGTTACGTTCACCTGAATATGGTCAGGAATGGACTCCTTGGAAGTTTAAAGGTATGAACTCTGCAAAAGAATACTTAATTAAAGTATCTAATGCTGAAGTTAATGCTCATTACTGGCTCTCTGATAAAGTTTGTCAATTTTCAGATGGTACTTCTGATGCTTCAATTACATTGAAGAACTATTATATGAAAGTAAAAGAATACTTCCGTGTAAAAGATGTTAAAGATCCTACAGTTCCTGATTTAAATCATCCTAAGTCTGATATGACAATGGAAGAAATGAAAACTGCTTTGAAATCAGGTCGTGCGTCAGGAGCATTTGCTTATTTAATGGATGATATTTCTTATGGTATTATTCATAATGATGAGGCTCAAATGTTAATGTGGTCTCCTGGAGGTTCTAAAAAAGCATACGATGGTCAAGAAGAAATTCAACTTCCTACAGGTTTATGGTTCCAATTAAAATCTGGATATGTTAATCCTTTCAATATTTATAATTTTGATTTAGGTTTTATTGAAACAGGTTTACAAAACTACATCTTAGGTCGTAGAGATTTCACTACTATTGGTTCTGAACCAGAAATTGTATTAGAAACAGGTTGGGCTGGTATGTTAATGGCATCTCAAGCAATTCAAGCTAAATATCAAAATTCTGGATTTGGTACAACAGTTATGTTACATAATCAAGAGTTTGGTTTCTTGCAAGGAAAGTCTCATAATCTACAAGCTAATGCTACTTTGTTTACAGGATGGACTATTCCTGGGGTATATAAAGTACAAATCAAATATAGTCCTGCTTTTGATAATACTTGGGAAGCATCTGATTTAGATAATCCTATGGTAAGTTCTCCTTATGGAACTTGGAGATTGTCTTCTTTCTGTTTTATTGCTTATCATGTAAATTCTAAAAAAGATAATATTTATTTGATTCGTAAAACAAATCCAAAAGTACGACATTATGTGATTGCTGGTACAGAAACACATCCTATGTATCGTAACATGTCTTCTGGATTTATGGATGGTGGATCTACATATAGTCACCTTGCATCTACACATACTTCAGGATTTGGTGCTTTCTTACGCAAACCTGTAGGTACAGTTTGGGTAAAAGATCCTACACAAGTTTTAGTATTTTTGCCTTATAATCCAAAAACAGGTCGTCCATTTGGAAACCTTATGTAATATTAAATGCTGTTGGGTGAAGAAAAACAGCTGTTAAACTAAAAGCACATCTTTTTATGAAAGGAAAAGGAAAAGGGAAGAAAAAAGGTTGTTAACCTAAAAAAATAAACCAATATGTCAAGTAAAAAAATTAATAGCTCAACTGATGCTATGGAAGAAAAATCAGTTTTTGATAATCTAGTGTTTGATCAAGACGTTCAATTAGAAGATCTTTTAGATAATGAAAGTCCTATAATTGAAAAGAAAAGAAGTAAATATGCTTCAATAGTTCATAATAGCTCTGAGACTTATAAAGATAAGTCTAAAGTTGCTGAACTTGGATTAGATTTATTTCCAGGTTTTTCAAGAGAAATGGAACTAGCAGCTATTGAAAGGGGTCGTAAAAACTTCTATCTTACAGGTTTAGATGAAACATTATATAAAGAACAATGGGAAAAAGATTTTTTAAAAGAGTCTTTGATTATTTTAGAAAAGAATTTTGGTAAAGAAATTCATGATCCGTTTAATCATGAATTTTGGAAAACAAGATCATTAGTTATCAGAGATGATGAAGTTCTTTTAGATTTAGAAAATCCTGAAAATTTATTGACATATTGGAATATAAAAGGGGGAGGTTATCCTTTTGTTGCAAAATCACCAGATGAATTATCTCGATTAAATGTTCGTTTTTATTTAAGTGAACCTCATTTAGAATATAGTACAAAAGGAGATGATGATCGTTTAAAAGATAAAGCCATTGCCTTATTAACTGAGATAGATGAAGGTCCTTCAGGTTTTTCAACAATGTTCTTTATTCATAAGAACTTAATTACTTCAAATGAAGGAATAACAAAAAACACTCCTAAAAAGTTAATATACAATTCTTTGAGACGTTATATTGATGGAGATTACGCTCCTACGAATAGAAAGAAAATTGCTCCAAAATTATTTATAGAAGCTGTAAATCTTTATAAAAATAATAGTAAAAAAGCAACTACTATAGCTATTGTAAATGATGCTATCTATTTTGGAAAGATATCTACTAATAAAGATAATCAGTTTATTAGTAACATAACTTCTCATAATTTTAGAACTACTGATAAAGTTAAATTAATAGACAGTTTAATGTCTCCTGCAAATCAAGAAGAATTAATTACTTTATACAAAGAAATTGAATTAAATTGGAATAAACTTAGATAATGCATCCTACTCTTGTTCAAATAAAGCTAGATGAAAGATTAAATAAACTTGCTAGTGAGAATTATGTTAACATTGAATGTTGGCAAAAAAGAGAAGCTATAAATAAAGCTCAATTAGAGTGGGTTCGTAGACAAATACACGGTATTAATTTAAGTAAAGAAGGTGATGAACAAAGTAGAATACGTGTTGATGATCTTCAACATTTAATTGAATATCAAGATTTAAATACTACTAACAAAGGAATATATACTGAATCTGAAACTTTACCAGAAAATTATGGTTGGTTTAAATCAGTAAGGATTTATGGAAGTTCCGAAAATTGTTCTGATCAACTCATTTTAGATATTCATCAAATAGAAGAATCTAATGTAAATGAATGGTTAAACGATTGGTCAAAACAACCATCTTTTGAATTCAGCCAATGTTTTTATACCCTTGCTAATAATAAAGTCAATGTTTATACCAACAAGGAATTCAAAATTTCTAAATTAACGCTAGTATATTATAGATTTCCTACTAAGTTTGATATTGAAGGTTGTGAATGGTATGATGGTTCAAATGGTGTGGATAAGGATTTAAACTTTAAAGATGATGTGGCTGAATTAATTATAGATGAAGCTGCTTCGATTTTAGCTGGTGACACAGAACATATATCTGCATATCAGATAACTAATAAAAGAAAAGAAGAAAATAATTAAAAATTTAAAATTAAAATAAAATGACAAACAAATTTCATGTACTGGATCATCCCATGCTCCTTTATGCTGGACACACTACAACAGGTCATACAAAAGACTTGAAAGCTGGTATTATAGGATTATTTGATGATAAGAATGGAACTGCTGTTACCGCAACTACTATTAAAGGTAATAAACCTGTTCGATTTGCTCAAGGATCGTATCATTCAAAAGACAACTTAGGTCTTTTTTATAGAGGTCTTAGAAATTCTTTAAAAACTGCTGACTTCTTACCTAAAGATGTTATGCATATTGAGTTCTCTCCATTTGCTCTTTCTCAGAATGAAAAATGGATATTTGGTTGGGATGGAATAAACGACTGTGAAACTCTTAAATTTGAATGTGGAAAAACTCATAAATTCCGTGTTCGTATTTTTGGTGAAGGTGTTTATAACGAATTTACTAAACAAATTTTAAGAGATGTATCTGTAACTACTGCTTGTTGTGATTCAGATGAATGTGCTGAAGGATGTCCTGATAACTCTATTCATTGTCGTAATTATACTAAAGCTTTAGTTAAGGCTATTAATTCTGATGTTGAAATTTCTAAATTTGTAAAAGCTGAAGTAGTTTATCCTGAGATTGCTGCCAAAGTATTAACACATAAAAAAATGTGTTTATCAGTTTGTGATAATGGAGATCAAGAAGCTTTAAGTGCTATTCAACGTGCTTATCCATCATTAACAATTACAAGAACAGGACGAGTTGGAAGTACTAGTACTTATCAAACAAACTGTATCTTAAATGCAACTAGTGTTTCTAACTATACTCCATCAACAGATGTTTTATTATCTGTATGTAATACTTGTCAAGCTGGATTTACATTAGTAAACGGTAAAGATGTTTACACAATTGTAAGAAATATTGCTGATTATACTAATACAGCTGATGTAATTGCTGATTATGTTGCTGCTTCTGTAGCTACTATTCCTACTACTGATGTTACAATTGGTACAGATACTATTACTGAAAATGCTCATAAATTTGTCACAGGTCAAGCTGTAACTTATTCTAATGGTGGTGGAACTACTTTAGCTGGTTTAACAAACGGAACGGTTTACTATGTTATCAAAACTGGAGTTAATTCTTTCAAAGTTGCTACAACTGCTGCTAACGCTTTTGCAGGTACAGCTATTGATTTAACTGGTACAGGTAATAACGCTCAAACTTTTACTCCAGTATTTACTGCTACTGAAATTGCTCACACTCCTACAACTGTTGTATTACAATTAGTTGTTGATGCTGGTGCTGCTGTTGCTGCTGTTGATGCTGGTGCTGGTATAGATGCTGTTACTAAAGGAGCTTCAATTCCTTCAGTATGTAGTCCTTCTGCTCCTTCAGCTATTGCATGGACTCAATGTGCTAGTGGTCATGTTGCTACAAGAACTTTGACAGCAATTATTAGTAAAGATTGTAATGGTTCTTCTAATAGACTTGCAGAAATTCAGGCTTATTATTCTACTGATCATACTATTACAGGAGTAACATTGCTTGAAGCTGGTGCATGTGAAGATAAATATCAGATCACTCAGCAAAGTGAATGTATGGGACCTGATGGTTGTTTAACAGAAGAATTACCAGTATATGCTAATATTGGTTCTTTTGAAGGAGTAATGTGGGGTGAAGATCCTTGTGTTGAACCTGCTACTCCTGCTGAACAAAACTTATGTGGTATTCGTTTAGAAGTAAGTTCTAGTTACGATCGTTTTGGAAATTGTTCTTGGGTTCCTGAAGATTACTACACTTTCAAACCTACTATGATGGAAATCTGGGAAGTTGAAGAAGATGGTGCTCCTTGTAAGAAACAAGTTACAGCTCGTAAATTGCAAAATGCAGAACAAGCTCGTCAATCAGGTGAATGGGTTGCTCGTGAATATATTAACTTGGCTGCTTATTTATATCATAGTGCTTTTGAATCTGATCCACGTCTTCGTGAGATTTTAGATCAGACTATCTATCAAATTGTTGATAAAAAGGCTTTCTATAATGTATTTTATATTAAGTATAAACAATATAGAGGTAGTAATTTTGAAGGTAATATGCAAAATGCAGAAACTTATGAAATTCCAATCGTTCTTAAAGAAGGTATTGATGTGACTCCGTTCATTAATTATCTTAACTCTATGTTTGGACCTATGGGAATCATGGTTCAGCCTAGAATTGGACAACCAAACTATTAATTAACAAATTAATCCTGCAAGGTGGGTGGGTCTAACCCATCCACCTTTTTTAGTTTATGATATCAACATTAATATTAAATATAGAATCAAAGAATGATCCTTACTATTTTGTAATAACAGATAGAAGTCATTATAATCCTAATCTTCCTGTAACTTGTGGGACATTAGAGATAAAAGTACCAGGTGCAAAACATTCTGTATTTTTTAATGTTTTACCTAATTTCTCAACATCATATAACGCAAGTTCGTTAAGAATTCAAATTGCATCATCTCATGATACTTTAATTCCTTTACCTGATGGACCTTATTATGTAAAATATAGTATTAATCCAAATGAGCAGTTATATGTAGAGTATGTATTTTATAATACAGCTATGTTAAAATCTAAATACTTTGAAAAAGTATGTAGTTTTTTTGAGAATAAATGTGACTATACTATCAAACAGCAAAATGAAAAGATTGAAGAACTTTGGACTATTTCAAATAACTTAGATTTAATTAAAATTGCTGCTGAAGAATGTAATAATGTGCAAGAAGCTACTTTATTATATAATAAAACTTTTGAATTAATAAATAAATACTGTGATTAATTTTAATACTATCCATAAACAATTAGATAAATTAAACTGCTTAATGTCAGACATTAAGTTAAGTTCATTATATAATGAAGATTATGGTATTTCATGCGGTATTGATTTTACAAAACCTAATAACAATTTAAAGTTTTTAAAAGTAAAAAAAGATATTCTTGAATATTATTCTCAATTTTCAAAACAAGAACTCGAATTATTACAAGCAAGTAAAAGATTAACTAATAAAAAATTAAAGAAAACCGTATCATTAGATGATGAAATGTATTACTGGTTATTATCTAACTTTAACTCTATTAATTCTTCTTTGAATTTATTAAATAATTCAGTTGATAAAAATGCTGTGTTTACTCAATCTACTCCTTCAGTTACATGGGTTTTTGAGCATAACTTAGGATTTAATCCAACTCTTCAAGTCTTAGATCTAAACAATAATCCTATTTTAGGTTTCACAAGAACAGATGATTCAGTTAATAAAGTAACTTTGACTTTTAATATTGCTATGTCTGGAAAAATATATGCTAGTTAATTATGTCAGGAGGAATATTAGGCGGAGCTTTAAATGCTAATAATCAGCTGATTAATAATTTAGCTGATCCAATTAACAATTTAGATGCTGTTAATTTACAGACATTAAAGTCCAATGTATCTATTGAAGTATATAATGCTGGAGAAAATATTAATTCTCATACTGCTGTTGTTCTAATTAATAATTTATTATATGCAGCAGATAGAACTAATCTTTCTCATTATTTTGCTTTTGTAGGATTTACATTAACTTCTGTGGTAACAGGTAATGTCGTTAATGTTCAAACTAAAGGAGTTATATCTTTAGCTGGATGGGGTTTGACTCCTAACGCTTATTATCAGTTGGATAACGGATCTGGTATGATTACTACAACTCCTCCTTCTGGATCAGGGTTTACTCAAGTTGTAGGATTAGCTGAAAGTGCAAATAGTTTATTAATATTAAAAAACATTCCAATCTTAACATAAAATGCCAAAATTAATTAAAGTAAATCCTAACGGATCTCAACAAGAATATGCAGGAATAACATCCTCAGCTGGAGCTGGTTCTTCTGCTGAATTTCCTATTTTAGATGGTGCTGGAAGATTAGATATTACATTTATGCCTGTAGGTGTAGGTCAAGATTCTGTTTCAGCTACTGCTGGTGAAAACCTATCTTCAGGAAATTTTGTTTATTTCGATGGTACAGGACAGGTATTAAAAGCAGACTCAACAGCGTTAGCTAAACAAGCTAGAGGTTATGTAAATTCTGCTTTTATTAGTGGTGCTACTGCTACTGTTTTTTTTGATGACACAAATACAGGTTTATCTGGATTAACTCCAGGAGCTACGTATTACCTTGATACAACAGCAGGTGCTGTTACTCTTACACCACCTACATCTGTTAATAACATTGTTCAAGAAGTAGGATTTGCTACATCTTCTACATCTTTAAGAGTAAATATTCAAGAACCTATAATTAGAGCTTAATGGCTAATGTTAAACCTATAATATTAAATGCATCTGGTGTTTTGGAAGAATTAAGTAGTTCTAATACTTTAATTATTCCTACATTAGCATCTCATCCTGGAACTAATGCTCCTTCAGGATTTGTTTATATTTATAGTTTGACTTCTGATAATTCAATTTATCAAAAGGATTCAGCTGGAGTTGTTACTAAATTAACAAACGATTCTTCAGGAGGATTAACTGAAGATGACGTTATAGGATTAATACTTTGTTTAGGATAATATGAAAAAATTTATTGCACCCGATTATGTATTTATACCAGGAATATCTGGTGTTGGTTATGTTGAGATAAACTTACCTAATTTTAATATTAAAAAATTAGTTTCGATTATTAATTCAACTAAGGGAGAGATTATATACTTACCAACAAGTCCATCTAAAACATTTGATTCTATTAATGATAATATAGTTATATTAAAATATAACACATCAGCTCATGCAAGTGACGATATATTACATATTGTATATGAAACTTCTGATGAATATGATTTGCTCGATACAATTTTATATGTGTTAAATAATATTTTTGAAAAATTACCAAGAACAGATAATGCAGATAGAAGTGCTGTAAACGTAGAAACAGGTACAATAGCTGTATCCTCTTTACCTACTTTAGCATCAGTAACAACAGTTTCGACTGTAAGTACAGTAGGTACAATTCAAAACTTTGCAGGGGGAAACGCTGCTGGAGTTCCTATGCATCTTTCAAATATAGGTTCTTATCATTTATATGATAAAATATCTATAAGTTAAATAATATAATATGGCTATTACAAATAATTTAAAAAAACTTATTCATAGAAAATCTCCAGAATATTTGGCCCCTTTAGCTCTTAATACAGCTGCTGGTACTACTTTAGTAGGTGATAAAAGAAATTTAAACCCTAATTCTGTTATCTATGCAATTATAAATTCCACATCTGTTCATAGATATGATGGGGATGAGGATTCTTGGTTACAATTACCTGTAACTGGAGCAGCTGGAGCTGGTGGAGCTGGAAGTTGTGCTGATTATAGAGGATTAAGTGCTATGGGAGGTATTTTTACTCAACAAGCAACCGCAGGAGGAGTTGCAACAATTACTACTAATAGAACTATAGTACGAAATCTAAGTGGTAGAAGGATTAGAGTTATAGGAGGTTTAGGATTAGGGTTTGATGGTACTATTTTTTCTAACACTATAGGAGCAAACTCTGTAATTACAACTTCTGGGTCAACTACTTTTGATAACACTACTCAATATCAAATTTTTGCAGGTTCGTTATGGTATCAAAATGCTGGGACAGCTGGAGGATTTGTTGTTTATGATGCTGCAACGAATGTATGGACATCAAGAGCTGTAACTGGAGCAGCTTCTTGGGGAACAGACGGTTATTTAGTAGCTACTCCAGGAGGAGCTGAGATTTTCTTAACAAGTACAGTTACTTCTGCTGCTTCTACTACTTTAACCGATACAACTAAGGCTTGGTTAACAAATCAATGGGCTAATCATCAAGTAAGGATCTCTGCTGGTACAGGTGTTGGGCAGATTAGAACTATATCGTCTAATACTGGTACTGTTTTAACTGTATCTTCTGCTTGGACTGTTAATCCTGATGCTACTTCTACTTATATTATAGAAGGAAACGATGATTATTTTTATCTATTAGGAAATAATGCAGTTACTTTATATAGATATAGTGTCTCCGCAAATACATGGACTACTCTAACTCCGACTGCTGCTAGAGCTGGTGCTCCTGGAGCAGGAATGTCTGGAAGTTGGGTTTCTTCTGTTCCAACATGGGCATTAAATAGTAACGGTTCTCCTAATGCGTTGACTGTAGGTTCTACTGTTTATAAACAAAATGGAAGATATATTTTATCTTTTAGAGGAAATGCTACTAATACTTTAGATCTGTATGACATATCTGCTAATACTTGGATATCAGGTGTAGATTATGGAAATCGTAATGAAACTTTTACATTAGGTACAAATAGCGTTGATTATAAAGGAGATATCTTTATTATGAAAGAAGCTACGCAAAGAGTCTTAAAGTTTTCTATAGATGATTGGGCTATGAAATCTTTTACTTATAATCCAATACCACAAGGAACAGCTGTAGTAGGTCAAAAATTAGCTATATTGCCGTATGTTGATGGTGCTGATGAACTTGTTTTTTTATATGGTGCATCTCATACACGAACTGATTTTATAAGAAATCTAATAATCTAAATAAATATATGAAACTATACATAGTGATAGCTGCTCAAATTGCTGTTAATGAAAAAGGTCAATCTGTTATATTATATGATGATTCGACTGAAAAGTTTATACTTGATCCTGACGAATTAGAAGAAGGAGTTATAGCTCCTTCAATATTATATCAAAATTATTTACAAAATAAATTTAAAGATTCTCCTCAGTTTAATATAATAAGGCAATTATTAAATGTAGATACATCAATTGATATTGATGAAATTTTAGTGAATGAAGCTAAATCAAAATTATCTGAAGAAGAATTAAACGCTATAATCCAAAAATATACTAAAGAATAATTCATGAAGCCTATAAATAGACCTAATTCAAATCAAAACTTAATAGTATCGTCTAATACTATTACATGGGAGGGTCCTAACATTCCTTGTATAGAGTTATGCACAGGAGATACTGTTAGTTCTGTAGTATATAAAATAGCAGAACATTTATGTTCTATATATTCTAATATAGAAGATCTTAAAACTTTAGATTTAAAATGTGTCATAGAAAATTGTAATTCTTCTTGTGATTTAAAGGATTACTCTTTAAAAGCTATATTTGAAGTTTTGCTAAATAACGATTGTAAATTAAAAGAATTAATTGATTCTTTAGAATTTCAAATAAACAATATAGCTGAAGGAGGGTTAATATTATCTCTGGATTTATCTTGTCTTGAAACTCACTTTAATACTTTATGTATTGATAAGAATCAATATACTTTAAATGATTTATTGCAATGTTTTATATCTATGATCTGTGATCAAGAGACTAAAATTAAAGATTTATCTGATCGTATTCAATCATTAGAAGTATTAATTACAAACTTACAAAATACAGTAGTTACAGGAACATATACAGAACCTTCTTTTACTACATGTGCTAATACATTACCCTTAAATCATAGTAGTATAACACCTATTTTAGCTCAGTTAGCTTGTGATTTAAGAACTGACATAGGTACTGCTACAGAGATAGCTTCAGCTTTATCTCAACGATGTTTATCTGATTATCTTTCTAACTCGGATATTATATTAAATCCAACTAATTTAGCACAAGATGATTTTAATAAATGGGTAATTATATGTGATTTATTAGATAGAATAAAATCATTAGAAACAAATTGTTGTTCACCTTCATGTGATGATATTAAATTAGGATTTTCTTCAGTATATACAGTATCAAGTCAAACACTTACTTTAACATTTGCCAATAACACAGGTACTTCAATTCCTGTAGGATTTATAGATAACGGTTCTACAATCACTTTAAGTGATACTTCTAATAATACTATAACCTTACCTATAACTTTATCTAATGGTCTTATATGGATATCTCCTTCTTTATCGTTAGATTTCTCAAATCCTGTTACAGTAAAAATTAATAGTAATTTTATAGATAATTTAACTGGATTAATATGTTTGGATTGTTTTGGTCAAACTATTCCTGCTCAAGAAATTGAATGTGAAATATGTAAAATCTGTGCAGCTAATGGAAATGTAGGAGATGAAATTCAAATCACTTATACTACAGCTTCTAACTCAACTCCACAAACAGTTATATTAACTCAAGGAGCTTGTTTAAGTTTTGAGGTTCCTACAGATAAACCTAGTATATCTCAAGTTATTACTTTAACTCCAGGATCTGTAATTAACTTAACAAAAAATAGTGACTGTCCATCTGATGTTGTGATTCCTTTAAGTGTAGATCCTACTTGTTGGTTTTTCCCGCTACCTAAAAATGAACCTTTTACTCAAACTATTGTTGAAGGATTTGATTGTGCGTCTCCAAATACAGGACTGGTTCGATTTGGATACAACGTGGATTCATCTAAAATATACGAGTTTGTTGAATTAGATGCTAATATAGGTATCATTCCTTTATCTGGTAAAATAGCTAATGTTGCAAATGCTATACCAGGTGTAGGGACTGTAGGATCTTATTCTATTTCAACAAGTCCTAATACACCTACTTATACAAGTATGTTTATTGATTGTAATGCAGTTGAGGGAGCTATTGTTTATGGTGGGGGTGGTGAGTTTGATACATGTCAATTCATGTCTGGGCAATCATTTACTTTAGATACGTTAGGTTTTCAGATAGGTCCTAATTATGGAATATATTTAAAAATAATTGGGCAACCTAGTACTTCAATTCCAGAAATAAAGTTATTCGATCCGTTTAGTAATCAACATTTTTATACCAAAGGTCAATTAATAAATTCATGTCCATGTTAAATTTATCATTTACAAATTATAATGCTGAAGAATTTGTTTGGGATGGTCCTACTATCTCATGTTTAAATTTATGTCATGGGGATTTGGTTTCTGATGTAGTTTACAAATTAGGTAAGAAAGTTTGTGATTTAGTGGATGACTTAAATTTTGAAGATTTAGATCTAGAATGTTTAATTGATAAATGTAATGATTCTTATTGTTTAGATGATAGATCTTTAAAGAATTTATTTATCTTATTAAATCATAACGATTGTTCCCTAAAAGAACTTATTGATGCTTTAGTTGATTCATTTAATGATAAAAAAGTCATTAATTTAAAATTGGATTTAACTTGTCTAAAAAATTGTTTAGATATAACTCCTCCAAAATATCAATTCTTATGTGCTGATAACGGATCTGTAGGGGATTCTATCTCTATTACATATTTTACATCTGAAGACCCTACACATCAAACTCTTACTTTATTAAATAAAGAATGTAAACGATTTAACTATCCTAGTCAAACGATTACTATAGTTAGTTATACATCATTAAATCCTGGATCACTAATTCAACCTATTGTTAGGCTATCAATAGGATTTAGTAATTGTTCTGATTGTGAAAATTACATTACAGAAATATTTAATATAAATGGAGAATGTTATAAACAGCAGGATATTAGTATCTCAAATATTTTGCAGTTTCTCATTTATAGATTATGTTGTATTGAGGGTATTCTAGTAGATATGGATACAAGGGTTTCTGATATGGAATCTTTATATTCATCTATTGTTAATTCTTGGTCAGTTTATACTGAACCTTCTATTACATCTTGTTTATCTGTAAATCCTTTATTACATTCATTATTAACGAGTAGATTAGCTAATACTTTATGTGATATTAGAGATTCGCTAGGTAGTTCTTTGGATATTCAAAAAACAATAGCTAAATCTTGTGAGGTATCTTGGATAAGTATTGACTTACCTAATGTGTGTTTTCCTAGTTCTCCAAATAGGGTAGTTAATAATGTTATTATTGGTGGTATTAATTATCCTATTAATGTAGCTGTGGGAGTAGGGGACCCTATATCTATAGTAAATGCTTTAAATAATAATTTACCTGTTTCATTAGCTTCTTTCTCATTTAATCAAAATTTAAATCAGTTAGTTTATATTAATCAGTCATCAAGTCCTATATTGATATTTATGACAGATTGTTCAGGTTTAAGTTCCATAGTTATAAACTTTGTTGAATTTTCTAGCTCTGTTTATAATTTAGCTCAAAACTCTGAAAATCAATGGTATTTGTTATGTAATTTAATTTCACGAGTTAAAGCTAAAGAACTTTCTTCATGTTGTATTCCTTCTTGTAAAGATCTTAAAATCAATTTTGCAGAGGTTTATATTGAAGATGAAGGTGTTTATAGTTTATTATTTAATAAAAACTATGGGAACATTATACCAGCAGGTTGGGTTGATTGTGGTTCTAAGCTTACTGTAACAGATAGTAATAATATATCCTATACTTATGATATTGAATTCCAACAAGATTTTACATATGATTTGGATTTATCTGGTTTAAATACTGGAAAACCTTTGACGTTGAATATCAAAACTTGTTTATCTAACGGATCTTTGACTTGTAAAGAATGTATTACTAAGACTCTTCCTGCTGTTCAAGATGCTTGTAGTTTATGTAGAATATGTGCTGGTGGTTCTGTATCAACTGATCAAATTAAAGTTACTTATACTACAGCTGATAATGATAATATAAGAAGTTCGATATTAAGTTCAGGTATGTGTTTAACTTTTAAAGTTCCTGAAGAATCACCTATTATTACTTCAATAATGATTTTAAGAGCTGGATCAGATATAGAATTATATGTTGATCCATCTACTCAATGTTCTGAAAATATTATACTACCTCAACCTAAGATTAATACATGTTGGTTCTTTCCAATACCTTTATCTGAATCTTTTAATATTAATATGAAACAATGGCAGAATCTATCTCCATTCTTTAAATTAGATTTTGATTTTTCAGAGAATTTAACAAACTCCTTTAAGTTTAAGACTTTAAAAAGTGATGTAGGTATAACTAATTTATCTCCAACAAATACATTGGATGTAGAGTTAATAAATGCAAATTCTTCATTACCTCTTGGAGTTCCAGCAGGTTCAATGAATCCTGATGAAATAATTATAAAACCTTCAGTCCCTACATATAGTCTTGGAGCAATTGCTAGTGTGACAACATGTGGTCAGATCGTTGGTACTCATTCAGGTGATACAAATGCTCCTGGAAGAATTACAGTTGGTATTACAAATGCAGGTTCACAGCAAGAATTGACTTTTGATTATTATAATGAAAATAATTTAGGACTTATTTTAGAACTTCAAGGACAAGATCCTTCAAATATTCCTGAGTTAACAATTACAGATCCAGTAACAGGAACAGAAATGATAATTAAAGGACAATTATACGATGATTGTACTTGTCAATAAATAATTAAATAATAATAAAATAAATAATAATAAAATGAGTTGTTCATCTTTAAATCCTTGCGGTACTTGTTTACAATGTACTCAATCATACCAATGTCCTCCAGCACCTTGTAATACAGGTTGTCTTTATGATGTTCCTTCGGATTGTGTGTTTACTTCTAAGGATTTAGATCTTTGTGGTAATACAATTGCTTTAGGTACAAAGCTAACAGATGTATTAGAAAGTATTATGGAAGCTGCTTGTGATGGTATAGAGATTATAAATCAAGATACTAGAGTTAAGATTTCTGCAAATGATACTACTACAGGATATCTTGAAAATAAAATTATAGAAGGTAATGGTATTAACATTACAAAAAATAATGTAGGTGCTAATGAAAGTTTAACAGTAGCCGTTCAAGCCTCTTCTCAACCTAATAACTGTTTATCTGTTTTACCAGATGGAGTATTTGTAGCGTGTCCTACATCATCAGCTAGTACATTAGTTCAAACAACTGATACATCTACAATTGACTTTACAACTACATCTATCCCAGGTGGTTATAATGTAACTGGCGCAGTTAAGATTGATAATACAGCTGGAAACGTATTAACTATTGGTGCTAATGGTTTATATGTACCGACTCCTCCTACTGCTATTCCTTTAGGAATAACTGCATTAGATACTTTTACTATAGATACTACTGCTACATTAGTTGGTTCTAATTATAATGTTAGTTCTCAATTACGAATAGATCCTGCATCTACTTTACCTTATTCTATTGGTCCTAGTGGATTAAAATTAGATTGCTGTGCTACAGGTAATACTTTATTAACTGTTACAGATTCATCTACATTAGATTTGACTTTAACTCCTATTTCAGGAGGTTATAATTTAACTGGTGCTGTTATTTTATCTCCTAATGCTAATAATGGTTTGCAGTTACTTGGTAATGGTTTATATTATCCTAATGCTGGTGCAACAATAGGTGTTCAAGATACTAATAGTATAGATTATACTTTGTTACCAGGGAATGTTGTTACTGGAAGCTTAAAATATCAAGATAGTAACACTATCAACTTAGATGTTCCTAACTCTAGTGGTTTAACAGCTCATGTTAAATTATCTACTGATGGAGGTAATATTCTTGTGAATGGTACAGATGGAGCTTTATATGTTCCTGCTTCAGGTGTAGCTTATTCTACTGATTCATGTAATATAGCTCAAGCAGGTACTGATGGAGATATTTACGTTCCATTTGTAGATCAACTTTCATTTATTGAAATATATAATGATGGAACTAATTTATTGTTACGTTTCTCTGGAATCTCTAATGTTGCTGCTGATTATGAAGTTGAATTTAGAGGAACTACAGGTAGTCCTTTAAATTGGGTAAATGGGGATATTAATTTTGTATCTCAGACAAGTGGAGTATTGACTTATACAATAATTGGTACAGCTGCTGCAAGAGCCGCATGTGAAGTAATTGGAGTTAGAGTTAGGACGTTATGTTCTCCAATTGAAAGTCAATGGATTTCAGCTTATTATCATCCTGATGATGATTTAGAATTTATTTCTAGCAATAATACTGTTTCTGTTGCAACTACATCTGATTGTGGTATTTTGGATGTAACTATTGATAATACAACTACATGTGCTCCTTTTATATCTACAGATTTTAGTAGAACATTAGTAAATTATGATGGTAATGTATTTTTAAGAGTGTTTCACTCACCTACTACTAATAATTACGATCATGCAGATGTCAGAGTATTTTATACAGATACAGATGGTCTTGTTGCTTCAGTGCATCAAATTATATCTACGTATAATAATACTAATGTTCCTGCATACATTTTATTACCAAACTTTGATAAATCTATAAATCAAAATGCAACAATACGTTTTTCTCGTATTTGTGATTTAACTCATGCTACTGATGTATCAGCTCCATTGAATGTTACTCTTGCTTGGAGTAATTCTACTTATTGTAATGATGATGTTTGGAAATTATTAGGAGCAGGATCGTATGTATCAGGTGGATTCTGGACAGCTAACTTTGCTGTGCCTCCTTCACCAGCAGCGTATAAAGTAACAGGTCGAAGAGAATTAAAGCTTGCTGGAACTATGACATGTAGAGTTACTTTTACAGGAGATAGCGGTTGGTTTAATGTAATAGATCTTACAACAATTACATGTTTTCCTTTACCTACTATAACTGTTGATTATTTTCCTCCTCAACAAATGGAAATAAACTTATTAACAAATGTATTAGGTGAACCTACTGTACTAGTTAGACGTAGTGGTAATTTCTTACAATTAAGATGTATATCAAACGGTATAGCTTTTACAAATCATACATTAGTAGTAGCTCTTTCTTCAATTATTATAAATTAAAATATATGACAACTAAAATAGTAATAGTCAATAAATGTGGGAAAGGAAATGGTTGTGTTATAACTATTCTTCCTGCAATGATTCAAAAAGAAAAACTTGAATTGTTACGACTCTAAACAGCTTCCATAAAAATTTCTTTGTTGGTTTAGAAATTTTGATCCCTCTTTTTTAAGAGGGATTTTTTAATTTATACTAATATAATCAAAATTTGATGAAAATCTATATTTTTTCATTTCACTTTCTCTACCTTCAAAATGGTCTAAGATAAAATCTATAAATTCATTTAAAGGTACATCTCCAGTTACTTCTATTAGTTTTTCATCTTCCATTATCATTATTAATCTTTCTTCTTTCATAAATATATTTAAAGTGTAAAATTAATAAACTTTTTCTAAATATATTTTTTTATATTAAACTTATTTTATACCTTTGTTATTCAGAAGAATAATTCTGGTAGCCGTGAGAAGCTAAACATCAACTTTAATAATTAATAAACTTTTTTTAAATTCGTATTATTATTCAATAATATGTTTAGCTTCTCACAACAAAGCCCAGAGTTTCTACTTTGGGCTTTTTTTATGGAAATGATTCAAAAATATAAGTTATTAGCATTTATTACTCTTTGTAAAAAGAGTAGGAATAACTCTGTGTTCTTATATCAGAATGAATCTTCAGTTAAAAGAAGTAAAGAGTTAGGTGTTAGTTTTAATACGTTCAAAAAGTTTAAAGTTATTTGTTTAGAGAATTCCTTATTAAAAGAAGTTAATGGTCATTTAATATTTGTTAAAATGTTAGATGTTTTAACCTTTCTAAACGATGGTATTATTTGTGAGAAAAATCTAACATTTAACAGATTTATATTATTTTTTAACTATGTAACATATAAGAACATTAGTTATAAGAACATATATAATCAAATTAGAAAATCATTAGTATTAAAAAATTATAAGCAACAGGAATATAATATTAAAAGAAACAAATCTTTCATTAAAGATTTAGGTCACGGTAATAAAAAAGCAATTAAAGTATTGATTAAACAAGCTAGGAGCTTGGGTAAATCAACTACTGAATATCTCAAATGTTTACCTAAACATAAAGAAAGAATAGTATCTGGGAAAAATCATATTTCTAAAATAATAGGAATGTCTCCTTCAACAGGACAAAGGTTATTAAAAGAACTTTCTAAAAAAGAAGTTACTAGAATTGTCATAACTAAACAGCTATCTAAAAATATTCAAGGATATGATTTAGATTTATTGAGATACCTGAATCCAGGTAAAGCTGTTCATTTGACTAAATCAGGAACTTTCATGTATTTAGGTTCTTTAATCTCTTTAAAAAAGACTTCCCCTAAAAATTGCTTTTAGTAGGTATCAAAACGTTAATTTTAAAAAAATAATAAGATGTTTAATTATAAAGAAGATAATGAATTTTGCATAAAACAATTGTGTTCAGAAAAAGGAGTTTCTGTTATAGAACGCGGTAACACTTTGATAATCAAAGAGTTAACTGTAAATCAGTTATTAAATTCTGTTCATAATTCAAAGAATAATTTTTATAAAAGATTTAAAGACAGGGAATCTTTATATTTTTATTGTTCAAATCAATTAAAAAAATAATATATTTGCAGTATGAAAGATAATGTAAATCATCCACCTCATTACAATCAAGGGATTGAAGTAATAGATTATATAGAATCATGGGGATTAGATTCTGATGCTTATTTGTTCAATGTTATTAAGTATATAACCAGGGCAAAGTTTAAAAACAATGAACTAGAGGACTTAAAAAAAGCAAGATGGTATTTAGATAGAAAAATTCAAAACTTAGAATCAAATGCAAAATAGTGTCGAATTAATAGGTTATTATGGTTCTGATATAACTCATGCTCAATCTGCTTGGACTTCTACTGTCAGAGATTTATCTGAAGAGAAATTAAATAGAGTTGATAAATTATTAGCTTCATTAGCAGAAGCTGGACATCATACTCCCTTTGAAAAGTCCAGTTTACATTTTTTAGTTAATGTAGATCAAGCAACTCATATTCATTTATTAAAACATCGTATTTCTGTTTCTATAAATGGAGAAAGTGCTCGTTATAAAGAATTAAAAGAAGACAAATTTTATCTTCCTGTAGATTGGATTAATATTAAATATCAAGGATCAGATACAGAACGGATTGAAGGTATAGGTAATAAAGATTGGTATAGAATTTTAGAAGATTATACAAAGATGGGAAATGTATTATATCATCAAGCTATAAAAGATCTTACCCCAATATTAGGTAAAAAAAGAGCAAAGGAATCTGCTAGATTCTTTAAAACAATTAATTCTCAGATAACATTAGATATAATGTTTAATTGGAGAAGTTTTGTTCATTTTTTAAGATTACGAAACGATGAAGCTGCTCAATTAGAAGTAAGAGAATTAGCTAAGACTATGTTAGATTTAGTTAAAAATATTGAAGGAAATCCTTTTCAACATACAATAAATGCTTTCAAATTATGAAACCTGCAAATAGAGAAAGAAAAAATGAAATAAAAGCTATAAACGCTGTTCAATTAAATGATGAGCAAAAAGAAGCAAAACGTTTAATTATTGAAAATCAAATTGTAATAGTTACAGGTAGAAGTGGGTCAGGTAAATCGTTAGTATGTGCTAATGTAGCTTTAGATTTTCTAAAGAAAAAACAAGTAGAATGCATTTATAATACTAGAGCTGTAATTGAAGTAGGTAAAACTTTAGGTTTTTTACCTGGAGGACTAGATGAGAAATTCGATCCTTATATGGAAGCAATTATTGAAAATTTAAATAAATGTTGCACCGATAAGACTGAAGTTACTAGATTAATTGAGCAAGGTAAAATTAAGGCTTTAATTCCTCAATATATTAGAGGAAAAACAATGAATGATATTTTAATTGTTGAAGAAAGTCAAAACTTAACTTCTCATGAAATGTTAGCAATTGTTACTCGTTTAGGTAAAGAAGGAAAAATTGTCATAAATGGAGATAATGATCAACAAGATATTAAAACTCCAGATGGTTCTATGAACGGTTTAACATATATGATTAACATGTCAAAAGTGATTCCTGAGATTCAACATATTCATTTAAAAGAAAATCATAGAAGTGATTTAGTCGGAAAGATATTAGATTATGCATACAATAGATAATTCAGGTGTATATTTATTGGCGTGTCCTTATGCTGGTACAACTATGTTAAAAATAGGATTTGCCAAAGATGTTAAAAAGCGCATAAAGACTCATAAGTCATCTAATCCTTTATTAGAAGTTATAGGATATATTTATTCAGAAGATTACAAATGGTTAGAAAAAGACATTCATAAAAAATGTGCTAAATATAAGTATTCAACTGAATGGTTCTTTTATAAAGAAGAAATAATAAATTATTTTAAACAACATGAACAATTTAGAAACATTTGATGATCTTACAGGGCTTTATGATAAATTAAAGCCACAATATTATATAGGTTATGATACATACAAAGTAGGTGACGTCTCATATAAGATAATGGAAGGTTTTGACGTACATTTAATGTGGGGTCCTTCTAAAGAAATGAAGGAAGGAGATAAATTATTAAAAAACATAGATATATGTCTAGAATTAATTGATGAATATGAACGAGGAATATCAAAAATATGATTTAGTTGTAGAATATAATAATCATATTGAACAACTATTAAATGAAAGACCTGATAAACGTAAGAAAACATTATACAAAGACTGGCTCAAAGAGATTAATCATTTCGCAAGAGAAGCAAATAAACTTGCAAAGTTCCCTATTTATGGGATTTTCAAGTAATTAACATTTAGATAACTCCGTTTCGAGCGAAATTGATAGTATATTTGTAATCTAAAAGAAAATAATATGAAAAGAATTCACACACTGTTGTTACTGAATCCAAGTTATTGTAAATGGGGATCTGAGCGTTTAGCTATTAAAACAGGTTTAGCGGTATCAACTATTAATCGGTTTAAAAAAACAGAATTATTTAAACAAATTAAATCAAATTATTTAAGAGGATTGTAATCCTCTTTTTTCTATGGGAAAGGTTTCTAAAAAGAATATAGAAAATAATGAAAAACAATGGTTGTTTTTTTACACATTACTTCAATCAAAGGGAAAGTTTTCTGAAATATCAGGGGATCCATTATACGGAGAGTTAAATTCAACATGGTTTCATCATATTTATCCTAAATCTAAATATCCAAATTTACGATATTGTCCTGAGAACATTATCATAGTAACTCCAGATGAGCATAATGCTATTGAACTTGGTCAAAGTTTTCCAGAGTTAGAAAAAAGAAAAAAGAATATAGCTGAAAAATACGATATATTAATAGAAGATACTAAAGAATATTTAAATGAGTATTTAAATCCAATTTACGAACATGTTAAGTCAAAGACAAACTTTTTCAAAAAAAGCAATTAAATCAATCTTAAAAGATTTAGATTTTGAAAAGATTCATAAAAAGTATAGAAGAAAAATTGTAAAAACAAATTTAGTCGATTTTGTTTTTGAAGTAATAGCGGAAGATTATCATATCTCTTTAGAAAAAGAAACATCTAGCATATTACTTATTTCTACAGACAATTTTGAGGAATATTTGAGTTATATATTTCAATTCTACGACATATTAAATGAAAATAATGAAAAAACCAACGATTAAACGATTATATTTTGATATAGAGACTTCCTATAATATAGGTTCTTTTTGGGGATTAGGAAAACAATATATATCATATCAAAATATAATTCATGAAAGAGCTATAATCTGTATATGTTACAAATGGGAACATGAAAATACAGTACATCATTTAACATGGGACGCTTCTCAAAATGATAAAAATATGCTTGAAAAGTTTTTAAAGATAGCAAATCAAAGTGATGAATTAGTTACTCAGAATGGAGATAATTTTGATATTAAATGGTTAAGAACCAGGTGTTTATATCACGGTATTCCAATGTTTCCAACATATTCGACATTAGATACTTATAAAAAAGCTAGATCTGGATTTAAATTTAATAGTAATTCATTAGATTATATGGCTCAGTTTCTAAAAATGGGAAGAAAGAATAAAATGTCTTTATCAGATTGGGATGATATAATCTTAAGAAAAGATACTAAAGCTTTACAAAAAATGGTTACATATTGTAAAAAGGATGTAACTTTATTACAGAATATCTATAAAAAACTATCTCCATATATTACCCATTCTACTCATCATGGAACGTTACAAGGAAAATCTACAGTATCTTGTCCAGAATGTACTAGTGATGAAATGGTTGTCTCTAAACATAGAGTAACCGCAGCAGGTATTAAGAAAATACAATTACAATGTAAATCATGTGGAAAATATCACACAGTTTCAGAAACAAGTTTAAATAAAACAAAATGAAAATAGATCACACTATTGAAATCTTATTACAAGGTATAAGTGCATATAAAGAAAAAATATCAAATATTATCCTTTTTTATGACAAACCGTTGCCTAAAGCAGCAGTAGAAGAAATAACAGAATATGAAGAAAAAATTAAAGAATTAAAAAATGTAATGGATTTTTTAGAAAAATATAAAAATAATTAAAATCAATTATCAACTTGTCTTTTAACCACCTGTAAAATCAGGTGGTTTTTTAATTTTTAAAATTAATTGTCATTCACAATAAAAATTAGTAACTTATATTGTACTTTTATAGTTATGGAAGATAATATTAATAAGCAGAACTTTATTTTAGAAAAGCTTTTAGATAAAGCCAAGGATAGAGGAGCTGTATATAAGTACCCATTAAAAATGGAAGATATCCCTAAAATGCCTCGTTTTAGAGATACTGATTTTAGATATAGGGTTGTTGAAGAAGCTTATAATCATTGGAGAGCTGATATTAATAATCAAAGTAGAATAAGTAAGTTTACTATAAGAGATTTTCAGCGTGTATGGAAATATATAGCTGATGAGTTATTTGCAGAGTTAGAGAATAATTTTCAAGGAGTAAGATTACCAGAACAGCTTGGAGAGATGTATATAGGAGTTCCTCCTAATTTAGAATATTATGTAATTGTAAATAGACCTAATCATAAGCATATTGTCTGGCGTAATAAAGTTAAATATTGCAATGTTAATTTAAGATATTGTTACTTTAGTACTTTTCATAAAAGATATCGATCAGCTATGTTAAGGGATGATTTTTATAAAAGTGCAAAAGAGAAAATGCATATATTTCCTCATAAAAAAAATAATTAATGTTAGTATCAGAAGCCATATCTCAAGTAAAAAATGATTTAAAATTAGTTCATGCTGATAAGCGTGTCACTAATAAATTCATTTATTCATTGTTAACTAAACATGCTGCTTGGTTGATTAAACGAGAGTCTGATCAATTACGTTTAATTAAGTCTGATAATATATGGCAAACATTACATTGCATAGAAACAATAGATGTTCCTACTACTGATCCTTGTTGTAAGTTTAAATCAAAGTGTTCTATATTAAGAACTAAAGATAAACTACCTGAAACTTTTGAAGATAGTTGGGGAATATTAGTGAAGCACGTAGCTTCTATTGATAATTCTCAGGATTTACATCCTATTAAGATGTCTGAATGGACTAGAAAATTAGATAATCCTAATTTTAAATATGATAAAACTAAATATTATTTTTATAAAGATGGATATCTTTATTTTCCTAATATAACCTGGAAATTAGTTACGATTACTGGATATTTTAAAGATGATATAACTAAATATAATTTATGTGATGAAACATCTCAAACTTTAAATTGTTCTATATTAGATACGGAATGGAGAGTTCCTTTACATTTACAATCTATGATTATAGATTCAGTATTAAAAGAATTGACAGCAACTTATCTTCAGATTCCTTCACAAGAAACAAAAATTGATAAACAATGACATTAGATCATATAAAATATATAACTTTTTCTCAATTAATGAGTTCAGTAGAATCTGATATGGATTCTTTTGCGGATTCAGGAATGATTGATAGATCTAAGTATATCAAAACAGTAAGGAAAGTTAATTCAGATTTAGGTATTAGAATAAATAAAGAAAAAGAAAAGGTATTACCTATTAAAAATTATAAAATTCAATTACCTGATGATTTTGAATATTTACAATTAGCTCTACTTTGTAAAGAAAATCCAACTTCATATAGTGTATCTGATTCTGTAGATCCCGCTAAATTAGTTCCTGTAGTTACTTCTTGTAATATTCCGAGTGGTTGCAGTCAATGTCCTAAACCATCATGTTCAGGAGAAGGTTCTGTTAATTTATGTGGTAACTGTTATAAGATCTATGAGTATCAAGCTCAAGATTTAACTATTGTATATGACACAAATTGTCCTGTAAAATTAACAAAAAGAAGTCATAATTATTGCGCAGATTCATGTTTAAACCTATTATGTTCTTCTGACAAGTATAAATATACATTAGACTTAGATGATAGAATTATGACTATATCAGGAATTAAAGAAGGGTATGTTTATATTAATTATTTAACTGATATGGTAAATGATGATAATGAGGTTTTAATTGTAGATCATCCTTTAGTTAATGATTTTTATGAATATTCCGTAAAGGAAAAGATGTTAGAGAATTTTTTATTAAATTCTGATGCTGATGTAGCTAATAAATTAAAATATGTAATTGATCAAAAACGATTAGCTCGAATTGAAGCTATGAATTTTGTCTATATGCCAGAGTATACAGAAATAGTAAGTTATCAAAATGCTAAAAGACAAAACTTTTATAATAGATATTTTAAAGCATTTGAACGATACTAATGACATTATCTAAATACATATATGTAGATGCACAGTATGAATATACTTTAGAGATTATTTTTACAACGGATGTAAAACGATCTTTGAAAGCACTATATAAGAAATGGGATTTAGATGAAGAACCAGATGATTGTGAAGCATGTACTGTAACATGTCAATATGAGGATCATAATGATATAACTAAGTATGCATTAGTGTTTAATGTAAATAATTTATCTCATAATATTATATCTCATGAGCTTTTACATTTAGCTTGTTTTATTTTAGATGATAGGAATATAGATTTAAAAGGAGGTAATGATGATTATGAAAATGCAGCTTGGTTAATTGGACATTTGACTGAAATAGTATATCAAGCTATATCTAAAGAAAAATATAAAATCAAACCAACTGCAATCAAAGCAAAAATTAAAAAAATTGGATAAATCTTCTTTAAATAATTACACAAATTATCCCAGTAAAGGATTAAACATGGATTACTCAGAAATGAGTAATAATAAAGACATGTGGGTATATGCTAGAAATGTAGTTTTAAATTCTCAAAATGGAGATCTTCTTCATATAGAAAACGAACCTTCTACATTACATTGTGTTGATTTTCCATATACATATATTAGCTCTATCAAATTAAAAGATAACAGATATGCTGTATTTACAACAGATAATTTTTATTCTGAAATAGGTATATTTGATGCTCAAAATTGTAGTTATTCTAGATTAGTAAATGACAGTTGTTTAAACTTTTCAACTGATAATCCTATATTTGGTCATTCAAAAGAAAACTATGATGGATCAGAATCTATATATTGGGCTGATGGACAACGTAATGAATTAAGAACTTTAAATATATCAAAGATTTCATATAGATATACTGAAGATGATGACAATTGTAAAACTAAAACATATTCTACAGATTTAGATTGTAATGAATTATCTTTTACAAAAAAAATAAATATCCCAGAAATTAAATCTGAAAAAGGTTCATTTGGTACATTAAAAAACGGAACATATCAATTTGCAATAGCTTATTCATCTAATAATCAACGTATTACAGATTATTTCTCTACTACTCATCCTGAACAAATATGGTCTCATAATAAGAGTAACGGTTCAATTGATATTACAATATCTAATTTAGATGTTGATTTTGAACGATATCAATTATTAGTAATAGCCAATATAGATAATCAAACTATCTATAAAATATTAGGAGAATACAATATTAATCAAGTTAATCATTCTATTATAACAATAGAAAAACCAGAACATATATCTATTCCTCAAGAAGAAATATCTATTAAAAGAACTTATTATCAAAAAGCAGATTATTTAGTTGCAAATGATCAGTTTTTATTTTTAGCAGGAGTTTCTTCTAGAAAAGAATTAAATTATCAAAAACAAGCTTTAGACATTGTTTCTAAATATGTTGTATATAGAGTTCCTTTAGATCACTATTCTACATTTAATGATCCAGGTTATTATAGAGATGAAGTTTATTCCTTTTCTATTCAATGGTTATATGATGATGGTGAATGGTCTTCTTTAAGTCATATTAAAAATAGAGATGCTAAATCAGTTGAACTCCAAACAGTATATGGGGATGATACTTTTTCAGATACAGAATGTTCCAAACCTAGTCCAAATTATTATTGGCAAATATATAATACTGCTGAAAAACCTTCTTTTAAAAATCAAGAATTTTTAACATGTGATAGAACTATATTATCAGAAGGTTTAATGGCTTATCATGAATCTACTGATTTATATCCTGATAATAAGTCGTTATTTGGAGAATATTCTTGTACGCCAATTAAACATCATAAATTTCCTGATGAATCTATTGTTCCTCGTTATACTGTTTTAGATGGTAGAGTTTACTTAAACATATTAGGTGTTAAGTTTGAAAATATTTCACATCCTATCGATGAAAATGGACATATCCGCAAAGATATAAAAGGGTATAGAATTTGGAGAGGAGACAGATCTAATAATAGAAGTGTTATAGCTAGGGGTGTATTTACGAATGTCAGAGAATATACTGATCAAAAAACAAAAAAGACATTTAAGTATTCCAACTATCCTTATAATTATACTAAATCTGATTTATTTATATCTGAAAAACAAACTTATAATAAGCAGAATGGAGAAAAAGATTATATAGCTCCAAAAACAGTTAAAACTGATGAATTTACTTTTTATTCTCCACATTGTTTATTTGACAGAGTTGGATTAGGAGATTATGTAACTTTTAATAGTCAAGAAACAGCCAATGTTGAAGGTTTTTTCAGTTATGTAAATAAACATCCTAAAGCTAAATTATTATCAGATAAAGTTATTTATTATGCTACTGTAATTGGTGCTATTGATGGTGTAATGAGAGCTTTTGTAGGAGCTAAAACTGAAACAAAATATACAGACGGTTCTGTAACCACAGAAGCAGGTACAGGAGGAAAAGTAGTTTCATACCGTCAAATGAAACAAGTCCAAAGAACTAATGATATATTAAAGTCTGTAGCTAATTTAGATGCTGGATCAGGTTCAGCAGCTGAAAAAGCATTATTAAAAGCGTTATCTTCATTAGCTAAATTTGGAGCATTTGCTTATTTTATGGCTGAAACAGCTCAAAAAGTAATTGATACAGTATATAATGTAACATCATGGAAAGAATATGCTATACAATATAATTCCAGAGCTTTTTTTAATATTCAAAATATAATTAAAAAAGAGAATTATAGAAGACGTATTGATACTTATCAATATTTATCATCAGGATTAAATACATTAGTTGCTTCACCTACAGAAACATATAATAATTTATATAAAGAAGATAATGTATTTATAAAGTTAAATAAATCTGTTAAGTTATTAACAGGAGATAATTCTCAAATTTTAATTTCTAAATCTAATACTTGCGGAGAGGTTGATGTACCTATTGAGACTAAAGCTACTTTATATTATGGAACTGTAAAACGAACATATCCTAATCAATATGGTCAATTAGATACAATTAATTATGTAGCTACCAATGGGACTTATTATAAAGTAGATGCAAATCCTTCATTATTAACTACTTATTCTACTGGGTTAATATTAGGAGGAGATTGTTATATTAATAAGTTTTCTGTCAATAATCCAACTGATTTATTTTCAGATCCATTATATGAAGTACCAGATGGATTTCCTTATAACTATAGAAATTATAAAGCATTAGCGTATCCTAGATTCTGGGCTGATACTACTCCGTATGAGTTTTTAAATATCATTCCTACTCCAAGTATTACAAATAAATCATCATTTCCAAAAGAATCAAATCTACCAAGACAGAAATACAATTTAGATTGTAAGAACAAAAAAGGTTTTTCATTAATTAATGATTCTCATTTTTATACATCTATAAATGGTGTATTTGAGTTTATTGTTGAATCAGATTATAATTTAGATTTAAGAGATTGGAAAAAAAGTAAACCTGATTTTTATACTCAGAATCCTGATTTAAAGCATTTGTTTAAAAATAAAGGTTCTGAGAGAGGATTTGAAGAATTTATATATGATAAGAGTTTATCTAAGAAAATGAACGATGAATACTTTTATCAACAAGCTTTAGATTATGATCCGACCACGGATCATCCTTATAAAAAGAATAAGACTGTTTATTCTTTACCTGCATTTGTTGATCAGAAGTTTGATAGTTGGTTAACTTTTCTACCAAATAATTCATTTAATTTTTCAAATTCCCAATTTGGGAACTTAACTTCTATTCAAATTATTAGTGATCAGAAGTTATTATTTTTATTTGATAAATCTTCTCCATATATAACACCTGGAAGAGCTGAATTAAAAACAGTAGATAATGAAACGGTATATTTAGGAGACGGTTCTTTAATTCGAGATCCGAGACCTTTATTGATAACGGATGATAATTTTGGAAACTGTCAATCTCGATATGCGTTTAATAATACAAAGTTTGGATTTTTTTATCCTTCTCAAAGAAAAGGTAATTCTTTTCAATTTTCATCTAATTTAGATGAGATATCAAGAAATGGAATGTATTTCTTTCATAGTAAAGAATTACCTTCTAAGTTATTACAATCTTTTTCTAATTATAAAAATAATGATAATCCTTTTAATGGTGTAGGATTAACATCTGCGTATGATCCAATTAAAGAAATATATTATTTAACAAAGATTGATTTTGTTCCTATATTTACAGAAATTACATATAATGAAAAAGATAATAGATTTTATTATAACAATAAACAAGTGTCCTTATCTGATAGAAGATATTTTGCTGATGCTGGGTGGACTATATCATATAGTCCTTCATTAAAAGCTTATATCTCTTTTCATGATTATAAACCTGTTGAATATTTAGTAGGGGAAAGAAACTTTTTTTCTGTAATTAATCATAATAATAAATCTTCGATTCATCAACATAATGTTAGGTGTGATTCATATTGTAACTTTTATGGAGTAGATTATCCACATGCTTTTACATTACCCATTAATAATGGTCCTGAAGTTCAAGTATTAAATTCAATAGAGTTTCAGTCAGAAACTTATTTATATAATAATAATTGTAGAGATAGATACCATGTTTTAAATGAATCTTATAACAAAGCATTAATATATAATACTGAACAATGTTCAGGATGGTTAACTTTAAATGCCAAACAAAAACAAAAGATGTCACAACATCTTAAATACGATAAAGTTAATTTTAATAATTCAACACAATCTTATGATATTTATGTAGATAAAGTAGAACAAAAATATAGATTTAATCAATTTAGAGATATTTCTATAAATAGAAGTTTATCACAACCTTTATTATTAACAGATCATACAGGTTATAATTTCATCTTAAATCCTTTATCGATAGATTATAATAAATCTATATATGAAAAAACTTTATTTAGGCATTCTCATTCTAGATTATATTTAGAAAGAACTGTTTCTGGTCCTAATAAATTAATATTTTATTTATCAAATTCTCAACAAGTTAATTCTCCAAGATAATGATTAGAAAGTTAAAAAAATATCAGCAAGGCGGATCGTTTAGAGATCAATTATTTCCTGAGAATAAACCTGTTGTAGATCAAGGTAATTTTTCAAAAGTCAAATATACACCAGCTCAAAAAGCTGCAATGCAAAATGCAAATCTTGTTAGAAAAAATGAAGAAAAAAAGAAGTTACAAGATGAGATAGCTGCAAGACAATCTAAAGAAAAAGGAACGCCATATAAACTTCCAACAGGAGTAACTAAAAAATATAAAGATATGACTCTTAAAGAAAGAGCTTATGTTGATGCTCAATCTTTAAGAAATAAAGGTAGATGGAATGAAAACCAAGTTGAACAACCTTTTTTAAATACATTTAATCCTATTACCATGTTATATGATATGGCAGCGGGATTAGGTGAAGCTCCGTTAACATCTGATGTAAGTAATTCTTATATGCCTTATGTAACAGGTGTAGTTGCACCTTTAGCTGTTGGTGCATTCGCTGGAATAGGTGCTAAAACTACAGGTCAATTTGTTAATAACTTAGTAAACCCTTTAGCTGACATAGTTAATGCAAAAAAAATTAAAGACTATCAAGAAGGATTTAAAAGAGTGTTACCTGAAAAACAATATTTGATAGGTGAATTTAGCGGAAATAAATTTAAGGAACTAAAAAAATTAGCTCTTTCTTTATCTCCAAATACAACACAGGCATTAGGAAAACTTGATGCTAATATTGCTAAGGAAATGTTAAATGATTACAGGTTTGGAGAATATTCTACAGTAAAAGATTTTAGAAGAACTGTTAAAAAAGCATTATTAGAATCAGAAAGATTAAAAAAAATAAACCCTAATGTAGACTTTTCAAGAGACTTAGGAATCCAAAGTTGGATGTTAAAAAAACCTGAGAATTTAAAAAATTTTGCAGATGCCCAATTAATGATGGATAAGTCTTTGAGTAGTCAAAAAAAGTTTTTAAATTACATTGAGGATGAATATAATAAAAAAATAAATTTAATTAATAATTATGATGTTTTTAAAAATATAGCCGAAGAATCTCCTCAATATACTGATCTAATATATGATCATTTAAAAAATCCTCAAGTACCTGATAATATTTTTTTAGATAATTTGGTAAAACAATCTAATACATTTATTAGAGCAGTAAAAAACCCTTTAAATAACAAAAATAAATTTTTTAATATTAGTGGAAGAAGTATAACTAAATCTGGTAAAAATACAATGGATGTAGAAGGGTTTCCTGTAAGTAACATTTACGGAGATTACAGATATAAAATAGAACCTGATGCTGAAAAAATGGCTGAAATAGCTTCTGCACCTTTAGAAGAAAAATGGTCTAAAAGATTTTTAGATAACTCTAATATTAGTAATGATAATATAAATCTAGAAGATGGGTGGTTAACTCAAAAAAGTGAAGACTATTCTAATTGGTTTAAAAAAAGAAGACAGAGAAATAATCAGGTAAAAAATGTACCAATGATTGTGGATCAGCCAATGAATATACCTCAAAAATATTTAAATTATCCTCAGCATAAAATATTTACTAGTGATTTAAATGAACAAGTCTTAAAAGGATTTGATCTATCAGAACTTAACATCTCAAATAAAGATGCTTATAAATATCTACCTGGATTTACTAGAGGGTTTAAAAAAGGTGGAATTATTCAAGATGATAGAGGACAATGGGCTCATCCAGGACAAGTGACACAAATCGGTAGTCCTAATATTACAATGCGTGGTGTAAACTATCCAGTGTTAGGAGTCGGTGCAGATGGTCAAGAAATTATGATGCAACCTGGAGGTGATTATACATTTAACCAAGCTCCAGTTACAGAGTATCCTATGATGCAAGGAGGAGGAGGGTTTATTTCTAATTTAAAAAAAGCATATGTAGATGCTTATAATAATTATAATAGTAGAACATTTCCTGCTGAAACATTACCTCAAAGACAAAAAGCCTATCGTACAATTAATCCTTCTAGTTATCTTGATTTACGCAATTATGGAAGATGGGTTTCGGATAAACAAAGGGATGAATCTTATGACCCCAGAAGTGAAGAAGCATTTAAATTTTATTTAGGTTTAAGTAAACCGGAAGATTTACAATATATAAGAAAATCTCAATATAGACCTACAATTAACGCTACGGATAAATATTATTATGCAGTAGATCCTGAACTTGAACAAGATATATTTAATGCATATAAAGATAAAGTAAAATTAAATGAAACTTTACAAACAGATGAATCAGAATTTGAAACAGCTTTAAGTGGAAAAGGAGCTGCTGGTTTATTAGGCAGATTTGGAGTAAGTAAAGGTCATGATGAAAATGGAGATTACTTATCATATTATGATAGATATGATTTAAAAGATTTTGCTCAAAAAAGAACAAAAGGTGTACCTTATTCAATATATAATAGAATATATTATCCTAAAAAAGAACAAGGAGGAGAAATGATTAATTATAAATCAGGTGGACAAATGATTAAACGTGCAGATGGTTCATATTCTAGACCAGGACTTTGGGATAATATTAGGAAAAATGCTGGATCAGGTAAAAAACCTACAGCACAGATGTTAGAACAAGAACGTAAGATTAGAAATAAATATCAAGAAGGAGGTTCGACTAAACAAAATCCACCTAAAGAATATACTGATTATAAAGCTTTTAAAAAAGCTGAAAGATTATATAAAGACAGTTTAAATTTGTATAATAATAATTTAAATTATAAAAATAAATATTTAGATTTTGTAAATAAAGCTGGATTTGATAAAACAAAAGTAGAAGAATGGCCTACAGATGGCTATGTGAATACAGAACAGCATCCTACAATAGGAGCTATTAGCAACGGTGTTTTAAAAAATAGTGGGGGTGGTTTTAGAAGAGATAGCAAAGGTAATCCTATATATTTTAATTATTTTCCATTAAAAAATGGGAAAGAATTAAAAGTTTATACAGATTCTTTTGTTGGCTCAATACTAAATAAAAGATATTATAACTATAAAAAACCAGTAGAACCAGTAGTATATAAACCACAATCGTCTGTCAATAAATCAAAACAATCAGTAAACGCAAATAGAACCGAAGTAATGAAGAAGCCGATAATACCAAATTTAAGCGAAGAATATCAGTATAAAAAATGGAAAGAAAGATATGGTATAGAAGATGAGATACTGGACAGACTTCCTATGCTCCCATATTTAACAGAAGATTCTGATATCACAATGAATAGCGGTCAATTTAAGGTTCCTGCACCCGTAGTTCAGCAACCAAAAGGAAGACCTGTATATGGTCCTGGTAACACTATTATCGGATACAATAATAATATGCACTTTACTCCTGCGTTACAATATACAGGTGCACCAAATAACGCATCTAATTTGCAGGATAAAGCTTTACTTGAGAACCCTGACGCGTTGCGTCAATACGTTTCAAAATTGGATAATTATAGATTTGATAAGGGAGGAGTATATAGTCAAGCATTAAACAATACAATTAATGGATTAAATCAATTATCTTATTTTTCTAAGAATTCTCCTGACAACGCTATGAGAGATTATTATATGAATATGTCTAATTATGATTCTAATAATAAAGATTTATATTCAACTAATCAAGACTTATATGGTAATACTTATTTTGATGAGGGAGGTTCTTATGAAGAATTATCAAATGAATATAATGATCTTAGTGAATTACAAGCTATAGCTAGTATGGATGGAGACAATGAGTTATATGAATATCTTGCTCCTCAAATAAGTTCAGTACAAAAATCCCTAACGTCTTTAGAAGAGTTAGCTAAATATGATGTTATAAAAGAAGAATTACAACGTCAAATATTACAACAACCTCAATTTCAAGAACCTTCTATTGAAGGTTATAATCCTCGTAGACCGTTTACTAGTAATTATGAATCTACTGATTCTGAACCTATGATGTTAGGAACAAAGATTTATCCTAATATGAAATTAAAAGGTTCACCTAGAAATGTAAAAGCTTATTTAACTCAGAAAGGGTTATCTAGAAATGCTATTGCAGGAATAATGGGGAATATTGAACATGAAAGTTCATTTAATCCTGGAATTGGTGGGGATCAAGGAACTTCTTTTGGATTATTTCAACATCATGCTAAAAGAAAAGATAACTTATTATCTTATCTAAAGAAAAGAAATTTAGATAAAACTAGTATTGAAGGTCAAATTGACTTTGCTTTATCAGAGTATCCTCAGTTAATACAAAAATTAAATAAAGCTGTATCTCCTCAACAAGCTGCTGATATTTGGGTAAGAGAGTTTGAAAAACCAGCTAATGTAGAAAAACAATCTAAACTAAGACAACGCGCTGCTTTAAAATATATGAAACAAGGCGGAACATTACCTTTTTTAAAACAATATAAATAATAATATAATATGAGTATTTTTAATGGTCAAATCTCACCTAGAAGATTAGCAAAATGGCAACATAAAGAAAGAATGGCAATGTATAACAACCCAAACTTTAATCAATTTCCAAACGGAACTAATTATCCTTATTTTCCTCAAAAGGGAATAGGAGATGAACGTTTAGGAACTAATTATCCTTATTTTCCTCAAAAGCTTGATCCAAAAATACTTTCTTATATTGAGAATAATCCATATAAAAAGATAGATATGTCACAAGCAAAAGAAGTAAAAGGTAGTATATTAGATTTACTTCGAGAGTATAATGAAAATAGACAAAACCAAGGAAATGATTTTCCTCCATTATACAATGTAGGGGGTGGGGTAGGTCCAGTTAATTGGAATAAATTAAATGATGTTATTTTAGATCAATCTATTAGTAGTGTAGCTTCAAGACCTACTTCAATGCCTACTTCCAAAGCTAATCAATCGTTTAACCAAGCATTTGCAGCTGCACGAGCAGCAGGAGAAGATACTTTTTCTTATAATGGAAAAATGTTTAATACAAGATATAAAGGAGAAAAGGTATCTCAAGGGAGAAATAATAATGCTGAGATGGCTGATATAGCTACAGCAAGAATGAACAGTTTTAATCAAGGTCCTCCTATTAAGATTAAAGCTAAAAGAATAGATAATAATTTCATTCCAAGTTATAATAGAAATATGGGAAATCAGTTATCTCAAACAAGAGGTGATCAAACTAACTTAAATGATTTTCAAAGATTGGAGAATGCTTATAATTCTGGAAAGACATTTTTAGATTTAAAAGGGAAAGAAAAACAATTAGCTCCTTTAGCAGCAGCTGACGCTATATTGACTTACGCAGCTAAAAATATAGGTTTGCCAATAGCCAAAACTATATCAGGAGTAGGTTCTACATCAGATAAAATACAAAGTGGAATCTCTGCAATTCCTTTTGCATCAGGAGTTGTAGCCAGACAATTAGCAAAACAAATCATGAAAAGAAGTACTGCTTATATGGGTCCAAGAATGTTAAGTCCTATAGCAAAAACTCCAAATGCAACTAAAGCTCGATTAGCATCATGGTTTAGTCAGGCTAACCCTCAATTAGCTGAAGCAATTAAAAAATATGGAGTAGATCAATTAATAAACGGTTTATAATGATAAATACAGCACCTAATAGTCCATTTAAAGGATATTATCCTAATGTTAATCCTTTTGGAGTATCTCCTAGATACAATCCAAGTTCTATGGATTTAATGTATAAACAAATGTCATCAGAGGGAATTAATACAACTATTAAGCCTATTGATAAAGATAAAGCAAATATTGAAGCTGAAAAAGATGAGGTTTTATTAACATTTAAACCTACAGGATTAGCTTTACATAACATTAAAGGGAAATTACATAGTAAAGGAGGAACTCCTTTAAATGTACCAGATGGATCATTTATTTTTTCAAACGATAAAGATATGTCTTTATCAAAAGAAGAAATTGAAACATTTAAATTAGGGTCGTATCAAAAAGGTGGATTAATTAAAAATACTCCAGCATCTGTTTTAAAAAGAGCAGTTGATTTAAAACATAATAATAGAATGATAGATACTCTGGAGAATAGTAAAAACTCTGCTGAAAAAACAACAGCTATGAAAATGTTAGAAAAATATCAAAAAACAATTGGAAATATAGCTGCTTTACAAGAGATTCGTAAAGATGTAGAAATTCCTCCATTTGCAACATTAATAACTGATAGTCCTGAAGTAAGATTACAAAAAGATAATCAACAACAATTTTCTAAAGGTGGATTTTATTTTAAAGATGGAGGATCGTCCTTTAGTAAAAACAATTTATTAAATTGGATGATGCAAGGTAAATTACAAGGAATAGACCAAACAGCCACGTATAGTCCATATGGTAAAACAAATCAAACTGCTCCGACATGGTTTGCTCCTATGGTTGCTCCTGAAGAACTAGAAGAATTACAGCAGGCTCAAACTCCAACTCCGACATGGTTTGCCCCTATGAGTGCTCCAAAAGAAGAACCTTTTTCTCCTTTAGGTAAATATGACCCTCGTAAAAATGAAGTTACTGACGAAGATATTCCTCAAGATGATTTATCATGGATAAAACCTTATACTTGGACTCCCAGATTAATGTCAATGATGGGAAATTTAGCTCAATCTCCTAGATCATTATATCCTTCTCTAGCTTTACAGACTCCTTATAGGGTTAGAAATCAAGAGATTGATGCGCAACCAGGTATTAATGCTGCGTTAGCTTCTGCGTATAGTTCTAAAAAAGCTCTCCAGCAATATGGTGTACCTAATCAGCAAAATTATCAAATGATTGATACTCAAGCAAATAAATCTGCTCAAGATTATGCAAGAAGTATTGCTCAAGCTAATGCCCAGAATGCTACAAATGTCAATAATCAGAATGCTCAAATTAGCAATCAAGCTATTAATACTAACAATCAACAGAGAGCTATTTATGGAGATAAGCTAAATGAGTTATATCAGAATGTTACTGATACTCGTAATGCTATTCATTCTACTAATTTAAATGTCTTAGGGGAAGGTATTATGGAGAATCAGAATTATGATTTTAATATGGATTTATTAAAAAAGTATCAACCTTATAATGTTCAGTCTAAAATGACTCAAAAAACATTAGAAGATTTAAAAAATGAGTTTAATAGAGTGACTGCTGGTATAACTGATCAACAATTAAAGTATTATATTGCCAAATCTTTATTTGGACCATATATGAAGCAACCTATTGATAATATGAATCAGATAGCTGCTATGCGTCAATTATTTCAATAACATATAAAATTATTATTTAAATCAATAATTTTAATTTAATTTTGTAAAAATTATGTCTACATATACAAGACCAGATAAATTTATTCCTATTAATATATCAAGTTCTCCTGAGAACTATTTAAACTATGTTCAAAAAAGACTAGATTTAAGTGCTCAAGGGCAAGCTATGGTCAATATGCAATATAAGCAAATATTAGACTTAGACTTAACACATGATGCTAATAAAGAGAAGTTAAATGGTTTTTTAAGATCGGTCTCTGAAAAAATAAATAAATATGCAGGTTCTGATTTATCTAATTTTGATAATGTTAAACAAGCTATATCTGTTTTTGATCCTTTAACTAAAGATAAACAATATGAATCTATTCTTTATGATAATAAGTTTACTAAACATTATCGAGATCAATTTAATTTAGTAGAAGAGTATAAACAAAAAGCTGATAAAAAAGGTGTAATTGGTGCAGGTTATGGAGTTCATAATTATAATGTATTAATGAACTCTTATAATAAGTTTAGAAATTCTAAGAATCCTTCAGATTATTCTAATTGGGGAAGTTTAGATACATATCAACCATATTATGATGATAAAGCTGAAGTTCAGAAATTAACTGAAAGTTTTTTAAAATTACCTGACGATTATGAAATAGAAACGTTAGGTGAAAACGGAATGACTACAAAAGTTAAATTCAAAGGAAAAACTGCTGCTGATATTCAACAATATTTAAATGTAATGTTATCTGATAAAGCTAGAAATCAAATGGCTATTGAAGGTAGATCTTATTCTTATCAAATAGATGATGCTACATTTGAAAAAACAATGAAAGATTCTTTAAATAAGAATATTAAGAATATAGATAAAGATATATATGATTTAAAAGTATCAGGTTCTTATAATGGAAAAAAACTAACAAAAGATGAAATAAGTCAAATTAAAAATGAACTTGAGTCTCAAAAAGAATCAGCATCTAATAAACTTAATGATTTTAATGATAATATTAAAAGACAAGAAATATTAGCAGATAAAGAAAACATATATGCTAATTATTATACTAATGAGAAAATAGCTAATTTATCATCTGCATTAGATAATAAAAGAATGGATCAAACTCTTGGAACTAATCAAGCGTATGTATCTATGTTAAATAGACAACAAGGTTGGCAAGAGTTTATGTTAGAATTAGAAGCTAAACGTGAATCTGATGCTAAAAAATTAGAATTTGATTATCGTAAAGAAGGTTTAGATCCTAAAACAGGAAAACCTATATTAGGATCTCCTTCAAATGAAACAGCTGTTCCAACACCTATTACAGGAACTGTAGAAGAGGTTGTAAAAAATAATGAAGCGTTTGAAAAAGAGATAAATGATAATATGTCTAAAGTAGCTATTCAAGTTATTGATAATGCTTACGATGCTTTAGGTTTAGATAAAAATGAATCATTTTTTAATAGAACTCAAAATAATGTAAAGGCTTTACAATATGTTAAGCAAATTTCTGATGAATTAATTTCTAATTCTGGTAGAATTAAAACTTTAATGAGTAAACCTGAATCTGAATTAACTGCAAAAGAAAAAGCGGATAAAAACATTGTACTTAAATTAAAAGAAAATGAAGCGGATGTTGCTATAGCTAATAGTTATTATGATAAAAAAAATAAATTAGTTGATAAAACTCGAGCTGAAATTAAAAAAACTTTTGCAGATGCTGGAATCAAATCTGTACAGGATTTAGAAGGTAATTTGGTATTACAGGCATATAGTGATTACCCTACTTTAGATAATTTAATAGATGCTATGATTAAAAATCCTGAATTAGCTCAACAAGTTAATCAGAGTTTAAATCGCACAGATGTATTTTCAGTAGGATCACAAGGTTTAAAAATAGCAGGTAAATCAACAGGAAATCCTATTATTGATTTTATTTCTGGAAATAGTGCAAAAATAATAGATGATGTGCTTAAACAGAATTCAGGCAATGTTTCAGCACCTGTAGAAGAGTTACATAAAAATATAGGTCAATCTTTTGCAACTTCTGGTATGCATAAAGTTATGAATAGACCTATAGCTACACAAACAAATATTGATAAAACTTTAAATTCTCAATTTAATAATTTTATTAACAATACGATTGTAGCTAAATATGGAGACATATTAAAAGAAAAAGGTATAGAGCCGTCAATGATTAATTCTATTGAAACTCATGATGGATATTATTTAATAAAAGGTTCTACATCTCAAATAGATGAAGAAACTGGTAAAATAATTAAAAAAGGTGAAACATTTGAAGAAAAACTAACTAGTCCTGATTTAACTGTTACTTCAGCTATAGAAAGAAAATATGCTCAAGCTTTAGGAATGTCTGAAAATGGGAGTCTTAATATGAATTATACCTCAGATTTAAGTTCATATCCTTATAGAGTTAGAACTACATCTGGGACACCTTATCAGATGTACTCATCTCAAACTCAACCTTTAACTTTAGAGTTAGAGATTAATGGTAAAGTTGTTCAACTTCCTGCTACATTTAATACAGTAGGTGCTGCTAAACAACAAATGGAGGAAACTATAAATGCTTTAGAAACAGAAGTTACAAATGAAGTATTTAAAGAAGAATATCAAAAAGCTTTAAAAGAAAGTGGAGATACACAAGAAGCAAAACAGATAGCTTTAAAGAAATTAAATGAGATGTCTAAATCAGAACTTCCTTTAAAAATTAAAGAAAGAATAGAAAAAATGTATCAAACAGGTACTATCTTTGATGTCTTTGGATTACAAAATCCTCAATTAACTCGTACTCAACAACAACTACAAGATTTAATCAATGGTAACTAACGAACAATTAAAACCTACAACAATACCTGGATCATTCAATCCTCAACAAACATTAACAGATGTTTATGTACCAAGTACATTTGAAGATAGATTTGGTGCATTATTAAATAACCCTATGCCAAGTAATTTAGGGTTACGAATTCCTATTGATGATTTCAAAACAGAATATGCTGATGGTTCTAAATTTAGAGGATTGTTTCAAAAATCAGGTGATAAACTAAAACAAGATCCTAATTTTGATCCTATTACTTCGAGAGTAATAACGACACCATTATCTGAAGTAGAACCTTATTTAAAATATGATTCTAATTATGATAATAATCTTAATGCTGCTTTTGGCCAAGCTGGTAAAGGTGCTGTTGTTGGAGGTGGAGTAGGTTCGTTTTTCAGTCCAATTGGAACTGCTATAGGTGCTGGAGTTGGAGGTACGTTAGGATTTTTTTCAGGATTATTAACAACATCAGGAAGAGGAGTATATATTCCAGGAAGGGATAATAGACAAGAAATATTAGAAAAACAATCAGGTTTTTGGAATACGTTAGGAGGATTTACAAATAACTTTTTAGATAGAAGTTTTGAAGCAGGAATAGGAGGTACAGCTGCATTATTAACTTCTCCTTTTGGAGCTATTGCAGGTAGAGAGTTTTACGATTGGGGATCTAACCCATTAACTAGGAAATTAAGTGAATCTTTAGAACAAAGTGAATATAAACGTCATTTATCAGATAATTATTTAAATAAAGGACCTATTGCTAAATTTTTTACAGCAGAAGGGTTTCAAAATGAAATAGCTGATATGGCTGGATTTACTGTAGGAATGATGTTAGGAGCTAAGATAAACATGGGTTTAAACGCAGGTGCTGGACAAGCAGTATCAAAATTAGCTATTGGATTAAAAAATCCAGGTTTAGCCACTTCTATATCTAATCGAGGAGGAAATTTAATTGGAGATTTTTTACCTACTGTGGCTAAAAGAGCGTCAGCTTTATTTACTAAAGGAAGTACTAAATTAACAGCAGCTCAACAAGCTGCTACATTTTCAGAATTAAACTTAGTAACATTAGCTAAAAACGCTTTTAAAAAGGGAACATTTGAAGATTATGGTAAAAATCTAATTAATGCTTTTAAAAATCCTGCATTTGGTTTAAAAGCTTTATCTAGTTTTGAAAGAACTGCATTGGCTTCATATGGAGAAGGTAGAGTTGAAGCAGCTCAAGCTTATAAAGACATTTATGACACAGCTTTAAAAAACGGTTATTCTGCTTCAGAATCTGCTGAAATGGCAACTAAAGGAGCTAATAAAACATTATTGGGTAATTTAGCAATATTAGGTGTTACAAATCAGTTTGGCTTAAATCAATTAACTAATGTATCTAGTATTAAAAATTTAAGTAGATGGTTTTCTAAGGATTTTACATTAGATGTAACTACATCTAAAATATTAAAAGAAACATTAAAAGATATTTCAAAGAACGCTACAAAAGGATTTGTTATCGAAGGATTTGGTGAAGAATTAGGTCAGTTTGCTATATCTCAAGCTGCTAAAAATCAGCAATTAAATATGGCTGATCCTTTAAATCCTATTCATAAAGCTTTCTTTACAGAATTTATTGAAGCTTATAAAGATGGTATTTCTTCTGATGAAGGGATGTCTAATTGGTTTGGAGGTGGTTTATTTGGATCAGTTATGGGTGGTTTTGGTCCAGGTGGAATAATGTCAACATTAAATGAAGCAAATAAAGCCAAAACTATAAATATTCCTGATAGTTTAAAAACTAAAATTTCTAATTTCAGTTCAGCTATTGATTTTATTTCAAAACATACAGTTCCATTTAACGGTCAATTATTTCAATCTTATAGAGAAGAAAACGGTGAATACATCCCAGATAATAATGGAACAGTTAGACTTATTAATGATCCTACTCGGTTAATTAAATTAACACAAGCTTTAAATCATATTAATACATTATCTAAAGATCAAGCTAATCTTATTTTAACAAATGTTAAAAATAATATTAAAACAGAAGATCCTGCTATGCAGGAAGGTTTTAAAATAATCAAAGATTATGTAGATTTATTTGGAGAAACAGGAGAAAAATCTTTAGAAGAATATATAAATCAAGATTTATCATCTAAAGAAAAGCAAAATACTTTATATTTATTATCTAAATTAGGGGAAACAGTCATTGAAAATGAATATGCTTTAGAATCAGATTTAAGTAATATAGCTAAATCAATGGTTTCTTCTTCTTATGTATTTGATCATGTAGTCAATGGCATTGAAGATAAGATCTTTGATGAATTAGATGCGTTAGAGGAATCATTATTAGATCCTACATCTGAGTCAGGACAAAAAGATTTAATAGAATTCTTTGGTAAAAATTATAAACTTGATCAATTAGATCAAGCCAAAGAAGATATTAAAACATTTAGAGATCAACTTAAAAAACAAGTTAAAATATTTAAAGGTTTAGCAAATAGATATTCTGAACCATTTACTCATATTAATATTAAAAAAGATAATAAAGTTCATAAACTGCCTATTACAGTAGATATGTATAGCGTCTTTAGATCAGCTTTAGTTCAAGATGATTTAAATACTATGGTTTCTGAAATTGATGAAAAGTTAAATGATATTAAATCTGAATTATTAGCAGATCCACAATATTCACAAGATTATTTAAATCCTAATAATACATCAGAAGATGTATTAGATATAGCTAAAAAAGAAAACAATAATCCTTTATATCTTCAATATCAAGTATTAGAAAATCTTAAAAAGCAAGTAAGTGATTCTTTACAAAAAGAAAATAAAGCATTTGAAGAATTAACAGACGTTAAAAAATTAATTGAAAAAGCTCAAAAGTCAGAAAAAGCTATAAATTCAGAAATTGAAAATCCTGCTAAGTCAGAAGATCTTCCAAAACCTAAACCAGTTACTGTTACTGAAAGTTCTCAAGAACCAGAAGATAATCCTGAAGAGAAAGTAGAACCTGTTGTTTCTACAGATGCTAAAGCTGATATAGAAAGAATAAGACAAGAGAATGACTCTTTAGGTAAATCTATTTTACAAAAATTAGGATATAAAAATGAAAATAGATTACCTAATGGTAATGTTAAAGGAGGGCAATCAGGTTGGAAAATAAGATTTAATATTAAATCTCCTACTGGTGGAAATTATTTTAATACTGGAAATAAAACTCTTGAAAACGATAAACATTATAATGAGCAAGCACAAAAACTTGTTGATTGGTTAAATAGTTATTTTGGAACAAAGAGTAAAGGGAGTGTATCAGAAGCTATTAAAGGATATACCCTTTTTGGTTTTACTGATGAACATCCATCTAGCATATGGAAGTTTCTTTCAGGTGGTGAGCAGGGGGAATCTGATTTTACTATTTATATAGGAAGTGCTGATGATGTTTTGAAATTTGTAGAAGATGTTAAAAAGTCACCTATAGCTGATTTATTAGTTGCTGGTAATCAAGGCTCTGACGTTAATATTACACCAGATGGTATTTTTAAAGCAAGAATTGAAGGTTCAAAGATAGGATTTAGTGGTTATGGAGCACCAATAGATTTAAATGTAGTTACGGGAGAAGAAAATTTTACTTTTGTTTTTGATGGGAGAAGAGTAAACATAAATTATGGTAAAACTAAAGGACCTAGTGATATTTCAATTACAGTAGAGGGAGGAAATTCAGAAGGAATAAATTGGAATTATAAAGTAGTAGGAGATGATAACTTAAAGAAAGATTTTCCTGAACTTTATAAAAATATTAGAAATATAATAGGTTTTCAATTATATGGAGATTATTTACAAGGTAGTAATAACGAGTTTTTAAAATTAACAGGTGTAGATAAAATCAATGCTAAATATGATGCAGAACTAAAAGAATTAGAACAAAAACCTATATCTACTACTCAATCTGAAATAGCAAGTAAAACACAAGATGAATTTGCTCAATATTTACAAGATAATCATTCAGATAGATTAAGTCAAGAGCAGATTTATAAGTTACTTACTGTTAGACCAGAATTAAGAGAGAAAATGCTTAATGATAGTCCTGAAGAGTGGGCTAAAATATTTGAAAAGAATCAAGATTATAGACAGCAAGCTAATAATGTTGATAATAATAAAGAAATGAGAGGAAATGCTAATCCTGCTTGGACAGGTATTAGTATTGGTGAAACTGCAAATCAAGAACAAGATGGCAGACATAAAGGGTACGTAACATTAGATGTAAATTCAGCAAGGGAAATGGGTAAAAATCTTGAACAAACATTTAAGGATTTATACCAACTACTGAAAGATGCAGGATATAACGGGCATTTGAAGATGCCCGGAGTGTATAGTGATTTGCTTACAAGATTTGATAATATAGTAATACACGGTGCGACAAAAGGAGATGTAAGTTTAGCATTGCCTATTATTGAACAATATTTTAAAGATAAGGGGCTAAATGTAGAAGGCACTAAAACAGGGATTGATGCTAAAGATTCAAATGGGAAGGAAACAAGTCATACTAATTTATTAGCTGAGAAGGTTAAAAATAAATCATTAGAGAAACCTATATCTACTACTCAATCTGATATAGAAAGTAAAACAAAAGAAGAATTATTTCCTATAGATTCTTTACATAAAGGAAAAGAGTCTGGTGACATCCTTAAAGTTATTGGTTATATTAAAGATGGTGTTAGATTTGAAATCCAAACCAAAGGAACTCTTAAACCTAAAAAAAATTTAATTATTTCTGAATTAAAGAGATTAATAATAGAAGGCAAACTAGCTGCTTTAGAACAACCTACAAATGGAGATCCTGCATCAGGGGGAAAATCAGCTCAAAGACCACCTATACAAGGTCCTGTTGAATATGGTGATCCTGATAATGATAATAGTTCTTTAGAGGAAGAAGATTATAGAGCTGATGCTTCTAGGACTCCTTTAAGTCAAACTACTATATTTAAGACATATGGGGCTGATTTTAGAAATGGGAAAATCCAATTAAATAATATAGCTAAATCATATTTTTATGATCAAATTCTAGATTTAAAAAAAGATCATTTCTTTTTACCTATTCCAGTTAGTTCTGAATTAGCATTATCAATTGTAAAAGATAAAGAAGGAGATTTTTATAAGGATTATAAAGCTAATCCTACTGATTTAATTTATTTACTTGTTGGGATAGACAATGACAATAATCCTATTGTATATAATCTTCCTACTGGAAAAACTATTCCTGAACAAATACCATTAATAGATATTTTATCTAATAAAACTATTCCTACAGGATTAATTTATGATAAATCATCTACTTTCCCTATTGATAGAATTACTGAAAAATTTTCTAGAACTGAAAAATATTCTACACAAGACATTGATAAAATATATAATAATTATATTTTAGGATTAAATCAGATGGCTATAGATTCTCTATCTTTAGTAGAAGAATATAATAAAGACGTTATAAATGTAAATAAATTAAGAATTGCTGTTCAGAATAATTTAAAACCTATTATTGGTATAACTCCAGGGGTTCAGGATGGTCGTGTATCTAAAGTAAAATATGAAAAATTATCAGAAGATTATAGTATTCATATTCCAACTTTAGAAACTGCTATTGAGACTAAATATCATGAATTAAAGTTAGGAACTGTTTATGCTTATCAAAATGGGAAATACACTAAGACTTTAAGAAGGAAGTTTAATAAAAACGAAGCTCAAGTTTTAGCTAATTTAATTAAAAAAAGTTTATCAGGAGAGATTCTTGAAACTTCTGAAGAATTATATTTAAAAAGTGTATTAAATTGGTTTGATAATTTAACAACACCAACAGCATATAATAAAAATTCTGTTGGAATAGTAAATGGTCAATTTATAGCTGCTCCTTATTTTGGAAATAATAATAATCCTAAGTTAGGATTTACGTGGTCTATAGATGATTCTATGGATCGTTTAGTAGAATTTTTTTCATCTCATTATCCACATATTAATAAAACAAAATTAAATACTGCATATCAATATTTTCAAGATAAAGAAACTGATACAATATATGAAAATTATGAAGAATATTTAATAGAGAGAGAAATTATAACAATTCCAACTCCTGTAAATGATAGATTACCTGTTAAAAGTAATAGACAATTAATATTTGATCCTCAGTTTGGATTTGATAACATTCAAACTAATGATGAGAAAAATATATATAGAACAAGTAAAATTAAATTGATTAAAGATAATTTTACAGATCCTATGTCTATACAACATTTCTTTACAAACGATTTAAAGAAAACAACTCCATCAGAAGAAAAGAATGGGAATAAAATATATTATTTTAATAATATATATCTATCTATAGTAGGTCCTAATGATATATTATTAGCAGGTAATGTAAGTAAATATTTTGATAATGATATATGGAATAATACTTCTATAAATGCAGCTCAAGTTACTAAAGATGAATTTGATCAAGATGTAATACCTTATGGTATTAAATTTAATTTAATGGTTACTATTGATAGTAATGATGAAGTTACTATTAATATTGAAAAATTAAAGAAAAACGAATCAACTGAAGAATCTGAAGATCCTGGTACTGATGAAGTTAAAAATGAAAGAGAATCTCCTGAAGAAACTCCTGAAGCTCAAAAAGAAACTTCTGAAAATGAAGAAGATGAGTCTTATGAAGATAGTGATGAGGGCATAGATGAGGAACCTCCATTTAGATTATTTACAGATAGTACAGATATAGAAAATATAGAAGAGTTCAAAGTATGGTTATCTGAAATATTACCTCAATTTTCTGTTCAAGTTAGTTCTGATGCTATTAAAGGTGTAGCTCAAGGAGCTTTGATTGGTAGTTTTATTACTTTATGGAAAAACGCAGGATCTGGTACAGGATATCATGAAGCTTTTGAAGCTGTGTGGGGTTATTTTATTGATAGTGATACTAAAGAAAAATTAATAAAAGAATTCAAATCTAAAGAAGGTACTTATAAAAATCCTTTTAATAAAAAAACAGTTAAATATTCTGAAAGTACTGATAATGATGTCAAAGAGATGTTAGCTGAAGGATTTATTGATTTCATGAAAAATCGTAAATTACAACCAAAAGCACCTATTCAAAATAACTTCTTTTTAAAATTATTAGATTTATTAAAACGTTTATTTAGTAATATTAGTAAGATTTTTAAAAAATCTGAAAAAGAAGCTATTGATAATATTAATGATATATATGAAAAAATAGCATCTGGAAATTATTCTCAAGAAGTAATTAGTGATTTTAATTTAGGAATTCAGTTTAGACAACGTTTTGCAGCAGAAGATATAGATTTAAATCATGTACATTTATTTAATTCTATGCTTTATGATAGAGTTATGTCTTTATTAGGTTTTTCTAATATTTATGATATTATTGATAATAATATTGAAAATGATGTTACGACATCAGAATTAATAGGAAAACATATTATAGAACAAGGAAATGCATTATTAACAGAACTTCAATCTGAGTTCAAAACTAAAAAAATTAAAGGTTTTTCCTTTTTTGATGATAATTTTGAATTTAAAAATGATTCCTTAAGAAAAGAGTTATTAGAAAACGCTACTCAAGTCTTTTTACAAAAAAGTAAATTAGATTCTTTTGTAAGTATTGATAGTTTAGATGAAATGGAAGTATCTTCAAAAGAAGGTATAGTTCCTACAAATGAAATAAATCCAACTTCTAATGTAAATAATGTTACTCGATTTCTTTTAAATAATTTAAAATATTATACTGCTAATGAAGCAGGTGTTTTACAACCTGCTGTTGTAAATACTTATTTTGGGAAAACAAGGGATATAACATTAACTATTAATAAAAAACCTGATTTTACTACTATTCAAACATTCTTATTAAATAAGCTAGCTAATGTAGTTCCTTATTATAAAGATGGTCAAGAAGTAGCATTATTTGATGCTATGATGGAAAAGCTATCTCTTTATGAAAATAAAGAAACTTGGATTAAAGATTTAAAATATAAATTAGGAATAGGATATAGTTCATTAAGTGATAATATTATCAAAATGAGATTAGCTTTTGTAACATCATTTAAAAATGCTGAATATGAACCGATTGTGTTACGTAGTTCTGATAATGTTGTATATATGGAAAATCCTGTATATGAAAGTTCTCAAACAGCATTACTTGAAAGTTGGATAAGTAATGTACAAGATAAAGCTTCTTTAAGTTCTTCAGTTAATATTACTTTAAATAAAGATTTAAATAAAGGACAGGTTATTTTTCCAAAAAAAGGTTTAACAAATAAGTATGAACAAAGAGACTATTTTAAAGATATTTTAGGTATTGATATTGGTGATCCAAAAGAAGATGAAATAATACAAGCTCTTGATACTATTTTAAGTATTATAAAATTTAGACAAGTTGTTATATTTGATGATTTAGTAAAAGATTACGCTCAATCAAGTTTTAGAACATTATCAAAATATATAGCATCAAAAGAATCAAGTTCTTCTAAATCTTATAAAAATTCAGATGGTAAAGCTGAATTTTCAATCATTAATCCTACTTTTATTTCTGACATTATTAATGTATATAATTCTGTAGATAATTATAATGATTTTTTATTGTCTTATCCTCATTTTCATAATAACTTTGAATTAAAGCTAGGATTAAAAAATAATTATTTCCTTAAAAAAGGAGGATTTTTATTTGATAAAAATGGACTTAAATATAAAAATTCAAAGATTACTTTAAAATTATTAAGTGGAATCCAAGATAAAACTAATGTTAAAGGGTTTTCTTTTTCTAAAATGTCTTTAGAAGATAAATTAGTTTTTAAAGCAGTTGCAGCTTTATCAGGTAATTATTCATTATTAATGAATTCTGATAAGAATATGGAAAATTCTTTATCATTTAATGATAAATATTTACTAAAATCTTTAGATTTAAATCCTTCTTTCTTTTCTAAAGACTATAATTCAAGTTCTTCTTTAAATACAGAAGCTGTTAAAATCATAGAAAATTATTTCTTACCTCAACTTAAAGATGAGATTGACTTACTGTTTTCAAAAGATGCTTTAAACGTTCAATTTTTAAAAGATAAAATAAAAAATAAAGAACTTGGTTATTATCAAGATATTGTAAACTTTTCAAAAGAAGATTTTGAAAAGATTGCAAATGATTATAATTCAACTCAATCAGGATTATATTCTTATTTACAATCTGCTATACCTTCTATCTATGTATATTTAAGAAATCAAATTGAAAATGATTATCAGAATTTATATAAAGCAGGATTCTTTAAGAATATTGATGGTAGAGTATTAATATCTCGACAAATATTAAATTCTAAAGAAATTGAATTTATGAACCAGGGTTTAAACGCATATTTAGATTTTAAAGGTATAAAAGGAAAAGAACGAGAAAAGTATATTCAAAGAATTACTGGTAAAAATCAAAATACTAGTATAGCTAGTGGAAGATTAGCTAGTTTTTTCTTTAAAAAGATTGATGAAATATATATGATCTATGCTCAAGCTGGATATAAAGATATTACAGCATCTAATTTAGAACATATATTTAGAAAAATAGCTATTCAAGTTACTGTAAATTACGAGATATATAATAAAGACATACAAGGATTTTTATATGGACCATTTAGTGCTTATAAAAAAGGAGATTTTGGTAAACGAGCAGGTTTCTTAGCTAGTTCTAAGCAAAGTCAAGATAATTCAATTACAATTAATAATCATTTAAATTTAACATCTAAAAGATTAGATGGAAAAAACAGAGATGGTTTATTATCTTTTGTCTCTTATAAAGATCCTATTGTCGTATCAGCAAGAATAACTTCTATTGCTGAAGATTTCTATAAAGTATTAAAAAATGATAAACATAGTCATGATACTATTGAAAGACTTGTAGGAGCTAAATTTAAGAAAGATGGAACATTAAAAGAAATCACAGCTGAACCAGGTACATTATTAGCTCCTTATGAAGAATTAAAACTAGCAGATGCTCAAGCTTATATAATGTTAGATACATTTTATGATTTATTATATAAATCAGGAAAATTAACTAGATCTCAAAAAGTACATATTCAATATGAAATGGCTTTAGAAAGAATAGAAAGATCTGAATTACCAAAAACTGATCCTGCTTATAGACCTTTAACAACAAAGCAAAAAGTTAAAGATTTAGAATTTATAAACAATCCTCAAATTAAAAAAGAGGCTAATTCTGCTGTATTACAAGTTTTAAAACCTCAAGGATCTGGTTTTAATCAAAATAATTTAGATGTAGCTATTCCTATATTTTTAAAAAACTCAGTAGTTCCATTATCTTGGTCTCGTGTTAAAAATAATCCTATTTTACGAGATAAGTATATTACTTGGCAAAAAAATCAAATTGATTTAATTGGTTTTGAATCTGGTCAAAAAATAGGAGCTATTTTAAAAGATGGTAATTCTACTCCATTATATAATATTGATGGATTTAATGCTGAAATTCCTTTTATTCAAAAAATGAAATTTAATGATTTTGGTATTCAACAAGAAACTCCAAATGAATTTAAGAATTCTGTAAATAGAGGAGTACAAATTACTAAACTTATTGTAGGTAATTTATCTCATCATTTTAAAAATAAACCACATATTAAAGAATTAGTAGATGAATATTATGCAAACTTAAATGAACTTTATCAAAGAGGTTATGATAGTTTAATGAAGAAATTAGGTTTAAAATTAGAAGGAAATTATTACGTAACAGATAATTTATCAAATCTAGTAGAAACTTTATCTGAACAAGCAAAATTATTAAAATTACCAATTAATGTTAAAGACATGTTTGTTGTAGATAGTTCTACTGGGAAATTACCTTATAAATTTGATGCTTCTACAGAACGTCATAGAATAGAATATATATTGAATTCTATTTTAGATAGAACATTAATTCATCAAAAAGTTAAAGGAACTCAAGCTCCTCAGATATCTTCTGTATTTGAACAGTCTAATTTAAAACCATTATTTAAACGTAAAGGTATTTGGACTGAATATACTCAAGGAATGAAATTATCCGCAGATGAAGAAAAATCTATAAGATATTCATCTACAGATTTAAAAATATTAGAAGATGGAACAATTGAAGTAAAAATACCTTCATATTTAAAAGGTTTAGTAAATCTCAATACTTCTAAAATAGATCCAGAATTATTAGAATTAATAGGATATCGTATTCCTACTCAGTCATTCGGACAAGTAGAAAAAATTAAAATTGTAGGATTTTTAGATCAATCTTATGGTGATGCTATTATTGTTCCAGCTGAATTAGTCGGTAAATCTGGATCGGATTTTGATATAGATAAATTAAATTTATATTTCCCACATTATTATAAGGATAAGCAAGGAAACTATAGATATATTTCGTATTCTACATCTGATGAAGAATTAGGTTTACGATATAATAATTATATTAAATCAAATGAAGAGAAAGTTTATAGAAAATTAAAACAATGGATATTTGATGCTATTAAAGACATGGCTTCAGATTTAAATATTAATTTAAATAAAGAAGATTTATCTAAGTTTTTTACTAAAAAAACATTTAGACAATTACCTAATATTATCAAAGAAGAGTATTTTGATTTACAAGAAACTCTTCAAAATAGTGAAAGTAAAATATTAGAAAAAACAATAGCTCATATTCAAAAAACTTCAGAATTAATTTCTGAATATGAAGAAGCTTTAGCTAATAAAGAAGAAATTGAATATGAAGATAAAGATGGAAATATAGTTATATCACCATTTGATGTATTACCTTTATTATATACATTACAAACTGAATATGATACTTTATTAAATGCAGCTGGTTATAATCAAGATCAGATTGAGTTAATTCGTGAAAAATTAAAAGAATTTAACGAGTATAAAACAGAGTTATTAACAAAAGATCTTCCAAATATTCCAAATGAGATAGCTATAACATATGGTTATATGTCTATTGATGATTTTTCTAAACTTCCTATTTTAAAACAAAATAGTCTAGAAGCTTTAGAAAATAGAAATATAGAATTAATGAAACGACTTATTTCATTACCTGAAAATAGACTTCAGCACTTAGCTCCTAATTCTGCTTCTACTATTGAAGCTATGGATAAAATTATTAATTCTTCAGAAGTTAAAAAGAAATCTTATCATCTTTCAACGTTTTATGGTTCTACAGAGTTTAGAAATATCATGGTAAGTGCTAAGAATCTTGTTGGTGCAGGTGCTCTTCATATTACAGGACATCAAATAACTCAAATGTTTAATGTATCCTTTTCAGATGAAGATACTTTTAAACACATTCCGTTTATTAAATCTAATAGATTAGATAAAGTATATGATAGTAAAGGAAGATTAATCTCTTCAAATCTATCAGAATTTTTATCAGCTTTTGTGGATGCTGCTAAAGATCCTTTTGCTGTAAGATTAAATTTAAACAATTCTACTATTAATGTAGCTTTAATGTTAATTCGATTAGGTGTATCTATTGAAGAAGTATTATATTTTATTAATCAACCTTCAATTAAGAGATATGTAGCAAGATATAATAATGTTAGTTCCTTATTAAGGAAATCTTCTAATGAATCCCAGAATAGAGCTATGGCAGAAGCTTATGTATTATGGGAATCTAATAGAGGAATGTATGGAAAAGATAGTTTAAAACATTTAAGAATACCATTTAATGCAGAAAAAATTAATACTCAAGATGAATTAGATCTTTATTCAGCTGAAGAAAAGAAAACAGAATATATTTCTTTAACAGATAAAACTATAGAGACTATATTTAATTATGGTACGTTTGAAGAGATAAATAGAATATCTTACATGATTAAGAAAAGTGTAGCTCTTCCTAATATATCTACTTCTGAAGGGAGTGAAAATTATCTTAAAAATTTAGAAAAATCACTAACAGGAAATATATCTAATGAAATAAAACATGAAACAGATATTTATTCATTGGGATTATTTATGAGTTTATTAAAACCTGCCCAAGAATTATCTACTTTAAATACAGCAACTAATATAGAGTCAAAGAAAACCAAAACTCTTATTGAAAATAGAAGTTTACTAAATACTGTAAGTAGTTTATTAGGAAGGTTATCTCCTCCATTTACTAATTTAGATGCTATATTTAGTCAAAGTCATTTATCAACTGTATATAACAATAGAAAAGATTTTGATAAATATTTAGCACCATATTTAATGGTTGCGGATCCAACTTTTTCTAATTTGTTAGATAGTATTGCTACTCAGGGTTATATATCATTAGCATATGGTCAAGCTAAAAACGATTTAGTTTATAAATTTAATACATTTTTATTATCTTATTTAGTTCAAAATAATCCTAATTTCCGACCTACTCAAGATCATGAAACTATGTTTAAACGATTAGCTTCTCGAATAAAAGCTATTCAAACTAGTGAACATTATAAACCTTTTAAATCTCATAATTTATTTAAAAATATATCTTATACATTAAGAGGACAGTTTGGAGGAGATTTAAAGACTCAAATTAGATTATTAAAATATCAGGAAGAAGAGACAATTGATAGAGATATTGAAATTCAAAAACATGAAAATGCCTATGAATTAGCGTTATCAAGAATGAAATCTTCTAGATTACCTGCAAAAAAAGAATTCTATGAAGAATTAGTTAGTATTTATGAAGATTTAGTAGATTATAGTATATTACAATCTGGATTATCTGCTCAGTTTACATCTTTAGCAGGAATATTACCTGCTGATTTATTTGCTAAAAAAGTATCTAAATACTTAGATTTAACTAATTTAAATGTAGACTTAAGTAATTTATGGGATATATTTGTTAGGAATAATCATAGAAATCCTTTATTAGTTGACATTAAACCTGAAGTAATAAGAAATTCTAATATTATTGATTATAATGGAAATACTTATTATAGAGTATATTCAAGAGTTCCATATATTAAAAGAAATATTTCAAATTTAATAGAATCTGAAGATATATTTTCATTTGAAGAAACTGAGAAATTAGAATCTAAGTTTTTAAGAGTTCTTCCAAATGAAGAAATTAAAGGAATTGTTGAAGAGTTAGATTTACCTAAATCAACAAATTGGAAACTATATGAAGAAATAACCGCTTTAGGTGATCAACAATGGTATTTAGAAACTAAAGATATATATGATTCATTATCTTCAAGAATTCCAGGATATATTGAAGAAGATTATTCTTTACCAGAAGAAACTATAGAATCTGAAAAAATACAACTTTCTCAGACACAAATAGATACATATGTGTTTTATAAAGAATTATACACGAATGATGCAGATATTAGAGAATTATTCTATATATTTGCTGATAATTACGATATATCATATAATGATATTAACAGTTTGTTAAAAACATTGATTTTAGATCACAATGATGTATTACAACCTATTATAGAAAAAACATTAATTGAAAAAGCATGTTAACAAGTAAAATAATTGAACAACTAAATTACAGAATTCAACAAGAAGAATTCTCATCAAGATTATATAAACAAATGAGTTTATGGTTAAATGATGAAGGTTTTATAAATCTTAGTAAAATATATAATAAATATTCTCAAGAAGAATTAGATCATGCTCAATGGGCTGCTGATTTTCTTTTAGCTCATGGTATTAAACCTGATTTAAAAGAATTAAATGCTCCTAATGATATTTATGAGATAAGTTCATTAAAAGATATATTAGATTTAACCTTATCTCATGAAAAAGAAATTACAAATCAATGTAATGATTTAGCTTCTTTAGCATTAAAAGAAAACTCTCATACATTATATTCTTTAGCATCTAAATATTGTCATGAACAAGTAGAAGAATTAGAAAAAGCTATTACTTTTTTAGATATATATTCTAAAACTAAAGATGAGTTATTTTATGATCATTATATTGGAGAAAATTATTTAGATTAATTATGTTGTGTCCCATAGAACAAGATAAACGCTGGATTAAATTGCTTTCTTTCTTAAAAAATAGACAGAAAGCAATATTTTATTGGAATATGTATAAAGAGAATATTCCAGATTATTTTTATTCAGATCCAAGTATTATATCTCAAATTCCTGAATCTTCAGAAGAAGTTACTAATCCTTCAGAAGCAGTTCCTATTAAACCAGCAATAGAAGAATTATTTGATTCTACTCCTGAATTAGCTAATCAAGTATATAAAGCTTTAGGGTTTAATCAATCTACATTTGATACTAAAGAAATAACACTATCAAAAGAAACAAGTATTGGTTGGATGTTTATTCAGCTTAATAATAAAAAAATAGGCAGAGTTAAGTTTGTAAATAATGGAGAAAAAGGACAATTAGGACTATCTATTGAAATTAATGATGAATATCAAAGTAAAGGTTATGGACAAATAGTTCATACTTTAATGGCAGATTTAGCTAAGAAAGACTATAAAAGTAATTTGTACTCTGATTATCAAAATAGTAGTCAAGAAATACAATTATTAAATTCATTAGTTAAAAAAGGATATGCTGAAAAAATAGGAGATATTGGTAAAGCAAGTAAAGAATATCCAGATAGTTTTGTAACGGAAGAAAGAGCTTTTAGAATTAAAACTTCTGATGAAATTCAACAGATAACCCCACAACAAAAACAACAAGCTATTTCTTTATATTCTCAATACTTAGACACTATATTTCCTGATAGTAAAGTAAAAGATATTGTTTATCATGGAAAAAATGAAGGAAACTCTTTAGATTTAACTCTTTATGAAAAAGATCATGATATATATTTTGCTCCTTCTAAAGAAGAAGCTGAGTATTGGGGGGGAAGACCTGGTAAAACAGGATACTTGAAAAAGAATACAAACCCTGAAACTTTCAATATCATGATAAATGGTAGAGATGCAAATTTAGAAGAAAAAAAAGAGTATCTTAAAAAATTATTTGAAATCAAAATTACACCAGCTATTATAAATAATCCGTACAGCGGTATAACTCAAACTGATGATGGACGAAATTTAAAAGAATATTCTAGTAAACCAGAACAAATACACATATTAGGAAGTAAACGAGATATAGAAGGATTTAAAGAGTTTGTAAGTAAAAAAGAAGTAGAGGGAGAAAAAAACAATCTTACTACACATGCTAAAGTTTTAGAAACTACTATTAAAGAACAACTTCCAAAGGAAATAGCTGATACAATTACTATACTTGAAACTATTCCAGAAGAAATTTTAGGAAGAGATGATTTGTATTTAGCAATGAAAGATGTGTTAGAAGCAAATGGAATTACAGATCCAGCCTTAATAAACTGGTTAGGTATAAATAAAGGTAATAAACATCCTAAAAATTTTACATCAGAAGATCAAGTAAAAAAACTTATTGAAGATACTTATAATGAGCTATTAAAACAAGAATATGCAGAGTTTAAAAAAAATCCCATAGCTAAGGAATCTTATGAAAAATGGAAAGCAGCGTTAGAAAAGTACCCTACTTGGTTTAAACATCCAATGCTTAAACACGCTATCAAATATCTTAATCCTCAAAGAAGAGATAAGTTTGTTCTCCAACTCAGTGAAACAGCTCTACAAAATACTTATGGGTTAGTAATAGGTAAACCTCATGAACTTAATAGAATTGGAAAATTGTACGACAAGGAAGTTTTAGCTGTTGTAGCAGAGGCTGGGAAACATGAGAGATCAGCTAGTGGTAGAGGTTATTGGGTACATGTACCGAGAACACAGCAACCTTTAAGCGACGAGGGTCTTGTAAGTTACTCTGAAATACTTAAAGGGTTAAAAGATCCAAGTCTTATAAAGACGACTTTTCTTTATAAAAATATACGTTACTTTGTAGAAGATAATAAAATAAAAAAACTATTAAGTGATTTGACATTAAGTTCAGAAGAGGTAAATTTATTAATTAAAGATATAGAAAATGAACTTACAAAAGCAAAGAATTCTCAGTTCAAAGCTAACGTAGAACTTCTTCGTAAACTATCTCCTGCAACATGGTGTACAGCTACTTACAATGCTTCTTATTATGTAGAAAACTTTGACAACTATATTCTCATAGTAGATGGTGTAACAGTAGTTGGAATTGAAGCATACCCATCTTTGATAAAAGCTAGATTTACACGAAATGAGAATGATAGCACATATGAAAAGACATTTGAAAATGAAGAGTCTCTTTATGAATATGCTAAAAAAACCAATGAAGAGTTTGTAATTCAACAAAGCAAAAAAGAAGTAAAAGAAGTTACTTCTGTTAACAACAATGGAATAGCTTCTATAGACCACTTAGAAGATACAATAGCTTTTTTTGAAAAGCATGGGTTAGATACTAATAATTCTACAATCCAAGCTGCTATTAAAGCTAAGGAAAGTGGTGGTGAAGATAAAGATTTCACCTATGCAGAAGACAATGGTGATCTTGATGAATACTATAACCTCGCTTACGGACCTTATGCAGAAATAGAAGATAGAGCAGCTGCTATAAACACGTTAGAAGAAGCTAGAACTTTTTTATTTGAAAGAGTTGGAGGAACACCTAACACTGAATTCTATTATGCTCTTAAACCTGAGTTTCAAGCTGATTATGAACTAGCCAAATTTACTATAGAGCAGAGTCCACAGATGATAGGAAATATAGAATCAGAATTACCTTTCTACTTAGAATTAGCTAAGTTAGCTATGCAAAAAGATTTTAGTCTTTTTCAGTACTTAACAGTTGAAGCTAAAGCTGATCCAGATAATATAGCTGCAAATGAAGCTTTTATCGTTGAAAGAAATAGACGACAAGCAATATATCTTCAATTACCAGAGCAACAAAAAGAAGAAGTAAATCTTATAGTAAATAATTTAGATGGTACAGAAGAAGAAAAAGCTCGTATTTTAGACCAATATACTACAAGGGAAATTTTAGATACTCTTAATAAGTATATTAATATAGACACAATTCAAACTTTAAGACTAAAACTAAATATAGAGTATTTACCTTTGTCTAAAACAAACGAGAATAGAATACAGGGTTACTACGATGCCACAAATGATAAAGTAGTTATTATAGCTGCTAATGTCAAAAAAGAAGAAGCAGCTAAAGTAGCTATTCATGAAGTAGCACATAGAGGTATGCTTCGTATGGCTAAAGAATTAGGAGGTGTAAAGCAATTACATGACGCTCTTATAGGAGCAGAGCAAGAGTTAATAAAGAAGCTACCAGAACTTTTAAAAAGAACTGGACATACTTCTTTAGAAAATTTAATGATTGATTACGGCTTTGATAAAGACAGTAGAGAGGGAAAGACAAAACTTCTTATGGAGCTTGCTGCAAGGTGGGCTGAAACTTTAGTTGATAAACCTAAACCTACTTGGTGGGTTAAATTACTGCAAAAACTTGGAGATTGGCTTAAAATATTTACTGGTAAAACTTTAACGGAAGATGAAGTTAACAGTCTTGTAGGAGGTTTTGTAAAATACGGGAGTAAAAAGAAAGAAAATAACTCAGAAGAATCAGAATCAGGAATGAAAGCTTTACCTACATTATCAAGCAATAAATCTCCTGTATATTCTGCTGTTTTTGTTGATACTAATGTTCTTATACAAAAATATGGTCAAGTTTATGAGAATTTATATTCTCATCATTCTACTATTGAATTTAAACCTAAAGATATAAGTAATCTTCCTATTGGTGATCCAATAGAAATTAAAATTATAGGAAGATTAACTACTGATAAATTAGATGTATTATTAGTTGATAATCCTCTTTCTAAGAATAAATATCCACATATTACATTATCTACAATAAATGGTATAAGGCCAGTTGAAAGTAATTCAGAAATTGAAAAAAATCAAAAAAAGATAAAACCGTTAAATGATAGTATTGAAGGAATAATAGGTTATTCTGATGGCGTTAAAAAAATTACAACTCCATTACCAAAAAAAGTAACACCTGCTGTTAAACAATCTATTATAAATAGAATTAATTCATTTAATACATTAGAAGAATTAAATCAAGCCTGGGAGTCACCTAAATTTACAAATGATCAAAAAGCAGAATATAAAGAATATTTTACTAAACGTAAAGAAGTTATATTAGCTTATATGAAGAGAGCGGAAGACTTTAAAAACTATGTAAAAAATAACATAGGAATATTTAAAACTATTAAATTAGGTGAAAAATATACTGAATTTGAAGCTCAAATCACAGGAAATATAAGCGGAGGCCAAATAGAAGTTAGAACTAATACAGGTAAAATTATTTTAGTTAATAGAAATCAAGTCATAGATAAAATAGAAACCTCTCCAAGTATTAATGTTGAACTTGAAAATTATGTAAATTCTAATAAGAATATATTTAAAACTGTAATATTAGGAGGGAAATATGAAATATTTGAAGCTCAAGTTACAGGAAAAATAAGTAAAGGAAAAGTAGAACTTAAAACTAATACAGGGAAATTAATACAAGCAAGTTTAGATCAATTAAGGGATTTAAATAAATCTACTAATAATAAGGATTTATCAAGACTAAATCATAGATTATCTAAATTTGAGTTTTCTGATGAATTAAGAGTTCTATACGATCAATTAATAGAATTATATAATTATGATACAAATAAAGTTCATAAAGATATTATTTCAAGATCAGATGTAATGTTTCAACCATATTTTGTTAATGAGCAGAATGAATTAGTTGGAGTATATTATTATGAATCAGAAACAAATCCTACCTTTGGCAGATTTGCTAAAAGTCTTTCAGATGCAAGAGCTAGTTTTTTAAGAAATGCTATGAATAATGGTTTTAAACTTAATATTATTCAAAAGTATTCTCCTTTAGCAAAATACTATCCTGCAAAACTTGTATCGTTTTATTATTCTTTAACTGAAGATCAATTAAAAAAAATTGATAGTATGTTAAAAAAAGAAGGGTATGAAAAGATAGAAGATTTATTTAATAATAAAATAGCTTTAATATCAGAAGATGATATTATTGAAATATTAAAATGTCATATATAAATGAAGTGTATAAATAAAAGTCATCCTAATTTTTTAAAATTAGAAAAACGTTTAGGTAAATTAGGTGCAGAATTAGCGGTAAGACATTATTCTAGAGTTAAATCTAGAACAGGAGATTTTATATATCCTGAAGTTAAAGATTTAAATGCTTTTTATTCTTCATTTAAATCAGTACAAGAAAGATTGATTTCTTCATTAGTAAGTTTAGATCCAAATATATCTAAAGGAGTTTTAATGCATGCTTTAACTGGAATTGTAACTGGTCCTCGAGAAAAGATTAAAGCTGATCATATTGTAATGGGTTTTAATGATAATAATCAATTAAAAAACCAGAATCTTGAAATCTTTCAAAGATTATCTAATTCATTTCCAGATATTTTTCAATTTAAAGAAGGAGGAATTAATTCACAACATGTTTATATAAGAGAAGGTAAATATAATCCTAACATATCTTTAGAAGAAATATCTAGTTATTTAACATTTGATAATTCTATTTCTGATTTTATAGGATCTTTAAAATCCATAAATAAAGCAAATCCTCGTTTTGAAGCAGCTTTAGAAGTTTTATTATATAAATTAGAGTCTAAATTTAATATTTCTTGGAAATTTGATTATAGAACTCCCAAAAAAGGATATATTAAAGATGGGGTAGTTTATATTAATCCTAATTATGCAACAGCTGATACAGCTATTCATGAATATTTACATCCATTTATAGAATTAGTAAGACTAAATAATAGTACTTTATACACTTTATTAAGTAATAAAGCTAAAACACTTGAATATAACGGATCTAAATTAATAGATCAAATTAAATTATCTTATCCTGAATATTCTGAACAAGCTTTAATTTATGAAACAATTGTAACTGCCGCAGGTTTAATATCTACAGGAGAATTAACTGAACCAGTAGTTCAATCTTATTCTCTCTTTGATTTAATTGATAGAGTTGTTTCATTTTTTATGAAACTATTTGGAAAAATAAAAGACTTTGAAGTAAATCTATCTACTCCATTAACTACATTATTAAATGGATTTTTAAATGATGATTTTTCTGTTAATTTGAAAGACTATGCTTTTGCAGCTGATCAACGTTTATCTCCTACAGAAGTTAATAAAGTATTAGATGATATAAATGATAATATTGAAGTAACCTTTGTAAAAGGTGAATTAGATATAGATGAGCCAAAACGTAAATATATTTATAAACGTAGTCA